TCAGTGCATTGCCTCCAGAGCCCGCTTGAACCGGCGGATCTGGAGGAAGCTGCCCTCGACCGCCCAGGTGAAGGAGTCACGCGCGAGCGAGGGCGTGTTGCCCCACAGATGGACCCCGACCTCGAACTCCTCGGCAAGGTCGTACACGGCAGTGATCTGCTCATCCGTGAGCGACTTGTTCAGCGCAAAGACGATGCGAGCCATGGCGGAGATCCTGCCATCAACGACGCCCAGAGGTTCCCCGCTCTACATAGATGACCTGCAGATCCCAGGATTCGACGCACTCGTACGCTCTTGCATGCCCGCAGGCAGAGCACCAGAAAGCCACGTACCGGCCCAGCGGCTCCCGGCCCCGCCCGGTCGCCATCTTCCCCGGGCCCGGGTCCCCACAGTGCTCACACTCGGAGGAGTAGTGCGACAGCCGCAGTTGCGGCTCCCAGTCGCACCAGACCAGCGGCCGGCCGCGATGCTCGCGCGGCAGCGATGGCACCCGCCGCTCGGCAGGCTCGACGGGCTCGGCGCCGGGCAGCTCCAGGGCCTCGGCCTCCACCGGTGCCGGGTCACCGCGCCACACCCTCACGCAGGCCCGGCACGCCTTCGGCCCGTTCCACTCACCGCCGTACCGGCGGACCGCCGGCGCCCCCGCCGGGTCGGGGCTGCACAGCAGCGGCACGGTGAACACCGGGAGCCGCGGCGCGGCATCCCCCGGCGGCAGCAGATGCAGCACCCCGGCAGGCGTACGCACCACGGCGGCCGCGGGGATGGCGCCTCCCGCGGCCGCCGGTGCAGCCGTCTCTACGCTCACGGCACGGATAGTGTCATGGGCCACTGACGGCCCCTCATCCACTGACCGTGGCCGACTCGGAGTCCTCCACGGCCTCCGGCGCCTCCTCGACCGCGTGCCGCGGCACCGTCCGGTAGGCCATCGCCCGGCCCTTCTTCCCCGCTTCCTCGACCCAGCCCTTGCGACGCCACTGCCCCAGCGGCCCGTTCACCGAGGAACGAGCGGCGAACTGGGGGAGGTCGAGCGCCACCAGGTCGTCCACGGTGATGCCCTGCGGGCCCGCCTTCTCGACGGCCTGCCACAGCGCGAGATGACGCTCGTCGGCGATCTCCGTTCCGTCGGGGAACACCGGCACCGCGCGCAGCACGGGACGGCCGCCCCCGGGACCGCCGGACGGCGGCGGGGGAGGCATCGGCGGAGGCGAGTCGTCGTCGGGGTCCGGCGACGGCTCCGGATGCTCCCTGGCCTCGCTCTCGCCCTCCTCCCGGGCGTAGCGATGGCTCGTCGCCGCGACGTCCTCGTCAGTCATCCAGAACCCCCGGGCCTCGACCGGGACCTGGTGCTCGCGGTCCCAGCGCAGGAACTTGCCCGGCGCGTCCAGCTCGTCCAGGCACCAGCCATCCCCGTACGCCCCCGGCCCGAAGATCAGGTTCGACGTCGTGGACTCCTTCGCGCCCAGCCCGATACGCACCTGGTACTGCTGGCGCCCGTCGGTTGACCCGCCGAACACCCGGTTCGACGGCGACTGAGTGGCGCACACCAGAGTGATGCCCACGAACCGCGCCACCTGGAGCAGCGACTCGATCAGCTTCGCGGCCTGCGGCACCCGGCGTACGAGCTCGGCCAGCTCGTCAATGAACACGAACCAGGCCGGACCGTGCTTGCCCGGCACCCACTTCTTCTCGCCGAGCTCGGCCAAGAGCGCACCGCGGCGCTCGACCTCCGCCCACACCAGCTTCAGCAGCTGCATCGCGCGACTCGGCGAATCGGCCAGCGCGAGGGCGCAGTCCCGCCACGGGCCGAACTCCACCGCCCCCGGCTTCATGTCGATGAGCAGCACCTCGGCGTCGTCGCAGGCGACCGCGTACGCGATGAGGACGCTCTGCACACCGCTCTTGCCGTTGTCCGTCGAGCCACCGATCAGCACGTGGTTGTACAGCAGCGGGATCAGGACCGGGTTGCCGAAGGCGTCCATGCCCAGCACGGCCGGCTCCGTGCACGTCCGCGTGGACGGGCCCGGCCACGGGATCGACGTTGCCAGCGGGTCCGACTCGTACAGGGAGACGACCAGCTCGTTGTCCTTCTCTCCCCGGGCCAGACGCAGCTTGCCGGGCAGCCCGAGGTTCGCGGCGAGCTGGTCCTTGCGTGCGATGACCTTCTGCGGGGCGGTGTTGCGGCCAGGCGGCAGCACGATGACCGCCCGCCACCCGAAGGGCGTGTAGTCCAGCGATGTCACGTCCACCGCGGGCACAGACAGCATCGCGACCAGGGCGCGCAGCAGCGCGGTCTCCTCCGCGGTCGCGCCGGTCAGCCCGGGGGCGAGCGTGTTGGTACCCAGGCCCTCGGCGGTGACGCCGGACTTCGCCGCCTTCACCTGGAGGGAGAGCTGCTGCTGACGCGACTTCACCAGCCACGGCACGTACATGGCGTACGCGCCGCCGGTGGCCAGCGCACTCGCGATCAGGGACGGCACGGACGGGCCGAGGCCGGCACCGATCCACGCGTCGGCCAGCACCACCATGCCGCTCGCCCCGGCCGCCGCCACGCCCCTGTGCTTGTGCTTGAGCCCCCCCGCGGCGAGGCCCGCGGCCGCGGCCGTCGCCACCCCGTACACGATGTGCTCACCGAGGCTGACGCCGTCCAGGTGGTGAAGCCACGACAGGCCCGTCAGACCGGTCGACGCGGCGCCGGGAGCCAGTTCGTAGCGGCGGCGCGCACACCAGCGGCACAGCGAACCCAGCGCGCCCGCGGTCCCCAGCGCGGCGCGCGCCAATATCGAGTCATGCGAAGGCACAGCAGTCTCCCCGGGAAGTGACGTGACGTGGAATGCGGCGAAAACCCCAGGTCGGGGGTTCGTCACGTCACATCAGGACGGGGTGCCGAAGCCGGAAAAGATCACGGTGGCGCAAGGCATGGATGCCCTCCTGGTCGTAATCGGAGCGTTGAACCGGGGCGCTTGCTCGTGCGCCACAGTCGGACCGGGCCGATACCCGGCTATGCAGTTATGGGAGAAGCGTACCGGCGATGATCGGCAGACGCCCCAGTCCAGTTGGCGGGGTAGGGGATCTCACGCTCGCCGTCCATGATGAACGTGCGGATGCCGGCCGTGTCCTCGCCCAGAGCGCTCCGCTTCAGGCGCTCCACCACGTCCCGCATGATCGCGTGCCTCTGCTCGGGAGTGGAACCGGTCCACTCGGCCGCGCCCACCTCCACGGTGGAGAACAGGGTGCGGTTGCCCAGAGTCCGGGCGAACAGCCGCAGCCGGCTCACCGACGGGTACACCGTCAGCAGGTCGTCCGTGAGCGGGTACTCGCACGTGCCCGTCCAGATGGTCAGGCGGACCGGGCTACAGCGTCTCCGGGCGTCCGCGCACGGTCCCGGGACATCGCCATACGCCCCGGCACAGGACTCGCACAGCGCGCCATCGTTGAAGAGCCTGACCTTCGCCCGCCGGACAGCGTGCCGCAGGCTGACCGGCCGCATCCTCCCCCAGGAGACACCCAGCACCGGGATCATCGAGACGGCTTCGAGCTCACCGGCACGCACACGTGCCCACACGAACAGGGGCTCAGGCGCGTCGAACGTCACGGCCGCAGCTCCAGGACCAGAGTGGTGGCCTTGTCCCAGCACAACCCGCAGGGATGCCCCGCCGAGCCACAGATGATGTCCGCGATACGCGGGACCAGGACCGTGTTCAGGTCCGATCCCTTGACCAGACGTACGACAGCGTCGGCCTTCCGCAGGCACGAGGTGCACGACGTCGTCTTGCCCTCACGCCGGCCGCATATCGTCAAGGACGCCTCGCGCAGCAACTCGGCGCGCTCGACGGTAGTGGCAGTGCTCACGGTGTCCCTCCCGAGCACGGCCCCCTGCTTGCCATGCCGACGTGCGCCGATCTCAGGGGGCTCGTGCACCGGATAGACGGAGTGACCCGCGGATTCGTTACACCGCGGCGTACGGGGCCGGCAGAGGTACCGCCGGCTCCCAATCGCTCACCACGTCGGCGGCCATGCGGTCACTCTTCACCCCACGCGGCCTCGATGACGGCAGGGTCCGGCTGGAGCCGCGCGGCGGCCTCCTCGAAACCCTCCGCGCGGAGCTGCGCCGCGAACTCCATTGCGTACAGCGCGGTGAACGCCTTCGCGTACGTCGGGATCAGGCTGTCGCGTACGCCTGACTCCTCCAGCAGGTCACTCACTCGCTTCTCAGCGGTCACCGCGGCGGCCGTCGATTCCCTCACTGCTCTTCCCCTCTCCCCTGGTCGATGATGACCAGCGACATCCTGATCTGCGCGCCGTGCTGGCGCTGACCGGCCCGGGGGTCAACGCCCGTCACCACGGAGGCGTTGTCGTCCTCGAACACTCCCGCGTCCTGGAGGCCGTCCACAGCGGCCTTTGCTGACAGGGCCCAGTTTGACGGGTCGAAGACCCTCGTGCGGGCCTTGGGGTGCACCACGTACACCACCCGGGCCAGCGTCAGCCGAGGCACTTTCAGCGAGCGGGCGAGCACCGCGGTGGCCTCCCGTATCGACGCGGCGACGCGGCGCTCCTTCCCCCAGTGCCAGCGGCGCACCTCGTTGGCGTTGATCAGCTCCATGTCGGGCAGGTCGAGCATCCAGTGCCGAGCGTCGCCGATCTCCTCAGCGGGCTCCCACTCGACGTACGCCGAGGAGCCCCCCGCGGCCGCCGTGCGGGCCTTCGCCGGCTGCTTCTGCGGGGTCCGCTGAGCATCGAGCCGGGCACGGAGGCCGGGGTAGCGCGCGGCCTCCTTCGCGCTGAGCCGGAACACCACGTCACGCCTCCTCGTCGGGGCGGTCACCCTGGCTCGCCTCGGAGGCTTCTGTCTCGTGGACCTTCCGCTGTACCTCCCCCATGTGCTGGTCAAAGCCCTCCATGTGGGCGTGGAGGTCGTACGGGCGGGGGTCCATCCAGTCCCCCGCCGCGCAGCCGGCGGCGAACAGGGCCGCCGTGATGAGCACGCCGGTCGTCGTGCCGACGGGCTCCAGCAACAGTTGGTGCTCGCGGCGCGGCCCGTCCATCAAGGGGTCTTCGGTGTAGTGCTGCATGTGGGGTTGTCCTTTTTCGGAGCGTTGAAGTCCGGGCGCTCGCTCGTGCGCCCGGGGCGTCATGGAAGTGCTGCTACTCAGGTCCCTCAAGGGACTGCTGTGCCAGGTTTGGCCTGGAGGTCTGCGGCGGGTATTTGCCCTGCTCGTCCGAGAGCTCGGGGTGGAGCAGGGTGTCCGGCCGGCACGTCGCCCCCCGCTGATCGCTCGTGTGCGCGTGCCAGTCGACCTCGCAGCGCCACGGGGTCCTGCTCTCCTTCAGGTCCGCCATCTCAGCCTCCTGCGGCGACACGCCGGGCGTTGTCGAGGTCGGCACTGGTCTGCGCGGTGCCCGAGGTGTTGATCAGCAGATAGGTCCGGGCTTCGTCCGCCATGCCGGTGCACGTCCTGTCCTCAGACACCTGGAAGGACGCCAGGTGCAAGTCGAACTTGAGCTGACCTGGCTTGGTCAGGCCGGTGAAGCGGACGTACGGGCCGTCCGCGGTCTCCTCCGTCGTCTCGAGAAACTCGCCATCGAACCAGGAGGCAGGGACTGCGAACTCGCCATCGAACCAGGCCATGGCCGTGGTGATGCGCTGCTGCCCATCCGCGCAGCCCCACATGGCCACGTCCACGTCGTCGTACAGGGGACGCTGGCCGTCCTCGGTCTTCCACTTGCCGTTGGCCCGGTCGACCAGGACGATCGGCCCGGTTGGTACGCCGTACAGCCACGACTCGATGAGGTTCATCCGCTGCTCGTCGTTCCATACGCTGCCGCGCTGGTACGGCGGGTGCAGATCCAAGTTGCCTCGCCTCACGTCGTCCACGATGGCGGAGGCCCGCCGGAACATCGGGTTGAAGTTCGTGTGCTCGATCGGCGCCTGCGTCTGGCGGGTCATTCGCCGCGGCTCCTCTCCTTGTACCGCTTCATGGCTTCGCGGAAGACGGGTAGGAGTCCGTCGCCGAGGTAGTAGCCGCCGGTCTTCGACCAACCCGACTTGTCCGGCGTGGTGGGGGTAAACGGCGGGGTGATGTCGGCGGACCAATGGCCCCGCTCAGCACCGCGCTTGATGGCCTTCGTGATGGTCTGCGAGGGCCCACGGAGGGCGTTGTCCCCCCACTTCTCCCGGAAGGCGGGTCCGTCGACCCATCCTTCTCCCTCGATCGCTGCGTCGAACAGGAGCAAGGTGCGGGGGTTGGTGTCGCGGAGCAGCTTCTCGGCCCGCTCGACGGTCCACCCGTCGTCGGTCGAGACAGAGGCCTGCGGGCCGATGCGGGCCATCAGATCCGTCACGGCGGCCACGAGTTCCGGCGGTGCCGGGTCCTCGCACTCAATGGTGATCTTCATGTCGTGTCCTGTCTCTGATTAATAACCCTGGATTGAGCCTGGATTCACAGGGTGGCACAGGGCGGTCGTGCACGTCCAGCCCGACGCCGGTGTAACAACTCGCCCCCGACGTACGTCTCTTCAGGTGAGCAGGTTCCGCAGGGGCCGCTCCTGCACGTCCCCGAAGGTCGGCGTGCAGCCGGGACCGAGCAACAGATGACGGAGTCGGGGAGCCGTGAGCCATGAAGCGCCGCGCGCACAGGACGAGTGGGCCTCCTTCGAGGAGTTCTTCGGTGCGACGTACAGCAGATTCTTGCGCCGGGCGATGCGCAGATTCCGGCTGTCACAGCAAGATGCAGAAGATGTCCTACAGCAGGCCTACACAGAGACCTCAATGAAGGAATGGGCTGACATAGAGAGCCCCGAAGGCTATTTCTGGGACAAAGCTTTGAAACGGTTCCTCGATTTCAACAGGAAGAGAGCGAGTCGGCGGGAATCTCTGTGCGATCCGGCCGAGAGGTTCGGTGAGTGGCCCGCGTCAGCGACCTCCAGTCCGGACAACTGTGTCGCCCTAGCGCACCTCCGGGACCAGATCCGCAGCCTCCCGGAGAACGACCAACGGCTCTTGATGATGAAGGCGGCAGGCTACGAGAAGCGGCAACAGGCCGAGGAGTTCGGTATCACCGAGGGCAACCGGCGAGTTCGGCTCGCCCGGGCAAGGGCCAAGCTCAGCAAGCTGAGGGACAGCGACGTAGAGGGGCAGAAGTGAGGTTCATCGTCGAGGAGTGGGGTGGCCCCACCATGCAGCGAGGCGTCAGTAGTCTCGAACCCGGTCGAGTCGAGACCGCCGCCGGTTCCGGCAAGGCCAACTCGTACCTGTCCATCCTGTGGGATCTGATGCAACACTCTCCGGATGACGACACAGTGGATATGCCTGTGTTCTCGCGAGAGGAACTTGACGATCGGCTGAAGAAGGTTCTCGACACGCCGGTCGAACCGCTTCCCGAGGATATCGAGAACCTCAGCGACAGCGGTCGATTCCTCCACGACCCCGAACGGGAAACGCCGCCTGCCGAGACGGACCCAGCGTCGGTGTCTTCCGCCTACAGTTACACACTGCTTGAGGTGAAAGGCGCGAGAAGGGTTCTCGATGACTTCTTCCTGGACGTGCGCGATGACGCGTACCACTCGTACCTGCCGGTCAAGCCGAACGAACTGATTCTCGAAGCGCTCTCCGCATTCAAGCAGCGATGGAGTGACGCGGGAGGCGAATACGCGGCGTGGAAATGGAACCATGACCTGCTTCCTTGGCTCGCCAATCACCCGCGCACGGTGCAGAGCGAACTGGAGAAGAAGGTCGCGGGCAAGCTCAGGCGGGAGGGACCGCGTGAAAAGCAGTACCTTCTCGCCCTGCTCGTGCTGCCTGACCTCGGCACGGCAGCGCCGGCCACCGTACCCACGGCCTGGCTCGACTGCTCCGAGGCGACAGTGCACAGGGCGCCAGAGCGAGACGTGGCCCTAGGCCAGTGGTCGGTTGTAGTGCATGTCGCCACGGACGCCTGTTTCCGCGACAGCCAAGCCGACGGTCTACGAGCTGCCGTTATGCAGCTACCCGACAACCTGTCCCCCACGCAAGAGCACAGAGAGGACATCAAGCATCTCTGGGAAACTAAATGGAGATCAGGGGTCCTCAAAATACTAGGCGAAGAGGAATAAGTATCGACTCTCCAGCCAGGTAAAAGAAGCGAACCGTGTCAGGGTGGCGCGGCTCTTCGGCATGTCTGCGAGGCAGTGCGGTGGGCTCCGCGGCGCCGAAGAGGCGCGGAGCTCTCAGGGCTTCTCGCAGAACTGACCCGGGTTCAACCCGGGTTCTACACGCTGGCGTGGCGCGCTCCTCTCCCCCGCTCGGATCAATTAGGGTGCCCTTACCGGCTATTCTCCCTGGAATAGCCGCCACCTGGCAGGGTGTGACCGGCGAGCATCGAGCAAGGAGAGGTATGAGCGAAACCGAAGAGAACATGCGTTTGATCCGCTTTGTCAGTGATCGCCTCCAGGCGATGGGCCCGGAGTACGGCAAAGCGGAGAACCTCGCGACGGGGGTGATGGATCTCCTCGGCGCCTACGACGAGATCCTGCCGAACCTGAAAGCCGCCGGACCCGACTACGCCTCGGGTGTCGCCGACGGCCTCGGGCAGGCCCTGCGCTACATCGCCGCCGCCTGGCACCACCACCCCGACTACAAAGCCGCGTTCGCGGTGCAGACGCCGGCCAAGACGGAGTCCTGGACGTGACCAAGGGATACCGCCCGCAGGAGTCCCGGCCCACGCCACCGGTCAGCACGGCCGCGGACACCGACGTCTTCACCGAGCTGCGAGACCAGATCACCGCCCTGCACTCCTTCGTGAAGGACCGGGCCAGTGAGCAGGTCACCACGCCGCTCTTCTGGCAGTCCATCGGCTACGCACTCGGTCACGGCGAGGCGTGTATCGAGCACCGCGACGTCGTCGGCGCCGTGCGCAGGCTGGAGTGGTTCCGCACCGAGGCCGAGCGTTGGGAGGACCACCCCAACTACCCCGCCCGAAAAGCACTCAACGCCCTCGGCAAGTGCCCCACCTGTGGCCCCATCCCCCTTGAGCAGCACCCCCAGCGCCCCGTCCTGCGCTGCTCCAACTGCAAGGAGTTCGCCACCCTCCAGGTCGGGTCATGACGGCGGACGGGGCTCGCGTAGCGGCCGATCTGGAAGTGTACGAAGCCGAGGTGGTGGACGACGGCGCCGGCCCGGCAGTCGAGCCTGTGCGCTACCTGGTCAACCAACACACCATGCTGGGGCCCGGGGAGATGCCGCCGCGCGCCGACGCCCGGCCGGCCTGGACCGATGACGACTTCCGGATCTCCGCCGAGGACAAGGCCGAGTTGGACGAGCCGGACCTGGCCGAGAACACCATCATCAACCGGGACTCGACCGTTCGGGCCTTCGAGGAGTGGTGCGCCGAGCAGAAACCGCCGCGACTGGCATGGCCGTGCACCACGGCGACGTACACCTCCTACGGCCTGCACCTGATCCGGCGGGGCAAGTCCGGCGAGTTCGTGCCCGACACCGTCGGCCAGTACATGAGCCGGATCTGGAACTGGCAGCCCGAGGATTGGCGGCCCGACCCCTCCCGAGTGCGCGGGAAGCTGCGATTGTGGCGCAAGGACTGGAAGGCCGCCGGCGGGGAGGTTCAGCGCTCTGCCGCGCTGACCATCCCCTACCTGATGCGCTGCCTTCAGCAGTGCGACGAGACCACGAGCATCGGCATCCGTGACGCCTTCATGCTGGCCCTGGCGTACGGCAACCTCCACCGCCGCATCGAGCTGGCCGATCTGCTGGTGCAGAACGTGAGGATCACAGCAAGCGGGCTCATCGTCACCACCGCCACCTCCAAGACGGACAAGCAGTCCAAGGGCGCCACGGAGTTCATCCAGGACCGGGAAGACCTCCGGCTGGTCTCCCGCGCCCGGGCCTGGCTCTCGGTGCTGAGAGAGCTCGGGGCCGACGGCCCCACCCAGCCCCTCTTCCGAGCCCTCACCGTCAAGGGCAACCTGGCCAACCGAACCCTCGCGACCAAGCGCGGCGACCGCATGAAGGGCGGGGCACTCAACGAGCGCATCCAGCACCTCGCGGACCTCGCGGGCATCCCCTACATCGCCAACAAGAAGGTCACCGCGCACTCCCTGCGAGCCGGCGCCAATACCGACATGGTCGCGGCGGGCGTACCGCTGCGGGAACGCAACCGCCGAGGCCGCTGGTCGGCGGAGTCGCACACCGCGGACACTGTGTACGACAGGCCGGAGACCGAGGGCCAGGAGGACCCGCTCAACCAAGTGCCCCTGGGGGGCTTCCCCCGAAGCGAGGGCACGGCAGCGGAGTAGGCCGCCGGACGGACCCAAGGTGTGAATTCCGCACCGTTCGGGCGCCGCTCAGGGGCCACTGGCCGTATCGTGAAGGTGCCCCCGGGGTCTGCCGACAGCTTCCCCGGGGGCGCCCTTGTGTTCACGCCTTCAGCGCCGCCACTTCCCGCACGCGGCCGGCCAGCTCGCGAACCGGTCGGGCCTTGGCGTGCCGCGACAGTTCCTTGCGCATCGTCGTGAAATGGCCGTCCCCTCGCACGGATGACACGTGCTCGTACTCGTCCAGGAAGCGGCTCCACGAGTCACACGACGCATCGAGATGCCCGTGCCGCAGTTGCCGCTGGGCCAGCACCGCGTACGCGTGCACCCGGCCCTGCCGCTCCTGAGCTGGCTGGAACCGGATGGACTGCTGCATGGCCTTGATGCTGCCGGGCAGGTCGCCCTCCTCCATGAGCACGTGGCTGACGTGGAAGAGGTAGGCGGTCCTGTCGTATCCGCCGATCGCGTCGCGCCGGTTGTCGGCCCGCGACAGAGCCTCCTCGGCCTCGCGCAGACGCGCGTGGGCCTGCTGGCGGTCGCCGACCATTGAGGCCGCGTGAGCCTGCTGCCCGCGCAGGAACGCCACCAGCCGTGGGCCGGCCGACGGTGCGGCTTCGGCCGCGGAGTCGGCGAGCTCCAGCGACATCCGTCCGTGCCCAAGGTTCGACGCCTGCAGCGACATGCCGCGCAGCGTGCGGCAGTACGTGACGTGGTCGCTCGCCTCGTCGGCGAGCTTGAGGGCCTTGACGTAGTACGTCTGCCCCAGGCCGTGGGCCTTCTCGTACATGGCCATCCAGCCCGTCAGGTACGTGAGGTCCGACGCGGCGGCGAGCATGTCGCGCTTCACCTGCGCGGAGGCCTGGGCCCGCAGCCACGGGCCGACGGTGTTGACGAGGAACGCGGCAGCCATGGGGCGCGCGTGGCCCGCGCCGAACTCGTCAAGGATGTCCGCGATCCGCTCCGTCATGGAGCGCACCGAGGCGACTTGGGAGGCGCCGATCCGCGTGGTTGCCTTCCCCGGTGTGACGGGTTCGTCCGCACGGGCGACCCCCTCGAACAGGGGAACGCTGAGCGCTGCCGAGAACAGGGTGGCGGCCAACAGGCCGCGACGAGATGGGTCCATGTCCGCCCTTCCGAGGTCTATCAACTCCTCGACAGTGTCGGGCCGGGCAGACCCGTCCCCGGACACTGCGGGCTGTAAGCCGGCTTCGGCGTGGGTGACCGGGCGACCGAGGCGCGCTGACAGCGCTTCGACAATCAGCGGTCTGACCTCGGGCTTTGGCGGTGTTCCCGCAATCCAGTGGGCTACGGCCGTGCGGTCGTACGTCAGGTGCAAACCGGCCTGCGGTCCGAGCCGGTTCACTTGCTGAGCGAGCTGTGTGCGGGTCCATCGTGCCTGGTCAAGCAGCCCTGCTAGGGCGGGATTGGGCGTGCGTTTCCTCGTGGCCATGACCTCAACTCCCGACAGCTTCCATGGCGTTCACGGTGTTCACGGTTCCACCTCCTTCCCACGGTACCCGCGGAGAGTGATTGAGCGGTTACCTCTTCGCGAGACAACGAACGATCTCAGCCTTGGAGGAGAGGGTGGCCACCATGACCGGCACAGACGCTGAGAGGGGTTCCGCGGAGCTCGCGGCATCCACCCCTGAGATGTGGCCGGTGGACGTGGTGGAGATGCGCAACGCCACCGCCCAGGCGCTGGCCCCAGACGCCGAGGCGCCCGCCGGTGAGGGCTTGGAGACGCTCACCGGCCTGTTCGAGGGGAACATTCGGCTGCTGATACCCGAGGTGGAGAAGGCCGCGGGCCGCTTGCCCACGGCGGCGATCCCCAGGGCCTGCGCCCTCGCCTGCTGCGGAGAGGCCCAGTCGCGGCTCGGCCCGCGAGGTATCTCCTCCGACCCCGTCGCTCAGGTCCGGCGCCTTGCCCGGTCGGTCGACGCGCTGCTCGACCACCTCGAAGCCCTGCGCCTGCCACTGCACAACCAGCCCACTACCCCTCGGCGCGCGGGCGCCGAGAAGGAGACAGCACGTGGATAACGTCCCCGACATGACGACCGACAGCACTCAGAACTCCCCTTCCAGCGAGCAGCAGTTGCGCGAGGAGATGGTCCGGCAGCTCATCGAGACCGGAGCTGCCCGCAGCACGCGCGTCGTGGCTGCCTTCCGCAAGGTCCCCCGGCACCTGGCCGCGCCGGGTGTGGAGATGGCCAAGAGCTACGACGCCGAAGCTCCGCTGATCACCAAGACCGACCAGACCGGCGTGGACATCAGCTCGGTCTCCGCCCCGCGCATCCAGGCCATGCAGATCGAGCAGGCCGACATCCAGCCGGGGATGAACGTCCTGGAGATCGGTTCCGGCGGAGTGAACGCCGCCTACCTCGCCGAGCTGGTCGGTGACCACGGTCGCGTCGTCACGGTGGACATCGACCACGACGTCACCCAGCGTGCCAAGGACTTCCTCAAGACAACCGGATACCGGAACGTCACCGTACTCACCGCCGACGGCGGCAGCGGAGCGGTCGACTTCCAGCCCTTCGACCGCATCATCGTCACCGTACAGGCAGCCGACATCCCGTCGCCCTGGGTGCACCAGCTCAACACCGGAGGTCGACTCGTCGTCCCCCTGCGCATGCGCGGCATGACCCGCACCATCGCCTTCGTCCGCGATGACCACCGGCTGATCAGCGATGGCTTCGAGCTGTGCGGCTTCGTCCCCATGCAGGGCTCGGGCGAGAACCGCATGCACGTCGCCGTCATCCACGACGCCGAGGGGGAGGAGATCGGCCTGCGCCTTGACGGCCACCCCGAGCCAGACACCAAGGCGCTCGCCGAGGCGCTGACCATGCCCCGCCAGGAAGCGTGGTCCGGGGTGACGCTCGCCGGTGACGAGTCCAACGAGCACCTGGACCTGTGGCTGACGACCGCGCTGGACAACCTGCCCCTCATGGCGGCCAAGCCCGCAGCCCGGCAGCGTGGCCTGGTCGCCTCCGCCTCCCCGCTCGGAATCCCCACGCTGGTGGACGGAGACAGCTTCGCCTACCGCACCGTGCGGCGCACCGAGGACCCGGACCGGTTCGAGCTGGGGGCCCTCGGCCACGGGCCCTGCGGCCTGGACGTCGCCGGGCAGCTGGTCGCAGAGATGCAGACATGGGACAGCAAGCACCGCGGCGACCGCGCGCACATCGCGGTCTACCCGGCCGGCACGCCGGACGACCTGCTTCCCGCGGGCCGGATCATCGACCGGCCCCACTCGCGGGTCACGATCTCCTGGCCATGACGCCGCCAGCGTCGCGACCAGGTCGGCAGAGCACACACAACTCTCCCCTGTAGGAGGCGTACGAGATGGCACCGCAGAACGCAAGCACCACCCTCAAGGCCGCCACGGACTTCACGGTCGACGGCGGATCGGACTTCGACCTCACGATCGAGACCGTCCAGTCCACCCCGATCGTCGGCGCGCTGCTGAACGACACCGGCGACGGCTGCGGCTCGACCTGCCAGTCCGCCTGCTCCAACAGCACCTGCATCGGCGGCTGACGTGACAGGTGCGGGGCCGGGCCCGGATGACCCGGCCCCGCACCACCGTGACCACGAAGGAGGCACAGCCATGTACCAAGCAGTTGACGCGGGCATGATCAGGGCGTCTGTGTTCCCGCTGGCGGCACCGCTGCCTCCCTGGCCCACCCTGCTCGGCGACGACGCCGACACTGACCGCCTGCGGGAATGGATCACCCAGGTCTGGACCGACGGCAACAGGGCCGCCGCGATCGAGTTCGCCGCCCCCGCCCTCGCTGACTCCGTCCGCCATGCAGATACCAGCCGCCGTAGCCCCCGCGCCATCAGACGCACGGCCGCATCCCTGGCCCGCTACCTGCTCAGGATGCAGTACCGCGCCACCCCGTTCGGACTGTTCGCCGGACCCGCCCCCGTGCGCTTCGGTCCCACCCCGAGAGTCCAGTGGGGCTCCACGCATCGCGCCTTCGCCCGAGCCGACGCCGTGTGGCTGAACGATGTCGTCGCGATCCTCGAACGCGACCTGAACGTACTTCGAGACCTTCCCGTCGTAGCCGACGCCACCTGCACCGTGCGAGGCAGCCGGGTGACCGTTCAGCACCAGCCGGGCGCCGACGGCCCCACTGACACGACGCTGCGCCGTACGCCGGCGGTCGAAGCCGTGCTGAGCCTGGCCCGCACCCCCATCACCGTCGGGGACCTCGCGGCCAAGCTGTCCAGCGACTACGCCGACACCCCGCCCGCCGTGATCGAGGCGATGCTGCGCGACCTAGTCAGCCATCGGGTCCTCCTGAGCAGCCTCCACGCGCCCATGACGTGCGACGACCCGCTCAGGCACCTGATCGACCAGCTCGAGATGGTCGAAGCCGCCGCCGATATCACCTCGAAGCTGAGGCAGATCCGCACGCTCCTCGCCTCCCACGACTCCGCCCCCGTTAGCGACCAACGGCCACTGCGCGCGAAGGCCACCGCGAGGATGAACACCGTCACCGGCGTCACGGACCGCAGCCTGATGGTCAACGTCCGACCGGACTGCGACATCGTGCTGCCGGAGGCCGTCGTCCGCGAGGCTACGCACGCCCTGGAAGCGATGGCCCGCATCACGCCGTTCCCGAACGGCACCCCGGCCTGGCAGGACTACCGGGCGCGCTTCTTGGAGCGCTACAGCATGGGCGCCGTCGTCCCTCTGCGTGAGCTCACCGACCCGGAGACGGGCCTCGGCTTCCCCGTCAGCTACCGCGGCACCGTCCTCAAGCGGCCGGTGCTGGCCACGACCCAGCGAGACGAGCACCTGCTCGCCATCGCCCAGAGCGCCGCCATGAACCACCAGCACAGCGTCATCCTCACCGAAGAGGACATCGAGGCCCTGTCCGTCGGCGCGGCCATTCAGGTCCCCGCCCACGTCGAGCTGTGCTTCAGCGTGCTCGCCCACTCGGAGCGGGACCTGGAGAGTGGACGCTTCTCGCTCAGTGCCACAGCTCTCTCCCAGGCCGCTGGCACAACGGCCGGCCGCTTCCTGACCATGCTGGAGCGACCCGACCGGGACCGCATGGTCACCGCGTACGCCGACCTGCCGACACTCACCGCCGGCGCCGCCCGCGCCCAGGTCTCCAGCCCACCGCTACGTCTTCGGACGCGCAACGTCGGCCGGGCGCCGGCCGTCGTCCCGACCGTGCTGTCCGTGGCCGAGCACTACCCCGATGCCACACTCGACCTGGACTACCTCGGGGTCATCGCCGACCACCAACGGCTGTACTTAGCGTCGCTGACCACCAGTCAGCTCATCGAGCCGTCGGTCATGAACGCGGTGGAGCTGAGCAGCGCCACCCACCCCCTGGTCCGCTTCGTCTGCGAGCTGCACCGCGCACACACCGCCGTCCTGCTCCCCTTCGCCTGGGGAGCAGCAGAACGGCTTCCGTTCCTCCCTGAAGTCCGCTTCGGCCGTACCATCCTGTCCGCGGCCTGCTGGCGGCTCCGGGCGCGCGACCTGAGCCACGGCGACTGGGTCTTTCGCTTCACCGACTGGCGCGCCCGATACGGCGTGCCGCGCACCGTCTACGTGGGCAGCGACGACCAGCGCTTGCGCCTGGACCTCGACATCCCGGCGCATCAGCAGCTCCTTCGCGCCGAACTGAACCGCACCGGAACCGCGGTCCTGCACGAAGCGCCCGAGGAGACCGCGTTCGGCTGGCTGGGCCGCGCCCACGAACTCACGGTCCCCTTTGCCTCCGATCAGCCACCTGCCCCAGCGCCCGCCCGCAACCTGGTGGCGACGGTGGACCGGGCGATCGGCCGACTGCCGGGCGCATCCCCCTGGGCGTACGTGAAGCTGTACGCACACGCCAACCGCATCCCCGAAGTGCTGACCATCCACCTGCCCCGCTTGCTGATCGACTGGGGAACCCAAGGGCCCGACTCCTGGTTCGTCCGCTACGCCGACCCCGACAGCCACGTACGGCTGCGCCTTCGCCTTCCCGCCCCGGGCACTTTCGGGGACGCTGCCCAGCGCGTTGCCGCATGGGCAGACGAGCTGCGCGGCGAGGGCCTGATCCAACGGGTGCAGTGGGACACCGACACCCCGGAGATCGGACGCTACGGCACCGGCCAAGCCCTGGAGGCCGCGGAGCGGTTCTTCGCAGCCGACTCCGCTGCCGCCCTCGCCCAGCTGGTCCTGCCGCTCCGCGACAGCGACCGCCCCGCCGTCACCGCGGCCAGCATCGTGGACATAGCCACTATCCTCCTCGCCTCCCCGGCGGCAGGCTGGGCATGGCTGACGGAGAACCTTCAAAGGAACACGGGCGCCGCTGCACCGCGCGACGTACGGGCCCTGGCCGTAAGCCTCACCGATCCAGACCCCGCCCGGACAGCTCTCCGGGAACTCCCCCGGGGACGAGATGTCGCCACAGTGTGGAGCCTGCGGCGAGCAGCCCTCACCGAGTACCGCCAGGCACTGGAAGCGTCCGGCACCGATCCGGCCATCGTGCTCCCGTCCCTGCTGCACATGCACCACAACCGCGTAGCCGGCGTCGATGCCGACGCCGAAGCCACCTGCCTCCGCCTCGCCCGCACCGCCGCCCTGTCCTGGACCGTCCGCACCGAAGGAGCCAAGCGGTGACCACCGCCCCGCCCATCACCGACACCACCGTCGCCCTCCGGCAGTCTCTCGCCCGCGGCCCCCTCGGTACCGCCCTCCTCGACATCGAACGCGCTCACCGCGGTCTCGCCTCCTGGCAGGACGTGCACCGGCAACTCGCCAAAGTCCACCCACTGATCGACGGCGATGAGGCCAGCCTCTTCCTGGGCGCCCCCGCGATGACGTACGTCCTGCACCTAGCCGCAGGCGACAGCGGTCGGTACGCAGGAGCCCTGCACACTCTGGACGGCCTCATGGCCGCACACACCCGCCGGCGCCTGGCCGCCGCCCACGCCCGCATCGATCAGGGCCGCTATGCCGCCTTCTCCGAGTACGACCTGTTCCGGGGACTCACCGGCCTCGGCGCCCTCCTCCTACGCCGACAGCCCGAGAGTGACGAGACTCGGCTGGTGCTGGAGTACCTGGTCCGGCTCACCGAACCAGTCACCGGCCCCACCGGTGAGCAGCGGCCCGGCTGGTGGGTCAGCCACTCTCCCGTTTCCAACCCGGCCGCCACCCCGGGCGGTCACGCCAACGCCGGCATAGCGCACGGCATCACCGGCCCACTCGCCCTGCTCGCCCTGGCCAAGCGGCGCGGCGTCACCGTGAACGGCCACGACGCTGCCATGGTGCGGATCTGCCGCTGGCTCGACGGCCTACGACAGAGCGACCACCACGGCACGCGCTGGTCCCGCTGGATCAGCGAGGCGGGCCCGGCACCCGCGGTGCCGGACACGCCGTCCTGGTGCTACGGCACTCCCGGGCTGGCCCGCGCCCAACAACTGGCCGGCATCGCCCTCGGCGACGAGGATCGCAAGCGGATGGCCGAACGCGCACTACTCCACTGCCTGGCCAACGAGCAGCAGCTCGATCTGCTCGCCAACCGCGGCCTTTGCCACGGCGTCGGCGGACTGCTGCGCACCGTGCAGCGCGTCGCCGAGGACGCCGAGAACTCCAACAGGCTCACGAGCTGGCTGCTCCACGCGCCTCAGCGCTTCCTCCTGGCCGAGGCCCCGCAGGACCCCGGCTTCATCGAGGGCGCGGCCGGTGCCGCTCTCGCCTTCCAGGGCGTCGAACCGGACGCGGAGTCCGTCACCGACTGGGACGCCTGCCTTCTGCTGATCTGAGGGGACGGACCAGGTGCAGCCGTACAACACCACCCCCGCCGAGGACGCCGTCCTCTCTGTCCTCGGCGGGGTTCCGATTGCGGAGGCCGCCAAGCGGGCGGGCACCTCCCCCGGCCGGCTGGCGGCCGCTGTCGAGCTCTACCGCGCCGCAGGCCGGGCCGCCCTCGAAGCACGGCCCGGCGGCTGGCACCAGGTGTACATCCAGTTCGCTGACTACCCGCCTGCCGCCAGCGTCTTACAGGCCTACCTCCTGCCGGTCCTGCGCGACGCGTCTGTCGAGCGGTGGTGGTTCCTGCGCAAGCACCCCTGCTGGCGCCTGCGTATCCATCACCGGCCGGACGTCCCGGAAAAGAGAGCAGTCACCCATGTCGCGGAAGCGCTCGACAGCGCTGTCTCCCGAGGGGGCGTGAAGGAGTGGACGCCGTCGCTGTACGAGCCGGAGATCGTGGCGTTCGGTGGACCAGACGGCATGGCCATCTCCCACGCTCTCTTCCACACCGACAGCGTGGGGGTCCTCGACTATCTCCGCCAAGCCGCAGACAGGACCGAGGGCCTTCTCGACGGCAAGGCAACGTCGCTTCTTCTCGCTGCCCTGTTCCTGCGCGCCGCCGGGCTGGAATGGGGCGAGCAGGGAGATGTCTGGGGACAGGTGGAAGCTCGCCGGCCACTGCCGGATGACGTGCCCACCGACAGGGTCAGCGCTATGGCGGAGCAGCTTCAGCGGTTGCTCCTGCTCGATGCCGGCCCCGTCCTCGCCGCCGGCCCGCTCGCGCCGCTGAGGAGCTGGGCGACGGGAATGGAAGACGGCGGCCGCGCCCTCGCCGCCGCCGCGCGAGAGGGCCGCCTCGGGCTCGGCCTCCGCGGCATCCTGGCTCGGCACATCCTCTTTCACTGGAACCGGATGGGCTTCACCACGCGGCAGCAAGCAATCTGGTCGCGCGCCGCACGGGAAGCGGCACTGGGCCGCTGACCGGACACCGGGCACGGAGGGTGTAACGCATGCCGATGTCACTCCGTCCATAGAGGCGGCCAGGCATTGACGCTCGGCCACGATCCGCTGTATCGCCGCCGGGAGGACCCACACTGTGCCAACCCCTGTAGTCAGTGACCAACTCGCGTTCACCCCCTTCGCTGACCTCTTCGCCGAGCCACGGGAGAGCTCCCCGCCCACTCCCGTCAACGAGGAGCCGGAACAGTCACTCGCGCACGTGTGGATCGTGGCCGCAGAGATCAAGGTCGAAGACCGCGTCGCCAAGCTCGCCGACTTCCGGGGCTCCTTCACCACTGTGGGCGGCACCCGTGTGGACGCCCTGGAGGTGTACTGCCGCAACTGCCGCCGACCGTACGAGGACGTCGCTGACATCGACTGCGAGGCCCAGATCGACAACCGGCACCTGATCGGCGGCGACCAGACGCAGCGCGCGAAGAGGAAGATCCCCGAGATGCCGTCGAACGCCAAGCTGATCCCCGGCGGCAAGATCGAGCGGCGCGGCATCAACGCGTACGTCGCCGGCGTCTCCCGGCCGCGGTAGGGGCGCCCCATGCCCATCTTCCTCCTCGGCCTGCTGCTCGGCGGCCTCTCCGGCAGCGGCACCCACTACCTCACCGGAGACCCTCAGCTCAGCTCGATCGTCGCCATCGTGGCGACGGTAGCCACATGGCTCGGCCTCGCCACCCTGATCGTCTGCGACGACTGAGCCCGAGACGCAACCAACGCGGGTCCTTACGGTCCGCCGCGTGAAACCTCCAACGCAGACCCCGCCCCCCGGCCACCGAGCGCCCCGGCGTCGCATCGCCCGCGACCTGATCGGCCTTCTCCTGGTCAGTGCCGGTACGGTCGGCCTGCTCGGGGCCCTGTACGCCGCCGAACCACTCGTCACGCTGTTCCTGGTCGGCCTGGCCCTCACCGTCGGCGGCGGCACCGTCCTCTCCATCGCCCCGCCCCTTCCGCCCGCCCTCCGGATCATCGCCGGGTATTGCGCCCTGACATTCGGCCTATGGATCTTCGTCGGCCTCGCCCTGCACCTGACGCCCTGGTCCCTCCTGTTCGCACTCGTGCTCGCGGTCGGCGTCTTCCTGAGCAGCGAGGGGGCGTGACATGGCCAAGCGCCGATGGCTCCCCGCGCTCCGCACGCTGATCACGTCCGGGCGCCACGACACCGAAGCGAAGACGATCACCTGGAGTGGCGGATACACCTCCACCACCTACGCGGGCACCGCGAACATCTGGTCCACCGAAGGCCGCGCGGACGGCTGGGACGTCGGCCGCGTCGTCACCGAGGGGTACGAACGCGTCGTCTGGGTCTACAAGGCCATCGACACCATCGGCAAGCACGCCGCACGCCTGCCCCTGCAGATCGGTGTCGGACTGACCGAAGACGGAGAGTTCGAAGAGGTCATCGAGGACCATCCCCTCCTCCGCGTCCTCAACGGCAAGGCCAACCCGGTTGAGACCGGCTCCCAGTTCCGCAAGCGCCTTTCCGCGCAGATCCTGCTCTCCAAGCGCGGTGCGTTCGTTGAGGTCACGCGCTCGAATCGCGGCACCATCACCCGGCTCGACCTACTGCCGCCGGACCGGGTTATCCCCGTCCCCGACCCGCGCGGCGAGTACATCGCGCACTACGAGTTCACCACCCTCTTCGGGGAGGTGAGAGAGCTCGACCCCGAGCGTGTCCGGTGGATTCGCGATCCGCACCCGACCGATCCCTTCTCCGGTGTCACCCCACTGGAGGCCGCGGGGATCAGCGTGGAGCTGGACCACCTGTCCCGCCTGTACAACACCGCCTTCATCAAGAACGACGCGAGGCCAGGCGGCATCGTCGCCGTCGACACCTCCACCCTCAGCCCCGCCGAGATGGACCGACTGGAGGCCCGGTTCCTGCCCGGCTCCGAGTACGCCGGGCACGTCTCAGTCGTGGGCGCAGGCCCGGGCGGCATGAACTATGTGGACCTGGCCGCCAAGCCGCGCGAGATGGCGTACGAGCATGCCGCGCAGAACGCGAAGATCGAGATTCTCGCCGCGTTCGGCGTGCCCGAGAGCGTCCTCGGCAACGCCAGCGGCCGCACCTTCGACAACGCCGAGCAGGAAGAGTTCAACTTCTGGAACCACACAGAGTTGGACCACCTCGCCACGATCGCCAGCGCATTCGCCGGCGACCTCGGCAACCCGCAAGCGAAGATCCGCTTCGACACCTCCGCCGTCGAGGTACTGGAATTGCCGCGCCGCCGGCGCCGCGCCGAGGCCCGTGAGGAGTGGGACGCCGGGCTGATCAGCATTGACGAGTACCGGCGCCGCGCAGGCCTGCCCGCGTACGACAACCCGCACAGCCGCGCCCTGTGGATCTCCCCACAGAAGGCACCCGTTCCCGCCCGGCCGGAAGACGCCGCAGCCCTCGGCATCGCCGCACCCGACGGCGCCGCCGGGCAGCTCCCGCCGGGACAGCCCGGAGCCGACCCCAACGCTCCGATTCCACCGGCGGACGGCACTGCTACCGGTGATGCTGCGGCGGCCGTCGCTCAGGCCCGCGCCGACGCCGACCAGCCGACTGGGCCAGGCGCCGCCCAATCGGTCGTCGCGCAGGCCCGCGCCGACGCGGCTCCCGCACAACCGGGTGCAGCCTCAGCTGCCGTCGAAGCTGCACACCAGAGCGAGCAGCGGATACCGGGCGAGGCCGCGGCCGCCGTCAGCGAAGCCCGCGGCCTTCAGGTCAAGGCCCTGACCGGCGACAGTGCCACATCCTCATTCGAGGTCACCGACGACGACTTCGACCAGGCGCAGCAGGCTGCGGCCGCAGTCCTCGCCCCCCTGTTCGACCGGCAGCAAGGCGTCATCATCGCGCGCCTGCGGTCGCCGAAGGCCCGCAAGGGCACGCGGTACTGGAAGGACGACGGGCCCACCGACACCCGCGGCGGCGACGCGCCGCTGGACATCGAGCGCATCGTGGGCACGGACCGATGGCTGGACGAGCTCGCCGGCGACCTCGCCCACGTCCTCGCCGGCATCGCCCACACGACCGCGCAGCACACCGCGGCAGCCCTCGGCGCCCCCGAGCCGCCCGCGCACACCCCGCTCACGGCCGCCATCCTGGACGCGGTGTACGCAGGCGAGGACGCGGCCCGCCGGTTCCTCGACAGCCTCATGACCCTGCTTGAGCAGGGCCAGAGCGTGACCAGCGACATCAACGACCTGGTGGCGCTCGTCCGGACCGCGTTCACCGACATGGGACGCCACACCGCCGCGGCCATCGCGGAGACCACCGCCGTCGCCACCGTCAACGGCGCCGCCAACGTCACCGCCGCGGCGATCGGGCCGGACATCATCCGCACCTGGGTCACGCGCCGAGACGACCGTGTACGGGCCTCCCACGCCGCAGTGGACGGCACCACCCTGCCCGTCACTCAGCCGTACGACGTCGACGGATACCCCATGCGCTACCCGGGCGACCAGCTCGCCCCGCTCCACCTGACCATCAACTGCCGATGCCGACTGCGCTACCGCACCGCTGAGGAGACCCCGTGAGACGCGCCGCCAGATTCCTCCGCACCCACATCAGCCCAATCCTCTGGACTGCGTGGGTCGCGTTCTTCGTCGTCTACGAGACGATCGCACTGCTCAACAGAAAGGACGGCGACACCCTGAGCGAGAACACCCGCGGGCTGTTCCGCATCCGCCGCTCGAAAGCCGGCCGGGCCATATTCACGGTCGCTGTGGCGGGTGGTGCCGTGTGGTTCCTTCTGCACATCTTGACCGAGTCGATGTAGCACGCCCGGCCTGCGGACTTGAGGGCGCGACGTTAACCACCTCGGGTGTGCATGGTCCGCCGCATGCAGATCACGAACGCCGCTGACCGTATCGCCGCCCGCCTCGAAGCGAAGCGGACCCGCCGCCCCTGGAACCCTGATCTGCACCCCCGGGACTCCAAGGGCCGATTCATTGAGACCGGCGGCATCGCGCGTTTGTGGGGCGGCGGCATGGCGCGCGTCGTGCGTGCCCTCGGCGGCCGGAACGTCCTCGTAGAGAACGTGGCCACCCGCGAGAGGTCCACCGTCCACGCCTCCCGGCTGACGATGGTCGCCCGCCCCGACGGCAGCAAGCCGACCAAGAGCAAGAAGAAGGTCCGCGACGAGGACGAGCGCCGTACCGCCGACCCGCGGCGCGGCACGGGCCGCGCTGACGATGACGACGAGGGCGACCAGGGCGACACCCCCGACGACCCGCACGACAAGGACGACGAGGGCGAGGACATCGGGGAGGACGTCGAGGGCGTAGACCTCGGCGAAGGGCCCGAGCCCGAGGACGATGACCCTGTACTTCCTCGCGGCCGTGTCTTCCAGGACGGCCAGGCCGACGAGGAGAACCCCCAGACGGCCAGGTTCGACGCACTGCCCATCTCCGGAGGCCTGGGGCGCAGCAGGGCTCGGCACCGTCACGGCCAGGGAAGCGCGCTCCGCGCCCCTGGGCCCAAGGCGAAGGGTGACGAGCGCCGCCGGCGGTTCACCGACAGCGACCATGCCCAAGCGGCCACCGAAGAGCTCGTCAGCGACTACATGCAGCCGCTCGACCAGGCGTGGGATGACGACTGGGACGACGATGACGCCCGCTCCGCATACGAGGATCTGAGCCGCGAACTGTCCTCCGCGATCCAGGTCAACGCGGACCCGAACGACCAGGTGAACCCGGCCGAGATCGACGACCTGCCGTTCCTCGCGGAATCGGCCGACGATCTTGCCCGGCGCGCTGAGGAAGCCGGGAAGGACGACATCGCCGAGGCCGCCGCCACGCTGGCCGACGCCCTTGAGCTGGCACACACCCGCTTCGAGGCCCACGGCAACAAGCCCATCCCTCGCCCGCGCGCGAACCGCACCCACGGCAATGCGTGGGAGCCGCAGGCCATCAAGCCCGCCAAGAAGGCTGTGGCAGCCAAGCCGCAGCGCCGCCGGGACCCCAACCGGCGCTTCAAGACCCTGGACGACGTACGCGCCCACTGGGCCGGTGGCCAGCTGCGGCCGTTCAGCAAGAGCGAGGATGCGCAGCAGAAGCACAACGCGGCCATGCCCGAGCTGATGGACCAGCTCGACAAGCCGCAGCTCTCCCGCAACGGGCACTTCACCATCGGCAAGCTCCCCGCCAAGAAGCCCACGGACGGCCCGTACGGCTGGGCCGTCATCCACAACGACACCGGCATGCGCATGGTCACCACCTCGCGCAAGGCCGAAGCGCTGGACTTCGCCAACCGGATGGAGACCGCGGAACTCGACGGCAAGCTGATCGACTGGGACGACCCGAACGCGTTCGACGTCTTCAACACCTCTCAGGGCATGGACCTGGCCCGCCGTCTCTCCGGCGAGTCCCGGCAGGCCTTTGCCGACCGAGCGGCGAAGAAGCGGGAGAGCGCGACCTCCCGCACTCAGCCCGCCCCAGCCACCCCGGAGCAGCTGGACACCCCGCAGGCCCGCGCAGCCCAGCAGATCGCCGAACAGTCCGGCGCCCCCGCCTCGAGCATCGCCGTCGGGCACGTCGGCGCATCGACGTTCGGGGACGAGCGGGGCCGGCCGCAGAACAACGAGGAGCTGCGCGAGTTCTGGAAGCGCGGCGGCAGCGACGACGTCCCCGAATCGCAGCGCGACGTCATGCGGAGGCTCGCCAGCGACCCCACCATCAAGCTCCACCTGGCCGACCACCGCGGGTTCGCCATCATCGAGCGCACCAACCGCGACGACGAGTTCCGCTTCGAGGTGCGGGCCTCCGGCACCGGCCGCTCCCTGTCTGGGCTCGGCACCCGCGGCATCCACTCCTACGGAAAATTCGCAGACCGCGACACCGCCGACCGGTTCACCCTGTTCCTGGCCAGCAACCTGCGCCATGAAGACGGCCGGACCGTCGACTGGGGCGGCCCCCGGCTGAACACCGAGCTCAGCGAGTTCCGCGACAAGGACGGCCAGCGGTCCGGGAAGGCGATCTGGCACCTCGCGGGCCGGTTCGACAGCGAGCGCGGCGCGAACGACGGCCTCGCCGCCGTCCAGTACAACCGCCGCCGCGACCAGGAGGAAGCCGAACGTCAGGCCGCGTCCGCGGCCCCCGAGCAGGCTGCCCAGCCGGACGCTGCGGACTCGCCCCAGACAGCCGCCGCCGACACCGGCGATGAGGAGAGGACGGAGAAGCCGCAGAGCCGGATGGACGCGGCCCGGGCCGCCATGAACGAGGCGTTCACCTGGGCCGGCGCCGCCCAGAGCATGGACGACGCGCCACGTGGAGGGCCGCTCGTCCGCATGCTCTCCGCAGCTGAGGTCGCCGACGACGACGAGATTCAGCACCGGCTGAAGCAGTTCGACTCCGCCCTCGAAGAGCTGGACCGGGAGACCGCGCGCCAGCGGAAGCTCCCGGCCAGTGAGCGCAACTACCTGCGAGAGCGGATCGGCAACGCGCGCAACGTCATCCGCGAGGCCATCGACGCAGACCAGGAGCGTGCCGAAGCGGAGGGCACGCCCTCCCCGGACAGCGCCAGCAGCACCAGCGGCGAGGACCGGCCGCGGTCGCAGCAGCGCAACATCGCCGCCGCCGAGCTGGACATCGTCCTCGACCAAATGATCCTCGCGCAGCGCGGCACCCTCCAGGACGACGAGACATCCAGCGGCCAGATCGAGCGGGCCCGAGCCCTCATCGACGCCGTCCGCGACGGCGAAGCCGACAGCGCCGCCGACCTCGGTGAGATCCTGGCCGAGGTCGAGCAGGCCATCCGCGGCCGCCAGGACGGCCTGGACGAGAGTTCCAAGCGGTACTGGCTCAACGAGCTCGCCGAGGCCCGCAACAATCTCATGGGCGCCGAAGCGCGCCTCGCAGAGCGCAAGCCTGATGACAAGCCCACCCGCGACCAGCCGAGCCAGCAGCCGGCCGACACAGGAGCAGATCGCAGTGAACAAGTACGGCAGGCAGGCCCGGAGGCACTGGGAGACGTACCGTCCGGCAGCCCTGAAGTCCCTGGGCAGCGAGGCGGAGCAGACGGCGTTCTTCGAGACGCTCGGGAACCGGGTGCTCGTCCGAATCGGCGATCTCGCCGAGCAGCTGCTTCGCGATCTGCCGCAGGAGACGACGCAGGACGTGATGGCGTCGCGGATGCAGGCGCGCAATCAGGCGACGGAGATCGTGCTGAACGAGGAAGTGTTCCTGCCGAAGGAGCCCGGGACGGAGCACCTGGAGCTGGGCGAGACGCTGCCGCAGACGTAGACGCCCCCCGGTTCCGGCCGGGATCTCAGGAGGACCTCGCACCGTCCGGCGAGCGGGGGAAGGCGAAGGCGAACGTCGCCGCCGTCCAGACGCTGCGCCGCATCCAGGCGGAGAACCGGCCGGCGACCGAGGAGGAGCAGCAGATCCTCGCCCGCTGGTCGGGCTGGGGTGCGCTGCCCGTCGTCCTCTCCGACAAGCCCAACCCGCAAGACAAGCGGTTCCGCGACGAGGACGGGCAGCCGAACCCCGAGGCTTACGCCCGTGCCCTGAAGCGGTGGGAGTCCTTCGCGGAGGAGCGCGCCGAGGTCCGCGCGCTGCTGGACGACAAGGAATGGGCCGCAGCCCGCAAGAACACCCTCAACGCCCACTACACGGATGCCGCTCTCATCCAGCCGGTGTGGGACGCGCTGCGTTCCCTCGGATTCCGCCGTGGCCGGGTCCTGGAGCCGGGTTCCGGCTCCGGCAACTTCATCGGGCACGCCCCCGACGGCGCCGAGATGGTCGGCATCGAGCTCGACCCGACCTCGGCCGCGATCTCGCAGCTGCTCTATCCGGACGCGCAGATCATCAACCAGCCCTTCCAGGATCTGCGCCTGCCGCCCGACAGCTTCGACCTGGCCGTCGGCAACGTGCCGTTCGGCAAGTACAAGCTGCACGACCCCCTGGACAACCCCGGCCGGCACCACTCGATCCACGACCACTTCATCCTCAAGTCCCTCGCCCGGGTCCGGCCGGGCGGATACGTCGCCCTGGTCACCTCCCGGTACACCATGGACTCCGAGGACGACTCGGCCCGCCGCGCCATGTACGACATGGCCGACCTGGTGGGCGCGGTGCGTCTGCCCGAGGGCGCACACCAGCGAGCAGCCGGCACCCACGTCGTGACCGACCTGCTGCTGTTCCGACGCCGTGAGCCGTCGGAGTACAGGCACGGCCGGGGCGACGACTCCTGGCTGACGGCCAGCAAGACGAACATCGACGGCCACGAGCACGCGGTCAACGACTACTTCCAGCAGAACCCCAAGAACATCCTCGGACAGCTGGCGGTCGGCCGGGGCCAGTTCACCGACCACGACCTCACCGTCAGGGGTGACAGCAACACCCTCGTGTCCCTGCGTGCCGCCCTCGGCCGGATCGCGGCCGACGCCAAGTCCGACGGGAAGGGCTACGACGCCTCCCAGCAGAACGCCGCCCTCTCACTGAACCTGGCCGGCGACGCCCGCGACGGCACGATCGCCCGCGGCGAGGGCGACTCGTTCATGACCGTCGAGGACGGCAACTGGGTCGAGCTCGACGTCCACCCCGGACAGCGCGCCCAGCTGGGCCGCCTGCTGGAACTCAAAGGGCTCTCCAACCGGCTCATCGAGCTGGAAGCCTCCACCCGGCAGACCGGCGAGACCAACGAGATGCGCGAGGCACGCGCGGCTCTGAACCGCGCCTACGACGCCTACGTACGCAAGCACCCCTCCCCGAACAAGCCGGGCCAGCGCCGCCAGTTCTCGCCCCCGGAGGCCCTGGCGCGCCGCAAGGCCGAAGGCCTCAAGGAGGTACCGGACGAGTGGAAGCTCCCCACGGCCCTGGCGCTGTTCGAAGAGGACCCGGACGGGCACATGGTGTTCGGCCTCGACCGGTGGGACGCGGACGCCAAGGCCCCCCGCAAGCTGAACATCCTCACCGAGCGCGTTCTCCAGCCCCGGGAGATCCCCGACCGCGCTGACACCCCCGAAGACGCCGTCGCAATCGCGCTGGAGCAGGACGGCGGCCGCCTGGAGCTGCCGACCGTCGCCCGGCTGCTCGGCATGGACCAGGACGCGGCCCGCGAAGCCCTCGCAGACCTCGCCTTCGATGACCCGGCCACCGGCCGGCTGGAGTCCCGAGCGGCCTACCTGTCGGGCAACGTACGGCAGAAACTCGCCGAGGCCCGCGCTGCGGCCGCCGAGGACCCCAAGTACGCGGTCAACGTCGCCGCCCTGGAGCGGGTCGTGCCCCGCGACATCCGCGCCGCCGACATCCGCGTGAAGATCGGCGCACCGTGGGTGCCGATCGACGTCTACGAAGGCTTCCTGCGCCACCTCGGCCTGTCCGACGCCAGCGTGACCCACTTCGGCGGCAACCGGTGGGCCGTGGACGGCAGCGACAAGGGCGAGATCGCCCGGACCGTGTGGGGCGTCAAGGGCCGCAACGCCTACGAGCTGTTCGACTCGCTGCTGCACCAGAAGCTCATCACCATCACCGAGAGCCAGAAGCTCCCCGACGGCTCCACCAAGACGTACGTCAACCAGAAGGCGACCTCTGCGGCCCGCAACAAGGCCAAGGAGATGGCCAAGGAGTTCAACAAGTGGGTGATGGCCGACCAGCAGCGCGCTGAGCGCCTGGGCCGCATCTACAACGACAAGTTCAACTCCATCGCCCTCCGCGACTACGACGAGACGCCGCTGACCCTGCCCGGGGTGAAGACCGGCTGGCAGATGCGGCCGCACCAGAACGCGGCCATCCGACGCATCACGCAAGAGCCCACCACCCTCCTCGGCCACGTCGTGGGCGCCGGCAAGACCGCCACGATGGTCGGCGGCGCCATGGAGCTGCGCCGCACCGGCCTGGCGTCCAAGCCGGCGATCGTGGTGCCCAACCACATGCTGGAGCAGTTCTCCCGCGAGGCCGTCCAGCTCTACCCGGGCGCGAAGGTTCTCGCGATCTCCCGGAAGGACCTGCACCACAAGAAGCGCCGCAAGTTCATCGCGAAGATCGCAGGCGGCGACTGGGACGTGGTCGTCCTCACGCACGACGCCTTCAACTCCATCCCCATGACGCCCAAGACCCAGCAGGCGTACATGGACAAGGAGCTCGCGCTCCTGCGCTCCCAGATCGAGAAGATCAAGGCCCGGGACGGCGACGACCCCTCGCTCAAGCAGATGGAGCAGACCCTCGCCAACCAGGAGGAGAAGCTCAAGGAGCGCCTGGAGACGCTGAAGGACGAGCGCGGGATCTTCTTCGAGAACACGGGCATCGACTACCTGTTCGTGGACGAGGCGCACGAGTACAAGAACCTGCGGACCGTCTCGAACCTGCCCGGCGCCGCCATCAGCGGCTCCAGCCAGGCCACACAGCTCCACATGGCGCTGGGCTACCTGCGAGAGCACAACGCCTCCGGCCGGGTCGCGTCGCTGGCCACCGGCACGCCGATCGCCAACAGCGTCACCGAGGCGTACGTCCTCATGCGCTACCTGGCCCCGCACATCCTCGAAGAGGCGGGGATTGACGACTTCGACTCCTGGGCGGCGACGTTCGGCGAGGTCGTCACCAGCCTGGAGCTGGCCGCCGACGGAAGCGGCGACTACCGGGAGAAGGCACGGTTCGCGAGGTTCTTCAACGTCCCCGAGCTGCTGCTGGGGTACCGCACCTTCGCCGACATCCAGACCGCCGCCGACCTGAACCTGCCCACTCCGCCGGTCCGCGCCGGCGAGAACGGCCGCCGCGGCGAGGTCATCGCCATCCCCTCGTCGGTAGAGCAGCGCCGGTACGTGCAATCGCTGCAGGACGAGGACTGGATCAGGGAGCCGGGCGGCATCCTCAAGGCCATCGGCTTCGCCTCCCGAGCCGCGATCGACATGCGCCTACAGGGCGGCTCCGGCCACGAGGGCGGCAAGCTGGAGGCCGCCGCCGAGCAGATCGCCAGGATCTACGAGGAGCACAAGGACACCGTCTACCCGGTGTCCACGAAGGACGCAACGCCGCAGGAGCTGCCTGGCAGCCTCCAGCTCGTCTTCCTTGACGAGGGCACCCCCGGCTCCACCGGCAAGATCAAGTTCGACGCCTATGAGGCCATGCGGGACGAGCTGGTCGCTGCCGGTGTGCCCCGGGAGAAGGTCCGCTTCATCCACGAGGCGAAGGACGACAAGGCCAAGGCCAAGCTGTTCGAGGAGGCCCGCAACGGCAAGATCGCCGTCCTCATCGGCTCGACGCAGAAGATGGGCACCGGCACCAACGTGCAGGACCGTGCCGTTGCCCTGCACCACCTGTCGTTCCCGTGGCGGCCCGCCGACATGGCGCAGCGCGACGGCCGTGTCGAGCGGCAGGGCAACCTCAACGTCCCCGGGGTCGACGGCACGCCCGACGACGTGCGGATCATGTACTACATCACCGAGGGCACCTTCGATGAGTTCCGCCTGGGCACGCTGGAGCGCAAGGCGGTCTTCATCAACCAGATGGCGCGCCGCGACTTCAATGCCCGCGAGATGGAGGACATCGGCGACGACGCGGTGTCGATGGGCACCTTCAAGGCCATCGCCTCCGGCAACCCCGCCATCGCCGAGCGTGCCCTCGCGCAGGGCGAGCTGGTGGACCTCCAGCGGCAGAACGCCGACTGGTACGAGCAGCAGCAGGAGCGCCGCGACCGCATCGCCCGCCTCGACGGCCGTATCGAGTCTCTGGAGCGGGCCCTGCCCGAGATGCGGGAGGCCCTGGCCCAGCGCCAGGACGTGAGCGGCGACAACTTCCAGGCGACGATCGGCGGCGTCTCCTACGACAGCCGCGCGGACGCCGCGCAGGATCTCGGCCAGCGCATGGCTGACATCGCCAAGGACACCCGGCACCGCGACGGCGCCACCGTCCCGCTCGGCGAGATCGGCGGCGTGAACTTCCTCGCCGAGGTCGAGTACGACGCCGACGGCAACCGCATGGTCCGGCTGCGCCTGGACCACGCCCCGTCGTACACGAACGCCGCCACCCCGGACACCCGCGGCCTCTGGTCGGCCCGCAAGATCAACGACACGTCGGGCCGCGGCGCGATCCAGTCCCTGGAGAACCTGCTCAAGTCCCTCGACGCCGACATCGAGAAGCGGCAGAAGGAACTCGACCAAGCCCGCGTCACGAAGCGGGAAGCGGAGTCGCACCTGGAGGAGGGGCAGAGTCCCTTCGAGGAGCAGGTCGCTTCCACCGAGCGGCGCGTCCAGGCCCTCACCGAGATGGTCATGCACCACCAGGAGGCGAAGAAGCTCCGCGAGCGAATCCATGAGGCCGGCGAGAAGGCCGACCCTGGCTTGAGGAAGCGGCTGAAGGAAGTCGAGGAGGAGACCCGAGTCCTGAAGGCCCTCGCCGACCAGGAGCGCGCCCGCACCTTCAAGCCCGCCCCCGAGAAGCCGAAGCGCGCCGAGACCGCTCAGCAGCCGGCACCGCAGCAGGCCGCGGTCCGGGAGGACGGCCGGCCGCGCCCGTCGTCGCTGTCCGAGAGTGAACTCGACAGCGAGCTGAGCAGCATCGAGGAGGCCATCAACCAGGGCACGGCCGATGACGCGGCTGTCGACAGGCACGCCCGGCTCACCACCGAGCGGGCTCGGCGCGCCCGCTCGCAGCCCGCGGACAGCACCACCGCGGAGCAGCGCGAAGGGGAGGCCGCTTCTCCGCGGGGGCCGGAGACCGGCGAGGGCACCGTCACCCTTGACCCGGCCAAGGTGCGCTCCGAACTGAACGGGCTCGCCGAGGAAGGGACGAGCGACGAGAGCGCCGGCAGTCCGGGCGAGACGGGCACCACGACGACGTCCGAGACCAGCGAGCCGACCACCAAGGCCCCCGAGACCGAGGAACAGCCCGCCGAGTCTGCGCCCACACCGGCGCCCACTCAGGGCACGGGGTCTCGAGACGAAGCCCCCGCTTCGGGCCGCCAGGCTCCCGCGGACCGCCCGCGGGAGGCATCCCCGCGCGCCGCGGGCGAAGACTCGCAGCAGCAGCCGGCGGCGGGTTCCCGGCCGGAGCGGAGTTCACCGGCCGGCCGCCCGACGCCGCAGCCTTCTGCGACGGACATGGATGACGAGCAGCTGGCCGACGCGATCGGCGACCTGGAGGAGGAGCTCTCCGGGTTCGCCGACTCCACGGACCGGCTCGACCTGGCCCGCCGCCGCCGTATGGAGCAGCGTCTGTTCGAGCTCCAGGAGGAGGAGCGGCGCCGCTGGACGCCCGAGCCTGAGTACGACGACAACGGCAAGCTGGTCGAGCGTTCCCGCGGCTCGGTGGTCCGGGACCGACTGGAGGGCTACGGCCTCAACAACGCCGAGGTCGAGGACCTTGTCACGCGGGTGGAAGACCTGCCCGCGGCCAAGCCGGGCGGCTACTCCGACGAGGAGTGGGAGCGCATCGACGCGGCGGCCGCGGCCAACGAGTCGTACCCGCCCACCGACGAGCAGGACATCATCATCCAGGGTGCGGCCCGCCGCGGCCTGAACATGGCGGTGATGGCGCTCGCCGGTACCGGCAAGTCGTCCACGCTGAAGATGCTCAGCCACCGCATGCCGGGCAAGAAGATCGTCTACCTGGCGTTCAACAGGAGCGTTGCTGCCGAGGCCCGCGAGGCGCAGGCCCGTGGCGAATACGCGAAGAACATGCTCGCCTCCACGGCGAACGCGTACGCCGCGCGCGTGGCCGACCGGCGCCTGAACGACCGCCTGCCCAGCAACAAGAAGGGCGGTTTCAAGAAGCTCAACGCGCAGCAGATCGCCGACCGGATGCGCTGGTACGACACGGTGCGTGCCGGTGGCCGGGAGCTGTCCCCGGGCGGCGCGGCCACGGTCGCCGAGCGGATGCTCCAGCAGTGGGCGAAGTCCGCGGACGCGGAGATGGGCCCGCAGCACGTCAACGCGAAGACCGAGGAAGAGCGACGGGACCTGTTCAACGCGGTCAAGCCGCTCGCCGACCGCATGTGGGCGAACCTGACTGACCCCGAGGCCGGCGACCCCGAGCGAGACCTGACGATGGACTTCGACTACATCGTCAAGCAGTGGGCGCTCGGCGGGTACAAGCTCGACGCGGACACCCTGTTCTGGGATGAGGCCCAGGACGTGAACCCGGTCATGGAGGGCGTTGTCCGCGCCGCTCTCGACCAGGGCGTCCAGGTCGTCGCGGTCGGCGACTCCAACCAGGCCATCTACGGCTTCCGCGGCGCGAGCGACGCCCTGACACGGCTGCCCGTGGACGCCCGCGCCACCCTCACCCAGTCGTTCCGCTTCGGGCCGGCCGTCGCCGACGTCGGCAACCGGTTCCTGCGGCTGCTGGGCACCCGCATGCGACTGAGGGGCTACGACCGCAAGGATTCCCACCTCGGCCAGTTGCAGCCGGGCGAGGAGTCCATGGTCATCGCTCGCACCAACGCGGGCGTTGCCCTGGCGGCGGTGCAGTCACTTGCCGCAGGCCGCACCGTCGCTGTGTCCGGCGGCGTGAAGGCGCTGCAGGAGTTCGTGCTGGCCGCGCGCGCCCTCGCCGCCGGCGAGAACACTGACCATGCCGAGCTGGCGCGCTTCAACGGCATGGCGTACGACGACATCCTGGAGGAGGTCAAGACCGACCCCGACCTACAGCAGCTCGCCTCGCTGTTCTCCCTGCTGGAGAAGCACGGCGACGACATCGACCTTCTCCTGTCGTCCGGAGCCCGCCCCGCCGAGACGGAGCTCGTTGGAGATCGCGTCTGGGTGCGCATGGACTGGAACGACCCAGAGGCCGCAGGCCTTCGCGAGTGGTTCCGCAGCCACAGGACCAACGGCGTCGGCCGGATCACGTACGACGCGAACACGAAGCGCTTCTACTACCAGGCGGGCAAGCGCACCGAGTCCTTCACCAAGAACGGAAGGACGATCAACTACCAGGTCGACAACAAGCTGTCCCTGGAAGAGGCGAAGGAGCGTATCGACGCACACCTCGCCAGGGTGTACCCGCAGACCGAGACCGAGGAGGGCCGCGGCCGCCTGGTGCCCGAGCACGAGAAGCACGACGTGCTCGTCACCACCGCGCACAAGGCGAAGGGCCTAGAGTCCGAGCGAGTCCGCATCGCTGACGACTTCACGGGCCCGGAGGAGACCGACGACGGGAACATCGACTGGGACACCATCCCGGACGACGAGGCGCTGCGCGTCGCATACGTCGCGGTGACCCGGGCCACCGAGGTACTCGACCCGGGCTCCCTCGGCTGGGTGTTCCGCGCCGTCAGGGACGACGACCCCACCCAGCCGCCGAAGGGCGAGTACCGGCGCGACTTCGAGCTCGGCGACTTCCAGCCGGGCGACGAGATCGACTTCCAGGAGGAAGACGGCACCCCGAACATCGGCGTCGTCTCCGAGATCGACCCGCCGGTCCTCAGCGTGCTCAGCACCAGCGACGAGCCGGGCGTGGGCGGCAAGCGGCAGGAGATCGGCCCCGCGCAGGTTCAGCGTCGCAACGGACAGGGCCGGCCGCTTCTTGACGTGGCCTCGGACGAGGAGCTCGACGCCGTGCTTGGCGAAGACACGGCCCGAGCAGCGCGGGAGAGTCAGCCGAACGCCGACAGCGCCGCCGCACCCCAGAGCGAGGAGCCCACCGGCAGCCCGGCCGTGCCCGCCCCGGCCGCCGACATCATCACGGGGGATCAGGTGCCGCCTGGCCCCGGCGCCACCCCGTACGAGTTGGAGAAGTACCGGCGGCGCTTCAACATCCGCTACAAGGTCGGCTACTACGTCGATTACCGAAATGACGACGGCGAGACCGTTACCGCCCGGGTCGTGAAGACCACAGGGAACCCGATCCTGCGCGATGACGCCGGACACGAGTTCCGGGCGGACCCCGACTGGTATGCCGACCGCTTCATCGCGGTGCGTGCGGATGACGGCTCTCCCCTTCCGCGGCCGACGTGGGCGGACACCCTCCCCGAGGGATTCCGGGCTGTCTCGCCAGAGGAGATCCAGCCGGGCCATGCGATCAGGGAGGGTTCGTGGGCTGACCTGTTGTGGGGCAAGCGGTTCGTCATGGCCACGGGGACGGGCGAAGACGGCAGCACGAGGCTCTACACCGCTCACCTGGCCACGATCGGGGGAGTCAACCTCGGCTACGACCCCCGGCAGCTCGTCGTCCTGGACGAGACTGAGGAGTCGCGGCAGCTCGCCGAGGAAGCGCTTCGCCGTCGTGACGTGAGGAAATCCGCCAAGTTCCAAGGCCTCACACTTCCGAAGAAGCTGCCTGCACCCTCCGATGAGACGAACGCGCCGGATGCGCCCACGCCTGCGCCGAAGCCGGACAACGCCCCGGACGCCGACACCAGCTCGTGGGGCGAGGGGGACCAGGTGCTCACCCCGCAGCACGGGGCAGGCGCCATCCGGCACATAGCCGACAACGGCTTCGCTCTGGTCGACACCGACTCCGGGATGCGCCCGATCGCCCTCGCCGAGCTGCGCCGGCCTGGCCAGGACGCGTCGGCCGCCGAGCTGGACAGGAAGGCGGAAGCCGGCGCGAAGCGTGAGCGAGAGAACGCGTGGCTGGCCGCTGCTGCCACCAGCGAAGGTGCTCCGATCGAAAGCATGGACGGCTACCGGCTGGCCAACCTCGACGTGGACGCCGGCCACGGCGCCATCATGCGGGACGGCGAGATGGTCGCCTGGATTCGGGCCCGAGGCCCCAAGGGTGCATCCACCTGGAAGGCGCAGGATGCCCGCGGCGGCGGCCCGAGGACGCCTGCGGCTGCGATTTCCGAGGGCACCGGCGAGAACGGCCTGTACCGCTCCATCAAGGGGGCAGCTTGGTCAGCCGCCTACCAAGCGGATTCCAACGTCGACCCTTCCCACGGCCGTGGCGTGACCCGCCCGGAGGACATGCGCGGCGAAATCCTCGGCACGCTGCTGACCAAGGCCCAGTTCCGTGAGCTCGGGGATCTCGCCAAGCGATGGGCAAACGGCGACGACGCGGACCTGCGGCACGTGGCCAACAACTACTACAGCGGGCCCGTGTCGGCGAACCAGATGCGGTACGCAGCCGACGCCATCGACCAAGAGGCCGACGCTCTCGACCTGAGCACCGCGGACGGCCGCCGCCGCGAGAAGCTGTACCGGCGTCTGGCCCAAGGCGTGCGCTGGCAGGCCCGCGGGCTGGAAGCCTCCGCGACCATGCCCCCGCCCGGCGAGCCCGACCCGTTCAGCCGGCGCGGCGACGCACCGGCGCCGGACGCCGCTCAGGCAGCCGACACCGAAGTCGGGAACGGCCCGGAGGAGATCCGCGAGAAGGTCGGCGAGCACAACGGCAAGCCCGTGGAAGTCGGCGAAGTCCAGACCATCCCCGCCGAGAGCCGTTTCCAGAGGGACGAGGTCCGGCGCTCCGTCTACCTCGACGGAGAGCGGATCGGCTCCCTCCTGCACAGCGATGCGGAGTGGACCGGAGGGGACGCCTGGCGCGCCGACCACGACCTGTACGGCTCCGTCGGTGACCAGTGGTACCGCCAGGGAGACTTCGACAACCCCGGGCACGCCGCGGCTCTCGCGCTCGCAGGCGAGCACGGCAAGCCGCTGCTGAGCTTCCCCGGTGATCGAAGCGGCCGCGCCGAACCGATCCGAGAGTGGGCCGGTGTGTGGGCGGAGCCGCAGCCGGCCGGGGTACGCAACGTGTACCTCGACCGGGCGCTCGCCCACAACGGCGACGGCTGGACGGCCACGGCCGACCCCTGGCAGGTACGGTTCTGGATCTCCACGATGGCCGATGTCGAGCCCTCGGCGCAGTATGACGAGAACACCCGGCGAAGCCTGGAAGAAGTCCCGCAGGAAGCACGCCAGTACCTCGCTGGCCTTGTCGAGGAACTGAGGTCTTCCGTGCAGAAGGCGGGCGAGGAGCTGCGCGCAGACCTCCGTCCCCTCCTGGTCGACCGCATCGCCACCCGGAACGGCCGGAAGAAGGCCCTGGAGCTTCGGAACCAGCTCGCTGAGGAGAGGACGCAGAAGGTCCGTGAGCTGGTGCGCGAGCAGGTCGCGCGTGCCCGCGTCGGGGCTGAAGAGCACGGCCTTTCCGAGCAGCAAGCAGAGGACTTCCTCGTCAGCGTCGTCGGCGGCGACAACCCCGACCAGACGACCTACGGCATTCGTGGCGAGTTTCCCGAAGCCCTCCGCCCTCTCCAGGCCGCTGTCGCGGACGCTCGCGCCTACTGGGCGGCCTTCGCCGGGTGGGCCACGCAGGACGACAGCGGCAACTGGGCTGGCATGCACTGGGAGAACGGCCGGCGGGAGAGCCTCGGCGCGCCGATGATCCCCGCTGCCGATGCCCGATCGGGAACCGGCGAGCTGCGCATCGGTGAAGCAGAGCTGCCCAGGGGCATGCGCTGGGTGCGAGGCTCCGAACTCGGCGAGGGACACATCTTCCACACGGTGAGCTCTGCGCGACGAGGCACGGCCGATGTCTTTGACGGGATGGAGCCGCCGCACTACGTCATCCACACGCACCGGAATGGCCGCGAAGGCGAGATCCGCTCCGTCTCACTGGACTCCGACCGCGGTTCCCACACGGTGGGAGCCGAGGAGTGGGTCGTACTCGTGGAGAAGCCCGAGCCGGCAGTGCGCAAGAGGGCGCAGCACCGGGCGCGTACGGACGTGTTCACCAACTGGGGGCTGCCGAAGGACCACGAGACGTATGAACTCGGCGGTCCCGACCGCGTGGCCGCTCTGGTGGCCCGCGCTGACGTCGCCGAGGTCGCGAACGACGGCAGCAAGAAGGAGTGGAGCGTCAGCGTCGATGGAGTGGACGTCGGCCGGATCGCCCACGACTGGGGGAAGAGCCCAACGGACTACCACGCTGAGAGCGCTGACGGTCAGCGCCGGACGTGGAGCGACAAGGATCTCGCCACGGCCGGACTCGTGGCCGCGTACGACGCGGCGAGCCGCGACGAGCAGGAGGGCAACCGCCGCGACGACGAGAACGACGAGAACGACGGGCAGGACGGGCAGGACGACGCGGACGCCGAGCGGCGCCGCCGTAACCGTCGTCGGCGTCGCGACCGTGACCGCAACCGGCCTGAGTCCGGCGGCGACACTCCGGGCGGCGCACGCCCGGTCATTCCGCGCGTCCCGGGCCGCAACCGGGATGACGATGACGACGACGGCCGCGACTCCTCGGGCAACCAGGACGAGCCACGTCGTCTGGAGGCACTGAAGAACCGGTACCGCTCCGGCGAGGCTCCAGTACCCAGCGGCGCCGACCCGGAGAGGCACGCCCAGTACCTGCGTGGGCTCGCCAGCAACGACAGCCTCACGCTGTCTCCTGGCGGTGGCCTCGTCACCTGGACCAACACCGGTGACACCTGGCGGTTCGGGCACGCGGCCAGCGGCCTGCACCTGGAAGGCTGGGAGGTCAGCGGCGATGCGATCGGCGGCCGTGAGGGCGCCCGTCGCCTCGCAGGCGCCTACGAGGGGCTCCGTGACGCAGACGGCGAGCTGATCGACTGGACCAGCCCCGTGCTCGACCCGGAGCGCATGCGCGCTTGGAGCGACGCTGACGGCATGCCGCTCGCCGGTGCCGTCGCGCGGGCCCGGCAGAACATGATCGACCTGCGCAGCGATGAAAGCCGGGAGGCCTCCGGACCGGACGCCCCGGCAGCGCCCGGCCGCACCACCGAGAGCGGTGACGCCGCGCCCCGGCGCCCCGGCGATGACAGCCGCGGCCGGGCGGGCACCGCAGCCGTGGGCGGCGCCCAGGGCACGACGCAGGGCGAGGGGCAACAGGGAGCGGACACCGCGGCACCGGGTGCGACGGCGGAGCCCTCGCAGTACGTGGGCAACGCGGTGCACGGGCCGCAGCACGCCGGCAGTGTCGACGGCCGCCGCATTCCCACGGCTGAGGAGCTGAAGCGGTACGAGAGCCGCGGCAGCGACAGGGTCATCAACGAGGAAGGCGAGCGTGCGCTGTTCGGCTCTCCGGAGCAGATGCGGGCCCTCGCTGAGGAGGGCTTTGTCCCCGGCCCGCTCATGCGCTCGGACCGCAGTGGACAGGTGTGGCGCAACGGCCGCCTGATCGGCAACCTGAATGCTCCGCACCGCTACAGGAACGACCACACCGACGGCGACCCAGAGGTGTGGTGGAGCGAGCTGCCCTTCGGCTCCAGCGGCCCGCACTTCGCGACCAGGGAAGCGGCCATCGCCCACCTTGTCCTGCGGGACAAGGAGCGGGGCGAGCCGGACTTGAGCATCGTCCACCCGGACCTTGCACGGGACCTGAGCAGCATGGACGACGGTCGCGCCCTTGACGGACGCAGGGGCCTGGAGTCTCTGGAGAACCGCCCGGAGGACATGGAACGCCTCCAGGCGCTCCGCGACCTGCTGGCCGCGCTGGGCCGCGGCGAGACACCGAGCGGCAACGTCGCCGACGACCTCGCCCGCCTGCACGACGAACTGCGCTGGCTGAACACCCACTACAAGCAGCCGCCGACCAGCCTCAAGGAGGCAAACATCCACGGCCCGGGGTGGCTGGCCGACGAGATCCGAAAGCACCTGGACGTGCTGCGCCCGGAGGACCCGCGCGCACAGCACCACGAGGCTCGCCTGAACCGTGCCGCCCACCAGGCCCTCAACGATCTGCTCGCGGACGGCGCACGAGACCGGGCCGACCGTGTGCCCGCAGGCGACATCCGCGAAGGGGACATCGTCCACCTCAGCGGCAGGATCAGCGGCCGCTCCTCGGGTGCGACCGCCTCCCGCACCGGCTACGTCATCGGTGAGCCGCAGAAGGCCACCCTCACCACCGACGGGAAGCGACAGAGGGCCTGGCGTATCACGGTCGGCGGTGACCCGTGGGAGGCCACCCGGCACGCCATCGACACAGAGACCTTCGTCATCCCCGTGGATGGCAGCGGACTCGTGCTCGCCCGCGCCGAAGACGTCAACATGCCCTTCGATGACCACCGCTACGGTCGCCGAGAGGGCGAAGCGCCACGCGATACTGCCCCTGCCCGTAGCGGCAACGGGGCAGACCGTGAGCCCGCCGGCACGCCCGCCGCGCCTGGCTCGGCAGCAGACCGCGACCAGAGCGGCGACCGGGCGGAAGAAGCGCAGCCCACCTCCGCAGGCGGCGCAGCGGACAACGCGCCGTCCTCGGAGGGCGACAGCAGCAACGCGCCGTCCGACCAGGACGACCGGCAGGAAGCTGACCCTTCCGCCGGGAAGAGGACGCAGGGCGGCCGCCCGAAGGGCGAGGAGCCTGCCAGCGAGGGTGACACCACGCCCGCAGACTCGGCCGCGCCGGAACCGGTCGGCGGCCGACCCGCGGAGTGGGTCAAGGTCAGCGACCTCACGTTGGGCGACCTCGTACGGGTCGACGGCACCACCAAGCGGGGAACAGCTCGCACCCTGGCCGGGTACGTCGTGGACGGGCCGAAGTCGATCCCGACGACGCAGGCTCGCCGCCTTCAGGACATGTACCGCGTCCTGATCGCTGACGCCCCCGACAGCCGCGACGGCAAGCCGGTGTGGGTCAGGCCGGACGCCGCGGCCGCGCGCGCCACCCGCGACGACGCCGACCAGTTCCAGGGCTCGCCGCAGACCGGCGCGGACTCGGATGTCCTCACCGGCCGCATCGCCGACCGCGTGCCCACCGACCGCAACGCCAACGGCCTCTTCCCGGGCGCGATCGTCACCAACGACGACGGCCGCGAAGGCGTAGTCACCGGCGCGAGCGCGAACAGCGTCCGTGTCCAGTTCGGTGACGACCGCACCGACGACGACCACGCCCCGACGTCCCTCAACGTCACCGACGGCGGCGCGGCCCGGCCCGACGGCTGGACCACCGGCGGGCACCGGGTGCGGCCCGGCAACATCGTGAGCGACCGCGACGGCAACATGCTCGGCACCGTCGAAGATGTGGACGGCGACACTGCCACCGTCGCCGCCCCCCAAGGGATGGCGGAGCTGCCGATCGGTGACCTTCGTGTCGTCGGCGATACCTCCAACGGCGACGGCCAGGCCCCCCCGAAGGTCGCCCGGGTGGAATCGGTCACCGCAGGTGAGCTGAAGGAAGGCGACCTGCTCGTGCCACGCAACGGCCGACCCAGGAGGATCACCTCCATCCGGCACACCGGGACGCGGACTACGCTCGACACTCAGGACCCCATTGCTGGTGACATCGGCTCGCTTTCGGTGCCCAGCGACGCGCCGATGCGGCGGGCGGTGGACGCGGAGGGAGGCGCCCCCGACTTCGGGCCGGAGGACGAGCCGGAGAGCCCCGAGCCGATCGTGCCCCACGAGCCGGCCCCGGCCGTGGCCCCGGTCAACGGCCCGACGGTTAACCCCGACCTCTCGCCGGAGGAGCGCGACGCGATCACCGACCGCGGGCAGGTCCCGACCGACGACCCCGAGGCGCAGCAGGCCGCGGCCCGTATCGCCAACGACCTGCCGGTCACGGCCGGACAGGCTTCGGCGCTCGCCGGTGCGCTGCGGGAAGGCGCCGACGCCTCAACCTCGGAGGGCCGGGCCGCGCGGCGGGCTGCCGACCACCTGGACGCCGCCGCGGGCAACGAGTCCGACGGTGGTACGGGCCGGCCGGAGCCGGGCACCATCGGCGCCGTCGGTGTCGGCGACACGCTCATGCTCCCGGACGAGTTCGACCCGGACACGATGACCGCGTACCGGGTCGTGCAGATCCAGGAAGCCCCTGGGGGCATGCGGACGCTCATGATCGAGGACGAGGACGGGCTGCGCTTCAAGCGGACCTTCGCCTCCGGAGAGTCGCTGTACCAGCTTCCCGAGCCCAGTTCGGACGCCACGGCAGCGCAGGACGACGACGGCGACACCCCGGCCACGTCCGATCCGGCGGCTCCGGCCGTTCCTGTCGCCCGTGTGCAGGCCGGACAGCTGCGCGTCGGCGATGTCATCGACGCACCCCTCTCCGGTGCCGGCTACCGGCTCAACGACCACCGTCGCCTGACGGTCGTCGCCCCGCCCCACCGCAACGGATGGTGGATGTCGGTGACCGTCATGGACGGCGACGGGAACATGCACGACCTGTCACTGCACAGCGGACGGCAGGTCAACGTGTTCGAGCGGAACCGACCCACCCCGGCCCTGCCGCCGGCGGACGGCAACCAGGACGCCAGCCGCCCCTCCGCGGCAGACCGGATTCGCGCCGACTACGGGGACGCGGTCGTGCGCGGCGTCATCGACAACGCCATCCAGGGCACGACGACGCCGGGCAGCATCCACCAGCTTCGCGAGCAGATCGCCGCGCAGCTCACCCCGGAGTCGCTGCGGTCGGCCATGAGCAGGGTCCGCAACGAGGCTCGCGACGTGATCGACGGCGCGGACCTCGATGACACCGAGCGCGATGAGCTGGTGAGCTCCCTGCGCCCGGAGGCGGCCAGTGCGCGTCAGGACGCTGTCCGCGCGGTCCTGCGCACCGTCAACGACCTCGAACCGCGCGATGGAGAGTCGGAAGAGGAGCTGGCCGCTCGCGCTGCCGACCTGCTGCGACTCATCCCGGAGGCCCTGCGCAACCGGCCCGACAACGACCGTGACGGCGACAGCATCGATGGTGACTCCCGCGTCGATCGCGCTGTGCTGCGGCACGTAGATGACGCTGTCGGCGAGGCCCTGGCGGACGCGGTCCGTGGGGGTGAGCTGACCGAGGAGCGGCGCGCCGCGATCGTCGCGCAGCTCGCCGCGCGGCTGGCAGCGACCCGCGAGGAGACGGCCCGCCGAATCGCCTCCCAGGTACCGGAGGGCCGCCGGCCGGGCGTGTTCGCTCATGCCCTCGCCCTGCTCGTCGCCATCGCCCGGAAGCTCCTGAGCCTCCTCATGGCGCTGCTGAAGTGGCTGGCGAGGGTCGTCGCGAAGGCGTGGCGGGCCGGCCGGAACGGAACGCGGAGTCTGCGGGAACGCCTTGCTCGCTTCCGCCGCAACCTCATGGAGCGCATCAAGTCGTGGCCGGAGACCCGGCGTCTGCGCCGCCTGGCCGCGGCCGCAGACCTTCCCGAGCACGGCGACGGGCTTCCGCTCGGCGACCGTGTCGCCCACTGGGCGCGGCTGCTCCCGGCGCCGGGCCGCTTCGGTCAGGTCTCGCGCCGCTCCCGCTGGTACCGCCCCGCGAGCCGGACGTCTCTGGCTGCCGGACAGCTCCCGGCCGTGCGGGACGGCGTTCGCTGGGCCCCGGACCGTGCCGTGGACGGCGGCCCGGGCCCGCAGGCTCTGCGCCACTTGGCCGCCGTACGGGCAGCGGGGCAGGACGTGGACACCGACGTCGCTGCACGGCTTGCCGCGGCGGCGCCGGAACTCGGCGACGACCCGCACGGCAACGTCCGGCACGCCTCCGGCTACGCCGACGCGGCCGAGCGGCGCCTGCGCGACCTGGAAGCGGCTGCGGCCGGAGGCGCCACGGACACCGACCTGGAGATCGCCGCGGCCCGCGTCGAGGCGCAGTCCGCGCGCCAGGAGGCCACCCGCCTTCAGCAGGCGTACACCGCGGCGCTCCCCGACGCCGTCCGCGACACCCTCGCCGAGCTCCGGGAGATGGGGCCGGGCACCACGGCAACGCTGGTGACCACCCCGGACAGCGACAGGGACTCCGTCCGCGCGCTCACGGACATCTCCCAGTTCGTGCCGCGCGACTGGCTGACGCCGGCCGACTCCCGGTTCATCGGGGCCCGTGGCGGCGACACCGGCGGGTACGACCCGGACAGCCGGATCGCGACCGTCGCGGACCTCGGGGACGGCGGCCGCCGCACGGCCGCGCACGCCCTGCTCGCGCACCTGCAGCAGCACTACCCGGATCTGCTGGCCGCGCAGGAGGCGTTCCACTTCACCCGGACCCACAGCGGCCGGGTGGGAGCGCGGCGCCGCACCTCCGTGGACGTTCTGATGGCGAGGCTGTTCCGCAACCGCACGGAGCAGGGCGACACGGGCGACGTCGTGCCGCTCGGCCTGGGGACGCTGTTCTCCGGCGACTGGTACGAGGACGACGACCTGCGGGCCTTCCTCCTTGGACTGCTCGCGACCCGGTAGAAGGAGAGTCGGATATGAGGGTGATAGGCACGCTGGATGACGGCTCTGCCTACGACGTGGAGGTCACCGGCCAGTGGCCGGTGACCGGCTCCCGCCGCGTGCGGGCCTTGGTCGAGCAGCACGCCGGGAAGCCGGTGCTGCTCGGTCCGCTCGGGCCCCGGCGCACGCTGGAGCCCACGGACACCGGCGCCGTGCTCGCGTTGCTGCGCGAGCACACGACGGTGGTGGAGGTCAGAGAGTGATGGCGAAGACCCACAGGTGAGGGTCGGGGCCCGGGAGGATCACGTAGTGGACGATGGCGGCGCGCGTCGTGATGACGCGCACCGTCTCGTCCATGTCGTACTTGTCTGCCTGCGGCCACGACCAGGGATCAGCGCACGCCTGGAGCACGGCGTTGTGCAGCTCTTCCCTGTCGGGCACTGGCAGGTTCTTGATCGTCTCGCCTACGTTGGCGGCGAACCGCGCCGGGATCGCCGTCACGCGCCGAAGACCTCATCCATGCTCATCGCACCCGTCTCGGGCTGTCCGGCCGCCATCCACTTCTTGTACGCCGCTGCGGCGTGCATGTTCGCACGAGCCCGGCGCAGCTCCTCGCTTCCTGAAGCTGCGGCCAGGTCCGCCTCAAGCACTGCGGCGACGTAGTCCCCGATGTCCATACCGGCCCTGCTTGCGGCTGACCGGACCTCGCTGGCCAGCTCCTCGGGCACGCGGGCGTTCAACTGTGTCTTTGACATAGCAGAATCCTAGCGATCTGCTACGGGCTTGTCAGCGCTGAGTGAGCCTTGCCGCTGCCGGTAGCAGCATTCTTCCTGTTCAACAGCATGATCAAAGTGAGGCTTGGCTCAGTGGACTACACCTCTGCGAGGTGGTGTAGTGGGGGAAACCTCGACCTAGGAGGTGGTCCGCTGCCAGATGGAGCACGCGATTCCCGTCCCCTAGCGCAGGAAGGTGGTGGAAACATTGCCCCGCAAGAAGAAGCGGCAGGGCAGCCCTAAGTGGCGGCCTGCTGACCGCGTCATGATCGCGCTGACAGTCCTCGGACTGATCGTGGCGATCGTGGCCGCAATCGCGGCCTGGATGTAGGCAGTACGGTCGTACCGGCAGGTACCTGGGGGGCACGGAGGGCGGCATGCGACCGCGGCGGGTGAGCAGATCAGGCGAACCCGACCGGTCTCTAGGCGGTCGGATTCGCCCGAAGTGCTCCCACCCCAAGGCGGGGCTGGTGAAAGCGTGCCCATCGGACACCGGACTCTCGCCTCCTGTCTAGCTCCTTGTCCAACTCGTTGCAAATTTGGCGAGCCGGGCACGGAACGCAAAACGAGTGGGCAGGCTGACGCTAACAGCGCCCGAGACGCAAGCGTTCCAAGCGATGACCCTTCGCCGCGTGGACTACGCATACGCCGTGAAGAGGCTGCCCCAGCCCAACGAGCTGACCGCCGGCGACCCGGCCGCCAACCCGCCGCCGGAGCCCCAACCGCCGCAGGAGGACGACGCGCGGCCGTGGGCCGGCGACGTGTACGACGAAGGAGACGAGACCGACCCGGCCCTGGCGTACGCGTCCTTCTCCGGCCAGGACGGAGAGCAAGCCTGGCTCGACAAGGCGGAGGACGGCACCCTCACAGGCTGGGTGCGGGACGAGACCGGCCAGGTGTGGCGCTACTCCGACCCGGACACGTGGGCCATCGACGTGGACGACGCCGGCATGGTGCAGACCAGCGGCACGAACGAAGCCCCATCTGGCGATGAGGCGCCGCAGGCACCGACAGGCGAAGACCCGGCCGCCGACGACACCGACGGCAGCCAGTTCGGAACCGCCGACGAGGTGGTCACTCCCGACGAGGACTTGGGCGACGACATGAGCGAAGAGCCCGACCCCTTCGCTGACGACCCGGACGACGAGACCGACGAAGACAACGAGGACGAGCCGGACCCCAAGGGCAAGAAGCCCTGGAAGTGAACCGGCCCACGGCTTCGCGGCTTGACGCAGTACGCAGCGCAGGACGCTAACCCCCCGGCGGGGGCACGGTGCGCAACGCCCGAGAAGCCCGCCAGGAGGAAACCGCCGTGCCCCGAACCCCGCCGCAGAACACGCCGGCTGCCCGCCGCGCCCAACAGGGTAAAGGCATCGTCCGCGCGATCTACGCCGTAACCGGCGTCGTGGACGAGGTCCAGGACCTCATCATCCCCGGGGCCTTCACCCGCACCCTGGCCTCGCGGCGGGTGAAGGCCGCTTGGCACCACGACTGGAAGGAGCCTGTCGGCACCGTCCTGGAGGTCGAGGAGTGGATGCCGGGCGATCCCCGGTTCGCGACCATCCCCGGCGGGGTCGCGTGGCCGCGCGAGGCCGGCGCCCTGGTCGCCACCGTCCAGTACAACCTGCGCACCAGCCGCGGCCGCGACACCTACGAGCAGGTCCGGCAGTGGCACGACAACGGCGAAGCGGCCTTCTCCATCGGCTACAAGGTCGTCACCGGCGGAGCCTCGAAGCGGCACGACGGCGTACGCATCATCCACGACCTCGACCTGTACGAGATCAGCCCCGTTCTGCACGGCGCGCACCCCATGACCCGCAGCCTGGAGGTCAAGGCTGCCGCATCTCGTCCCGGCGGCAGCGATCTGGAACGCAAGGCGACCTGGTCATCGGTGGAGCTGAAGGCCGCCGAGTCCCAGGCAGGCCGGGGCGTGATGATCGCACTGCGTCTCCCGAGCGACGTCGCGGCCGCCATCGCCCACCCCGAGGGCACCGCTCCAGAGGAGCTGCACATCACGCTCGCGTACCTCGGCGACGTCGCCGAGCTCGGCGGCCACCCGGACGATCTGCGCGACATCGTCACCCCAGCCGTCCTCGGCATCCCGCATCTGAAGGGCAGCATCGGAGGGCTCGGCCGCTTCCCTGATCACGGCGACGGTGAGCCGACGTGGGTGCCCGTGGATGTGCCCGGGCTCGCCGAGCTGCGGCAGCGCATCGTGGACACCCTGAGCACGTCCGTGTACTCGGAACAGCTCCGCACTGACCACGGGTTCACCCCGCACGTCACCCTCGGCTACGACCTGCCCGATATCCCGCCCGTCCCCGCCACGCCCGTCGCCTTCACACAGATCGACGTCGTCCGCGGCCCGGACACCATGTTCATCCCCCTCGGCCAGCCGGAGCCCACGGAGGCGGCAGAGCCCGCCCCCTTTGAGGCGAAGTCGGCTGCGCAGATCGTGCTGGAAGCCGCGCGCCCGGACGACCGCGCAGTCGAGCACAAGTCCGCCGCGCAGATCGTGCTCGAAGCGAAGTCCTCACCCCTCCCGGACCCGGAGACCGCACCCATGCACCCCATGCCCCTGTCCTACGAGCAGCTGCACACACGCCTCGCCGAGTCCCTCCGGCTCCTATGGAAGGACGGGGAGAGGATCGACTGCTACGTGTGCGTGGAGGCGACCTACGCCGACCACGTCATCGTCACCAAGCACGAGGACGGCGCCGCCAGCGTCACCTACTCGATCCCGTACACCGTGGCCGGCCGAGACATCGACCTCGGCGTCCCGACCGAGGTCGAGCTGACCACCGTGGCGGTTCCCGTCTCCGGCGAGACCCTCGCCGTGGACGGCGACGAGGAGATCGAAGCCCGCTACATCACGCCCACCGCCGCGGCGCTGGCGGACGCCACGGCCCTGATCGAGGTCTCCGACGCGGGCCCCTCCCACCTCCAGCACCTGAAGCCGAAGATCGACAACCTGCTCACTGCTCTCGCGAAGAAGGGCCTACCCATGACCGACCAGCAGCAGCCTGCCCCGTCCGGCTCGTCCCTGGACCTGTGGGACGACGACTACGACGTCACCGACGGCTGGGACGACGACGAGGACATGGACGGCTCCGCCGTGCCGACTGTTCCCCCGGGGAACACCGACGAGCCCGACACCGACGACGACTTGGCCGCGGAGGAGGACGAACTCGCCGACCAGGTGCACCTGGACGCCGAGGAAGTCAAGGCCACCCTCGCCACCCTCGCCCTCTGACCTGCACAAACGTCGGGCTCTCGGGATCACGCACTTCCGTGCCCGGGAGCCCGAGACGTTAGTACACGCACTCATCTTCTATGCGCCTCGCGTTGAGGCGTCCCGGTGCTGGCCGGGCGAGCGACGCACGCCTATCGCCCATCCAGCACAGGAGAGTGCAACCAACCATGGCTACCGCCAGCACCGACAAGAGCCTCATCCGGTCCCTCAAGACCCAGCTCGCAGAGAAGTCCGCGGAGGCCGAACGCATCGCCTCCACCTTCAAGGAGGAGAACGGCGCATTCGTCGTCTCCCCCGAGCAGCGCAACTCGTACGTGAAGGCCGTCCGGGACGCCCAGGAGATCAAGGGGCTCCTCGACGCCGCACAGGGCGCCGAGAACCTCAACGGCTACCTCGACGCCCCCGACGGCAGTTCCACAGCCGGGCAGCACTACGGCCGATCCACGCCCGGCGGACCGGAGGTCAAGAGCCTCGGTGACCTGTTCGTGGAGTCCGACGCCTACCAGCGCGCGGCCGCGGCCGACTTCAAGGACCGCCCGTTCATCCGCGCCGAGATGGAGGGCAAGAGCATCTTCAGCCTCTCCGCCGGCACCCACACCCACCAGGCACTCGGCGGCGTCCAGGATCTCGGCATCACTGAGGCGCAGCGCCGCAAGTGGCACATCCGTGATCTGTTCCCCGCGGCCAAGACCAAGAACGCGGTACTCCTCGGCATCCGCGAGACCGGGTGGGTCAACAACGCGGCTCAGGTCGCGGAGCGCCGGGCCGCCGACGGCGTATCCGCGCCGACCGGCACCGACACCGACGTGTTCGGCCGGGCCCCGCGGTCGAAGCTGAAGCTCGAGCCGGTCGCGTTCCCGATCGCCGAGATCGCGCACATGATCGACGGCCACAAGAACATCCTCAGCGACGAGCCGCGGCTGAAGCAGTTCATCAACTCTCGGCTCATCGAGGGCATCAAGTTCGCCGAAGACGTCGACCTTCTGCACTCGGTCGGTACCGACGGCACGTCCCTGACCGGCCTGTTCAACACGCCTGGCGTACAGACCTACACGGGCCAGTCGTCCGACAAGTATTCGATCCAGATGCGCCGGGCGATGACCAAGGCGCTCCTGGCCGAGTACGAGCCGACGGGCGTCGTCATCTCCCCGACGATGTGGGAGCAGGTCGAGGTCGAGACCGACGACACCGGGGCGTTCCGTGTCGCCCTTCAGGTCGCGGTCGGTGCTCAGAAGAAGGTCTGGAAGCTCAACGTCGTGGAGACCACGGCGATGCCGGACGGCAAGTACCTCCTCGGCTCCTTCGGGATGGGCGCGCAGCTCTACGACCGCGAGAACGTGTCCGTCACCGTCTCCTCGGAGAACTCGGACAACTTCGAGCGGGGCGTTCTCACGTTCCGTGCCGACGAGCGCCTGGCGCTGGAGGTCTCCCGCCCGGAGTCCTTCGTGATCGGCACGTGGACCACGCCGGCGGGCTGATCGGCGAGCTGAGCGGAGACGTAACGCGGGGCCGGGCCATACGGTCCGGCCCCGCATCCCTGTAGAGAGCGAGGACTGCCGTGGCAGACACGAACGGGCTGATCACGGCCCTCACGAGGCTCGTTGAGGAGCCCGCCGGCCCCCGCGGTCCGCAGTGCACCGTCGGGGCCATTCTCGACCTGCTCGATCCGCCAGCGGCCAAGAAGGTTTGCGAGGTGCTCGACACGGCGGCCATCAGCGCCACGCAGATCGCCGACGCCCTCACTGGCAGCGGGCACCCGGTGCGGGCTCCTGCCGTCGCCCGGCACCGCCGCCGCGGCGGCTCCAACGGATGCAGGTGCCCGCGATGAACCTTGAAGAACACCTCGACGCGCTGCTCTCGCCGGCCTCCGGCGAGCAGAGCACCCCGCCGGAGATCACCCGGCCCGCGGCCACAGCGCCGAAGGGCTGGGAGCCCGGCGTGCGGTACGAGCCGGGCGGCTCGATGCTCGTCACTGCTCCGGCCGCCGACGCCCCGCCCAAGGACGAAAGCGGGTGGCGCGCCCGCGTGGAGGAGCTGGGCCTGGCAGTACCGGGCGGATACCGGGTGCGGCTCGTGGAGGCCCGCCATGACCCGGCCGCCTGGCACCGTGACACCCAGGGCGAGGACGCGGTAACCCGGCCCGTGTGGCGCTGCCGGTACCTGATCGAGCCGACGGTGCCCGGTTGGGCGTCCGCCGAAGACCTCAACAGCCTGATCCGGGATGTGATGCGCCGCCGCCGCAAGCCCCGGACTCCTGGCGAGCAGCCCGCGCGAGCCCTCGCCGTGGTGTACGCCGACCCGCAGGCCGGGAAGGTCGGGCGCGACGGCGGCACGAAGGAGCTCGTGGCCCGGGTCGCCGAACGCTTCGACCGCCTGGAGGACCACCTCCGCGACCTTGGCAAGGTCGGGCGCGCGCCGGACTCGGCGTACTGGCTCGACGCTGGCGACTGCATCGAAGGGTATGAGAACGTCGCAAGCCAGGCATTCACCAACGATTTGACCCTCACGCAGATGGTGCGCGTGCACCGGCGGTTGACGTTCGAGGGCCTGGATCGGCTCGCCACCACCTTCCCGCGCGTTGTCGCCGCGACCTGCGGCTCCAACCACGGGCGGGTCCGGCGCGGCAAGGACCCCGTGGGCCCACCGCAGGACGACTGGGGGATCGAGGTTCTCAGCCAGATCGCGGATGCGTACGGAATGAACCCCGACGCCTACGGACACGTCTCCTTCGCCATGCCCGAGACCTGGCGCGACACCGTCAGCCTCAACATGGCCGGCACGATCGTCGGCCTCGCCCACGGCCACCAGTACGCCCGGCCGGAGAAGGCGCCGGACTGGTGGAAGGGGCAGACGTTCGGCCGCCAGCCCATCGCCGACGCCAAGATCCTCGTCTCGGGGCACTTCCATCACTTCCGCGCGCAGCAGCTCGGCGCCGGCAGGCTATGGGTGCAGGCTCCTACTCTCGACAACGGCTCCGACTGGTACGCCATGCGCTCCGGAGAGGTGTCCCAGCCCGGCCTGCTGGTCTTCTCCGTCACGGCGAGCGGATGGGACGACCTGCGAATCCTGTGAACCGCGTACGCGGGCAGGGCAGTACGGGGATGATGACGCCCTGGCGGCGCGGGGGGGCGTCGCGGGGGAGGGCGGACAAGATGCGCAAGGCGATGCTGACGGCCGTCGTGGTCCTGGTCGGAGCGCTGGTCGTCGGGTGCCAGGACGGCCCGGCGCAGGACGAGGATGCGCCGACGGCGGCGGCCGAGCGGGACACCAGCGCCGCGCAGGTCTGCACGACGCTGGTCACAGCGAGGATCGTGCAGGGCTGGCGGCAGACCGTGGGCAGCGAGATGGCCGACACGGGCCGCGACTCGGCCCGCGAGTTCGATCGCGACTTCAAGCCCGGCAGCCCCGAGTATGCGAGCTTCATGCAGCGCTACCAGGAGGGCCTGCCTCCGCTCACGCGCGACATCAAGCTCAAGGGGGTGAGCGAGGACGACGCGATCCTGGCACAGACAGCCGAAGTGGCGAAGTACGTCCGCCAGGACTGCGAGGTGGCGTACGGGTCATGAGCCCGCGACCGTAGCCCGGCCCGCCCGGCAACCTTCTCCTCCCGACCACACGAGGAGGAGATCCCTCATGGGCCTCTACAACGCGGCAGGCGCCCGCATCACCAAGGCGGGCTTCCCCGCCGCCGCCACCAGCGACCCCGAGATGCGGGTCACCGCGGACGTCTATTCCACCCGGGCGCACGACATCGGCAACCGCCCGAACGTCTCCAACGACGCCGTACCGGAAGGGTCGATCAAGACCATCCTGTTCAGGGCCGGCGCGATCCTGCGGCAGTCGCAGATCGACAAGCTGTTCCCGCCGGCGACCATCGCCACCGTCACCCCGGCGACCGGGCCCGTCGCCGGCGGCACGGTCGTCACCATCACCGGTACGAACCTCGACGGTGTCGCCGACGTCAAGTTCGGCACCACCGCAGGCACCAACCTCAAGATCCATTCCGCCACCCGCATCGAGGTCACCACCCCCGCGCTGTCGGCGGGCGCGAAGGACGTCAACGTCGGCGACGAGGTGGGCACCGTCACCAAGACCGGCGGCTTCACCTACGTCTGACCGGGACAGTAGGCGCGCCCGGGGTACAGGGTTTCTCCTCCAACGCCCGGATAACGGCAGGAGGACCCTGTGCCCACACCCCGCACCCGCAAGACCGCTGCGGCCGGCCCCGAGGAGAAGACTCCCGAGGCGCCGCAGACCGAGACCCCCGAGATCACCTCCGAGGTAGCGACGGAGGACAAGGCTGCGCCCGCGGACACCGAGACGAAGGTGCCCGACGTCGCCCCGCTGGAGCCGCCCACGGAGCCCGAGCCCGAACCCGAGCCTGCTCCGATCACCACGCCGCAGCAGCTGCTTCCCGCGCAGCTCGCCGACCGCATCGTGGACGAGGCCACCGGGGAGCTCCCGGCCGACCCGGACGCCGTGTTCGTCCCCGTGCAGCCGCACGGAAGCAGCTACCGGTGCACCGTGCGCCTGATCGAGCACGTCGGCATGGGCGCCTACAACACTCCTGCGAGCCGCCTACTCGTCCCGGTCGGCGCGGAGCTCCAGCGCCACCAGGCACAGCGGATCATCGACCGGCTCCGGGACCAGCTCCACACCGCCCCGGACTCAGAGTAAGGCAGGCTCCTGGTGACGGTGTACGACTACCGGCCCATCTACGGGGGCGCACTGATCGACCCGGGCCTGAATGGCGGGCAGGTCTCCCGGATCGACCTGTATGCGACCCCGGACCGCAACGGGACGGTCGCGGCAACGGCCGGGCCGGCGGTGCGGCAACGCTCGACGGTCTACAGATTCGCCCTGCCGGACAACCTGCCTGACGGCCGGTACTGGTGCACCGTCACCTTCACTCCGGGCAAGGATCTCCCGCCCGTCACCGACCGCACGGTCAAGGTGGACCTCCCGCGTGGCAACGGCCTGCTGGCTTCCGCCGAGCAAGTCGCCGACAAACTCGGCGTGCCTCTGCCGCTCACTGCCCAGCAGCGTGAATCCTTCCGCGACGCCATCACCGACGCTCAGGCCGACGTCGTCACCTACCTCGGGCGGCCTGTGGTGCCCCAGCCGAGGACCCTGCTCGGGGCCCATGCCCTGTTCGGGTACGACCTGGACGACGCGCAGGCGTGGCCGATTCACGACCTGGACGACGTGGTCTCGGTCGTCAGCCATGTCGACAACCTGGACGGCACGTACGACGTGCAGCTGCTCGTGGGCCTGGACGGCGCGGCCGAGGAGCCCATCGTCCGGTACATCGTCACGCACGCGGCGGAGAGCATCCGCAACAAGCCGTCTGCCACCGAGGGAACTCGGCGCGTCACCTCCGTCTCCGCCGAGGGGCAGTCGATCAGCTACGAAGGAGCCCCAGCCGCCGGGCAGGCCGGCGCGCCGCCGGAGCTCAACTCTCTGGCCGGGTACCGCAAGTACCTCTACCGGCCCATCCCCGTCGTCCCGGCAGTTCCCTGGCCGTACGGCCGCGGCCGCCGCTACAGCCGCTGGTGAGGCCGCCATGGCTGTAGTGCTGCCCGACCGGGACCTGACCGTGCATGTCCTGGCCCACCCCTGGGGCCGGGACGCCCACGGCGTCCCCGTGCCGCCCCCGCCGGACGCCCGCCCCGAACCGCGCGGAACGTGGCCCGGCGCCGCGAACGAGCAGTCCGACGGCTCGTGGACACTGCGCGTCGATCCCGCAGCGTGGCCTCTCGAACCCGGTGACGTGCTCAGCGACGGCACTCTCACGTGGACGGTGGTCACCGCGCTGCTGAAGAGGGTCCCCGGGTACGGCGCGGCCGACTACATCGCCGTCGTCGGCACTCGCAACCCGCCGGAGGCGCCGTGATGGCGAGGTTCCACGTCGAGCCGGGCCTTGAGGAGAAGCTGGCCCAACTCATCGCCCCGAAAGTCCACGAGATCGCCCGCGAGGTCGAGCGGCAGGCCAAGGTGTTCGCCCCGCCGACGAAGAAGTGGGTCACCGTCGCGGACGACAAGGTGCGCCCCACCCACGTGGCCGCGCACGACCAGGAGGTGCCCGCGAACCTTCGCTTCAAGATCGACTCGATGGACTGGGACCGCAAGCATCGCGGCCTCGGACCGTTCACGTACATGAAGGCCCCGAAGGATGAGTCCTCCCGTGCCGTCGCCAACATCAAGAACTGCCGCTGCCACACCCGGAGCATCCCTGACGGCATCTCCCGGAACATCCGCACCCTGCCGCCCGTCGTCGCGGGCAGCACGGTCACCGTGAAGGTCGTTGCCGAAGGAGATTGGGTCGTGCCGGCCGAGATCGGCACGGTCTACCCGGGGAACCTCGAAGCGAAGGGCACCTACTACATGGCCCGCGCCGCCGCGGTCGTCGCTGCACGGCACCGCTGACTGTTCCCCGGGGGAACAGCTCGCAGGAGCGGGCGACACAAGCCGCCCGCTCCTGCACTGTTCCGCCCCATGACGAACACCCGAAAGACCACCACGACCGCCGAGCCGGAGACCGCACCCACCCCGCAGGCGGAGCCCACCACGACCACCGAAGCTGTGCTCGGCCCGCCGCTGCGCGCCGGCCAGACCCCGGAGAAGGTCACCTTCGCCCACCACCTTCGCATCGGCCGCAACGACTTCCGCCCCGGCGACACCGCCGTGGTGTCCCCGGACTACGCCCGCCAGCTCCGCGGCAACGGCTACCTCGCACGCGGACGCTCCTGACCATGACCGACGCCTACGCCATCGCTGACGCTGACCCGGTGGCGGCCGTCCTGTCCTGGCTCGCCGAGCACCCCAAGGTGACCCAAGTGCTCGGCGGGCCCGGCCGCGTGTCCGGCACCCGCGAGGCCCCGTGGCCTCACCTGCGGGTTGCCCTCGGGCCGGGCGGCAGCCTCGGCGATCTGACGTGGCTCACCGAACCGGAGGTGACGCTGGAGCTGTTCGGCGACCCCAGCGGCTGGCCCGGCCCGGCCGCCATGAGCCGAATCCTCAAGGTGTGCGCTGTCGCCGTCACCGAGCTGCCCGGCAGCACCCCGTCCGGCACCCATCCCGTCATCAGCCGCGTCCGCCCGTCCGGCGTACTCCTCGAATCCCCCCTGGAAACAGGCCAGCCCCGATGGGTAATGGGCCTGCTCGTCTCGCTGCACCCGACCCCGGAGTCCTCGTGAACCTCAATGGCCCCCTCGTCAGCATCGCTCCCGTAGGTACCGACCCTGACGACTCCGCCGCCTGGACGCCGATCGGTGGCATCGCCGACGTGCAGTTCGACCAGGCGGACGCAGACGCCGCGCTCCTGGGCTCGTGGCGAGCGGCGGTGGTCAGCTTCGCCATGCCGGTGCGGTTGATCCGGCATCTCATGCCCATGAGGACCCAGTGCGCGGAAACACTCCGCGTCATCGAGGAACATGCCCAGCGGAAGCACATCGGCCTGCTCCTCAGCATGGCCCGCGCGCAGACCGCTCTTCTTCCGTGCCCGCGCCCCTTCTAGGCCCGGGACGCTAGCCCGGCCTGCCTCCCATCGTGACCCGGCCCGTAACCCCTGGCCACGAGGAGACGCACCGCCATGGCTGGCGAGATCACGAACGCGACGCACATCGTCGTCCCCGCACGAACCCGAGTCTGGCTCGCTCCCGTCGGTACGGCAGCGCCTGCCGATGCCACCGTGGCGATGCCGGCCGGCTGGTACTCGGTCGGCCTGACCACCGAGGACTCTCTGAAGTTCAACGAAGAGCCCCAGTTCGAACAGGTCAAGAGCGCCCAGACCGACTTCCCGTCCCGCACGTTCCAGACCAGCGACAGCGCGACCCTTGAGGTCGATCTCCAGCAGTGGAACGCGAAGAACTTCAAGGCCGTCTTCGGCGGCGGCACCATCACCGAGATCAACGTTGCCGGACCTCCGGCCACCACGCACTACAAGTTCGCGCCGCCGCGGATCGGCGGCCGCTCCGAGGTCGCCGCGTGCATCGAGGTCATCGACGGCGCGAAGGCGTACCGCTATGTCATCCCGCGCTCCATGCAGATGGAAGGCGTGCAGACCGACCTACAGAAGGCCAAGGAAGCGGTGCTGCCGCTGCGCCTGGCCGTGCAGGGCGGCGACGACGCGGACGCCTGGTACCTCCTGACCAACGACAGCTCGTTCGACGACGCCCCGTAGTCTTGGAGGCGCACAACGAAGGCCCGTACTGGGCGCGGGAGATGGCGACTTCCGCGGCCGGTACGGGCCCTTGCTGTTCCCCAGGGGAACAGCCCTCTCAGGCGTTGTCGAGATCCACGAACCCGAGGGCCGTGGCCAGCTTGTTGTAGTCCTCGATCGGTGCGGCGTTCTTGGGGCCCCAGGCGTGCACGGGGGCCTGGCGCCGGTGCTGCTGGCGGACGAAGCTGCTCCAGCGGACCTTATGGAGCTGGAAGTGCTCCCCGTATGTCCTCGTCATGGACTCCACCGTCGCGTCCCCCTCGGCGTCCGGGCGGCCCGGGGTGGGGGTTCCGGCCATCACGATGTGCTTGATGGTGGGGGCGGTCTTACGGCGGCGGGAGCGTGCGTTCTGCTGGTTCCGCATCTCCGCCAGCTCTTCGAACGTCGCCTTGAGGTCGGTCTCTTCCTTGCTCGTGACCAGGACCGGCGGAACGATCTCGTCGTCCTCCTGGAACGGGATCAGCGCGGACACCACGAGCTTGCTCAGCGACGCCGGCAGGTCGAGCAGCCACACATCATCGTCGCCCTCGTACTCGTCGCACAGCTCGCGGAACCAGGTGATCAGCTGCTCGTTGCCCTCCTGCGTCGTCTCGGTGTCGAAGTTCTTCACGTTCCGGGAACCAGGAACGATCCGAAGATTCTCGACCTCCTCGTATTCGGCCGGCGCGCCCGTCGCCGCATCCGCAGGGTTGACGACGTAGCGGAACGGAACGGTGCAGTCCTCCAGAGAGGCGCCGTGCATCAGGTCGTAGATGGTGCCCTGGCCCGCGGGCAGCTCGTCCATGGCGCAGCCGATGTGGCTGGCGCTGCGCTGGTGGTCGAAGTCGAAGACGCGGACCTTGTAGCCGCGAAGGGCGAGAGTGACCGCCATCATGATGATGGTGCTCGTCTTGGCGCTGCCGCCGGTGATGATGAACGCGGCGAAGAGCAGCGGCCAGTTTCGGCCCTCCGGGCGCAGGTCACGCCTGGGCAGGGTCTTGTTGGACATGGAGTCTCCAGTCAGCTGATGGGGTCGGCGTCGGGTTCTTCGTCGGCTCCGGGGAAGGGAACGCCGAACTTGGTGAGCTGTGCTCGCTCCCACCCGGTCTGCGGGTGGTAGTTGCCGACCTCGATCAGGAGCCGGACGTGATCGGCGTCGGTGCGGTCCCACTGCCGACGGCCGTCGCGGGCCCGGACCTCGCCAGCAGCGAGGGCCGTAACGAAGGCGACACGGTTGATGAGGTCGTCTTTGCCGGACGACAGTACGGCCTCGAAGTACGAATCGGTGTCGCTGATCGTGAATTCCGCCTGGCTTGCCTCACGGAGCCACCTGTGTGCCCGGGTCCGGGCGGGTGCCTGCTGCGTGTTCGCCAGCAGAGCGCGAGCGAACAGCGCGTCCTGCTGCTCCGCCGTCAGCTTGGCGCCCAATCCGACGAGGTGCTTGCAAGCGGACTCACGGTCCGCTGAGGCGTTGTTGCGGTGGGCGGTGTCCTTGTCAGCCGCAATGATCTTCGGCTGCGGCGTCTGCGTCTTCGGCTTCTTCCCGGTCGCTGTCTTCTCGTCGGACGCCGGGGTCTCCTCTGCGCCTGACGCAGGAGCAGGGCTCGCCGCCGGCTCCGCGGTCCGCTGGATCGGTACGTCGTTCCCCTGGGGAACACCGTCGCCCCCGTGGATGCGCTGCACTGCTTCACCGAGAGAGATCTCCTCGTCTCGGATCAGCTCCCAGGCGCGGATCTGGTTCTCGGGCTCGGCGAACTTGCCGAGGATGTCTCGCGCGAGCGTGACACCTGGGCCTTCGTCGGTGCCGACGACGTCCTGGAGCGCGGCGGGGAGCTTCAGGAGCTCGATCCGCCGGGAGACGTGGTTCGGGCCGCCGAGGCTGAGCTCTTCAACGATCTCCCGGTAGCTCATCCCCTCCTCGGTGTTCATGCGGTAGAACCGCCGCGCCTCCTCCATCGGGGAGAGCTGCTTGCGGTGAAAGTTCTCAACGAACAGGACCCGCCGGATCTTCGGCGCCACGTCGTTGCGCAGGACCGCGGAGATGTGGCTCAGGCCGGCGGCCTGGTGGGCGCGCCAACGCCGCTCGCCGAAGGCGAGCACGTACTTCGTGGTGATGCCCTCGACCTCGGGATAGCACTCGGTGAAGACGGAGGCGTGAATCACCGACACGTCTTGGAGCAGGCCGTCCTTCTTGATGCTTTCAGCGAGGTTTGTCACGTCCCCGGTGTCCCGGTCGTTGAACGGGTTCGCCGAGATGTCCGAGAGCTCGATGCTCAATGCCTCGCCGTCCGCCTCAGTGGGCGGGAGTGCGTAGAACGCGGCATTCGCCTCGGTGCTCGGGGATGGGACGTTTGCGCCACCCCCGCTGCTGTTCCTCTTGGCCCTCTTCAGGTTCCCTGCCACAGATGTCCTTCTGATAGCTGCGAGATGCGGTCGAGGTAGAGGCTAGTCCCCAGACCCCCCGGGTCTGTGCGCAGATGGGGTGTACACGCGGCCGGCTGTTCCCCCGGGGAACAGCCGAGAGCCGGATTCCTCGGCGGCCGGCGGCTGCTGCCGCCAGGCCGAGACGTAAGCGCGGGGCTCTTGCCACAGTCGCCACCCCCGCCGCCACCAGCGGCAACTCACGAGCTTCTGCGAGGCCTCAATGCAGTACGACCTCAACCTGGACGAGATCGCCGAGCGCGAGATGGCTTACCCGGACGGAATCAACGTCCGTCTCAACGGCCACGGCTTCCGCTTCCCGGCCGAGCTGCCCGCCGCGGCACTGACCCCGCTCCTGTCCAAGGAACTCGACCTGATGGGCCTCCTCGGCGACCTGGTCCGCTCCCAGAACGGCGGCAGCACCTGGCAGATGCTGGAGCTGCTGTTCCAGCGCCGCGACCTGCCCTCGAACTTCCTGGACGCCCTCGACGCGGTGTTCGGCGAGCTCCTCGGCAAGGAAGCGTTCGAACGCTTCCAGTCCGTGAAGCCCTCGGTACCCGCATACTTCCGCCTCACCGTAGGCCTGGCCAAGCTCTACGGAGTTGAGCTGGGAAAGCTCTTTGGGCTCGGCGCCTCCTCCGAGAGCGATGGCGAGACGTCGAGTCCGACCTCAGCCGATTCCACCACGGGCTCGACGCCCGAGGTATCTGGCTCCGTCCCGGACAGCCCGGCTTCATCGGACTCCGACGCTTGATCTCCTTCCTCGACGGGCTGCCGGACGAGTCCCGCCTGAAGTCCGCGCCGATCGGCGGCTGGACCATCCAGACCGAACTCCTGGCGCAGCTCATCGAGGAGGTCTCCCTGCTCGCCGCCGACCGACGCCGTGAAGAGCCGCGGACGGTCACCCGCCCGTACAACACGGCACCAGCTGTTCCCCGGGGGAACAGCGCCCCGGCGCAGCAGTCCGCCCCAATGAACGGCCACCGCAAGATGCTCGCGGCTGCCGCACGGAGAGGAATGGTGCGCCCCAGTGTCTGAGGGCTTGCAGGCCGGCCGCCTCGAAGTCACCGTCGTCGCGGCGCTCGACGGATTCGCCCGCGAGCTGCGGACGAAGGTCGAGGCGGCCGCCGAGGGCCTGGCTGCCAAGGTCCAGGTCGAGGTTGACGACAGCGGCCTGCGTAAGCGCCTGGAGAAGGCCGTGAAGAAGGCGTCGAGAGGCGTCACGGCCAAGGTCCAGGTCAAGGTGGACCGCGACCGGCTACGAGGTGAGCTCGAAGAGATCGCCCGCCTGGTCGGCAACAGCGACGCTCGCATCAACGTGCCCGTACGCCCCGACGAAGACGGCGACGGAAGCGGGGCGCGCAGGGGCGGCTTCCTCGACCGCATCCGCCGTCTCCTTCAGGGCGCGCAGCGCGACGTAGACCGGACACCGATACATGTGCCGGTCAACGTGAAGACGCCGAGACTCGGCCGTGGCCGGATGCGTGGCCTCCTCCTCGGGGCGATCGTCGCGCTCGCTCAGCCTGCCGTCGCGTGGGTCACGCAGCTCGGTGCCGGACTCACCGCGCTCGCCAGCGCGGCCGCGCCCGCGGTCGGCATTCTCGGCACGCTCCCTGGCCTGATCGCCGGCGCCGGCATCGCAGCGATCGGCGCCAGGGTCGCTTTCGGAGGCTTCGCCGACGCCCTGAAGGAGTCGCTCAAGGCCCAGACCCAGCTCGCAGCCGGCGGGAAGCTGACTGAGGCCCAGCAGAAGAAGCTCGACCAGGCGATGAAGGGCTTGTCGAAGTCGGCCCGCGCGACCGTCAAGGCGATCTCCGGCGTCAGCGACAAGTGGAAGGACATGCGGAAGAGCGTCCAGGAGTCGCTCTTCTCCAAAATTGCCGACCAGGTCGAGCCGCTTACGAACGCGATCCTCCCGCGGTTTGAGTCGGCACTCGGCTCGTCCGCGGGCCAGGTCGGCAACCTGCTCCGCGCCATGTCGAAAGGCGCCCAGACCAACTCGTTCAAGAAGGACTTCGACCAGGTCGCCGCTTCCAGCAACAAGGTCGCCGGGTCCCTGATTGCCGGGCTGAAGAGCATCGGCCACGCCGTCGGCGACTTCGTCGTCGCCTCTGGCCCCGCGGTCCAGCGGGTGGCCGCGCTGGGTGAGGGATGGGCGAACTGGCTGCGCGTAGCCACCGAGTCCAACCGCGCTGACGGCTCCATCGACCGGTTCCTGCAGCGGTCCATCGACAAGAGCAAGCAGCTGCTGCGCACCACCATCGACCTCGGCCACGGCCTGGCCGGCATGGGGCGCGCCGCGAGCGCATCCGGCAACTCGCTGCTCAAGGGCCTTGAGTTCCAGATGCGCTACTTCAACGCCTGGGCGAACTCCGCAGAGGGCCAGAAGCGCATGAAGGCCTTCTTCGACCAGTCGCTCCCCGTGTACCGAGAGACCATCGGCCTGCTCGGCGATCTCGGCAAGGGACTCGCGAAGATGGCCACCGACAAGAGCCTGGTGAAACTGGTGCGCCAGATCCGCTACGAGCTCATGCCGTCCGTCGGTAGCTTCCTCGACCAGCTCGGCCGCACGGTGGGCCCGGAGCTGATCAGCCTGCTGTCGTCACTGGCAGGCATCTTCGAGAACCTGGCCACGGCAGGGCTCGGCCTGGCCGTCGTCGTGAAGGCCTTCGCCTCCCTGGCAGTCGCCATCAACAGCGCCTTCCAGGCCGTCCCCGGCCTTGGAACAGCGCTCGGCTCCTTGCTCGGCGTACTGCTCGCCCTCAAGGTGCTGCGCGGCGTGTCCAGCATGTTCACGGCGCTGGGTACCTCCATCGCGGGAGCCGGTACCGCTCTGGCCGGTCAGCCGGCGCGGATCGCAGCCGTCACCAGCGCGTGGCACCGGGCTGGACTCGTGTACCAGCGCATCTCGCAGCAGACTGGCGGAATCGCCGGCGCCGCACGCGGAGCGACCGCTGCGACTCGCGTCATGTCCCGCGGTCTCACCGGAGTGTTGGGCCTGGTCGGTGGTCCCCTTGGCCTCGCCCTCGGCGTGGGTGCCGTTGCCCTCATGGCCTTCGCCGACCGGCAGCAGGACGCCGCGCAGGCCGCTGCCGAGCACCGGGCGCAGGTCCAGACGCTCGTTGACGCCCTGCGCATGTCCAACGGCGCCATCGATGACAACGTCGTGGCCCAAGCTCGCAAGCTCGCTGTCGAGTCCGAGTGGGGCAAGGCGGCCTCGAAGGCCGGCGTCAGCACGGAACAGCTGACCCGGGCGATCCTCGGGCAGGGCACCGACCTGGACGCGCTCGAAAAGAAGCTGCGGGCTGCCGCGAAGGCCACCGAATACTGGAAGGACGTAGCGGGCGGCAAGTCCACCATTCGCACAATGACCGAGGAGGGCAAAGCGGCGCTTGCTGCGGCCGACGCGATCGGCAAGCACGGCACGAGCCTGGCCGACGCCCGCAAGGAGCTCGAAGAGACTGGTGTGCTCCAGGACGCATTCGCCCGCAAGGGCGTGACCGCATACGACCGGGTGCGGGATGCCGTTCAGAGGCTGGCTGACTCGACAGGTGACGCCGAATCCCGTACGTCGGCGTTGAAGAGCCTCATCGAGGCCCTGTCCGGCAAGACGCGCTCGTACGCCGAAGCGACGCAGAGGCTCAATGCCCGCCTGCTGGAGATGCGGGAGTTCGCCAAGGAGAACGCCGGCGCGGCCAAGGGTAAGCCCATCCTCAAGGACGGCCTCCTCGACACCAGTTCTAAGCTCGGCCAGGACATCTACCGGCTCTCGACAGGGCTCGCCGATGACGCCCTCGGCAAGGTGCAGGCCGCGTTCGACAAGGCCGGGGCCGCCGGCAAGCCGCTCGTGGAACAGTTGGCGGCCGCGCGGATCGAAGCGGAGAAGGGCCGCGGTTCGCTGGTCGCCTGGCTGAGATCCCTCGGCGTGGGCGCCCAGGACGCCGAGAAGATCGCTGACCAGATGGGTCTCATTCCCGACAGTGTCGTGACGGGCCTCAAGCTGGAGGGCCAGGACGCCGTCACCGTCGCCATGGCCGGTATCCAGGCCCAGTTCGACGGCCTCGGAGACCCGAAGTCGATCACGGTCAACATGCTTGACGAAGGCGCCCGGGAGAAGCTGGAGACCCTCGGCTTCGAGGTCAAGAACCTGGAGGACGGCCGGTTCGAGGTCATCGCGAAGACCGAAGACGCGAGAGCCAACCTGACCACCTTCATCGACACGGCCAACACGATGCCGGCGAACAAGTCCGTCAGCGTCGCTGCGCAGACTGCCAAGGCACACGAAGACCTCAGAGCTGTCGCCGAACGGGTCGCGAGGTTCAAGGACAAGCCCTTCACCATGAAGGCGCTCACCGGCGATGCGGTGACCGCACTCCGGAACCTTGGCTTCAAGGTCGAGGCGGTTCCCGGGGCGAAGGGCGCCAAGCAACTCAAGATCACCGCGCCTCCTGGCACCGTGAACGCCAACGTGGACGCCATCAACAGGAAGATCAACACCATTGCGCCCCGCAACGTCGGCATCGGCGTCTACCTCAAGGCCACCTCTTGGGACCGGGACGCCAACGGTGTTCCCGACCTCATCCAGGCAGTGCCGCAGGCCAACGGCGGCGTCGTGGACTACTTCGCCAACGGCGGCATCACCGAGGCCGCCAAGAGGATTCAGCAGTTCGCCAACGGAGGGATTCGCCGCGCGGAGAGGCACATCGCACAGATCGTCCCCGCCGGCTCGTGGCGGGTCTTTGGAGAGCCGGAGACTCACGGAGAGGCGTACGTGCCTTTGGCCGAGTCCAAGCGGGGCCGCTCCAAGGCGATCGTGGAGGAGGTTGTCCGCCGGTTCGGTGGCGCGGTCGCCTGGTTCGCCAATGGAGGCATCCACGACCAGACCGGCGGCGCCATGGCTGCCCACCGCAGCACACGCTCCACCGCCACGGCACCGCGCGCTGCTGTTCCCCAGGGGAACACCGCGCTCGTCGGCGGGGACCTGAACCTGACCATGACCGCCGAGCCGATGCGGCCGGCGCAGGCCCTGGGAGAGACGATGTTCGAGCTCCGCCGTATCCGCCGGGGAGGCGCACATGCCTTTGGCTGAGGGTGAGTGGAACCTGCAGTACGCCGCCAACGGCATCCACCCGGCCGCGGACTTCACGTTCGGCACCATCGCGAGCGGCTACTACCTGCTTGAGCCGGTGGAGATCGCGTACGGCGATATGGACGCCGGCGACGTCGCCATGCCGCGGGAGGACGGCATCCGGCTCGGGCAGGACTGGAAAGGCCCGGCGACCCTCACGTTCGAGGTGGGCGTGGACACGGTAGACGACGCGCCCACCGCGGCCGGCCGCCATGGCGCGAACCTCGACGCGGTCTCGGTGATGCTGCAGGCGTGGGATGGCGAGGCGGTCCGCCGCCGCTTCGGTACCCCGGCAGTGCTGCGGACGATGCAGGCCGGGCGGGCGCGACGGTTCTTCGGCCGCCCGCGGAAGTGTGCCCCGGCCGGGTCGCGGTTGACCCGCCAGGGCTACACCCCGGTCGTGGCCACCTTCGCGTGCCTGGACGACACCGCGTACGACGACGTCGAGCAGAACATCCGTATCGACATCATCCCGGCACCGCACCGCGGGCTCGTCGGTCCGCTGACCACGCCGCTGTCGATGACCGGGGCGGGCTCCAGCAAGGTCCCGGGCGAGGTCCTCATCCGCGGCTCCAAGCCGACCTGGCCCGTCATCACCATCTTCGGGCCGATCGCCAAGCCGGCGTGCGAACTCGTCGGCCGGTGGAAGGTGAGCCTCGACCTCAACCTCGCGGCGGGCGAGCGCGTCGTCATCGACCCCCGCCCGTGGGCGCGCACCGTGCTGCGGAACGGCGCGAACGTCGCCGGGAAGGTCACCCGGGACTCCCCGGTGCTGGCGAACCTGCGGCTGCCCGTCGGCCGGCAGGACTTCATCCTGCGCGGTTCCGACCCGACGGGCATGGCGTACATGACCGTCGCCTGGCGTGACGCCTACGCCTACATGTAGGGCGGAGGGGGAAGCAGGGCGCGACGTAAGGCCCTCGGCCAGGCGACAGTCCGCCGCTGAGAACACCAATCAGCGGAGGTACAGCCATGCCGTGGGATTCCGTTCCCTGGTTCACCGAGGGGGGCGCCGAGCACTCCAGCGAGGTCGCGCGAGTGCTCGGATACGCCGCGTTCGGCGGTCACGAGGGCACCATCGGCTCAGCCGATCTGCAGGTGAAGGCTCTCTCCTCACCGGCCGCGAAGATCCAGGTCATGCCGGGGGCGTGTGCGATCCTCAACCGGGCATCGGGCTCCACCTACCAGGCCTACGCCGCCCGGCTGCCCACCACCGACACCGTGGACATCCCCGGCACCGGCTCGACGGCCCGCAGCGACCTGATCGTGGCACGTATCGAGAACCCGTACAGCTACGGGGAGACCTGGCCGAACCCGTCGGACCCGAAGGTGGGCCCGTACGTCTTCACCCGGGTGATCTCCGGGGTGCCGAACACCACCAAGAGCGTCCGGCAGGTCACCGGGAACTTCTCGGCGATCACCCTCGCCCGCATCGACATCCCGGCGAACACGTCGTCCATCACCCAGGCCATGATCAAGGACCTGCGGGAGATGGCGAACCCGCGGCGGCAGCGCCAGGTGCGGTACATGCACGGCCACCGCACCGGCGGCGACTCGGTCGGCGACGTCAAGCTGCCGGCGTGGGAGGAGTTCCCGCAGGGCTGCCGGTGGCCCATCGAGATCCCGCCGTGGGCGACCCGGGCCACGATCATCGCCACCTGGTCCGGGCTGAACCAGAAGAACGCCAAGGACTCCTACGGCTACCTCCGGGCCCGCCTCGGGTCGGCCACCACGCTCATCACCAACTTCGACTGCGACTGGGAAGGCACTGCGCAGCGGCACACCTTCGTCGGGGGCGGGCAGATCGACATTCCCGCGTCGATTCGCGGGACCGTCCAGGACGGAGTCCTCGAGGGCTCCGGTGCCGTGGCCTACACGGGGCAGCTCCTTGCGGACGCGGGCAGCACGATGTTCTTCGACATCGAGTTCGAGGAAGCCCCGCGTGAGGACACCTTCTGATGGCGGAGGGCTGGCGGTTCATCGCCGTGCGCGCGCTGCCGGAGGAGGTTCTCGACTGGGAGGTGCCGCTGACCCTGTCATCGAACCCGCGCCGGGACCTGTCCGGGCCGGGGTCGATGAACGGCGCGATCGAGCCGGAGTACAGCCGGCTCCTCGGCCCGGACGGCAGGCCGATCATCGAGGAGTGGGGCACCAAGCTGTTCCTCGAAGTCGACGGAGCTCTGCGGTGGGGCGGCATCGTCACCAAGACCTCGTTCGACGGGCCGAAGGCGATGGTGCAGTGCGAGGGGTTCTCCGCGTACGCGCACGGCATCCCGTACGAGAGTCACATGCTGTCCGGGCCGCTGATCACCCCGAAGGACCCGTACGCGGGCAAGGACAAGAACAACGACGGCTGGGTGGACGGGAAGAAGGGCAAGCAGAAGGTCCCGCCGCCGCCGAAGCCGTACGGGGGGCCGCGGATCGACGCGTTCGTGGCCTTCCGGAACATCTGGAACCACATCCAGTCGCGGCCGTACGGGAACATCGGCTTGACGATCGATGACGGGTACCTGGGGGAGCTCCTCGGCGCGGCCGACGGCTCCGACCCGTGGGAGCTCGCCTGGTGGAACCATCCCGACTGCGGGCAGGCACTCGACCAGCTCGCCCAGAGCATCCCGTTCGACTGGATCGAGACCCACGCCTGGACCGGGACGGGCAACCAGATCGACTCCCGTATCCGGCTCGGCCGGCCCCGGCTCGGCCGCAAGCGCGACGACCTGCGGTTCGCCGACGGGGAGAACATCGCGGCCATCGCCAAGCCGGAGGGTATGGGCGATGAGTACGCGAACGAGGTGATGGTCCTCGGCAAGGGCGAGGGCCGGAAGATGTGGCGGTTCCAGGTCCACCGCTACGAGGCGGGCCGGCTGCGGCGGGTCGTGACGGTCGCGGACAAGTCCCTCAAGACCGCGGCCGCGATGCGGGCCCGCGGGATGAAGGAGCTGAACGCCCGCACCGGGTCGATCCAGATTCCCGCGATCCAGCTCATCAACCACCCCAACGCCCGGTTCGGTTCCTGGCAGCTCGGCGACGACATCCGCGTCCAGGTCCACGTGCCGTGGTACGGCGACATCGACCTGTGGCACCGCATCGTCTCCGAGGAGATCAGCGCGGACGGCGGCACCTGCGTCCTCGGCCTGCGCCGCAGCGATTCCTTCGTGTACTGACCGGCCGCCGGGCAGGGCGCGACGTTAAGGGGCCGCGGGCCGCAGCATCCGCGGCCATGGCGACATTCCTCGACGACCAGCGCGAAGCCCGGAGAATCGCGCAGCTCCTGCACGACTACGACCGGCGCCTGCAGGCGCTGGAGCGCGAGACGCAGGCGCCGTACACGTCCATCGAGGGCGGCGCGATGGACATTTACGACGCCGAGGGGCAGCTCAAGGGCTCCGTGGGTGTCCAGCCCGACGGCGGTGTCGCCCTGGTCCCCGTCAACACCCCCGCACCGCCCACGCCGACCGCGCCCACGGTCGAGCCTGTTCTCGCCGGACTCCTCATCGGCTGGGACGGACTGTGGGACGACTCGTACACCACCCCCACCGACTTCTCCCTGATCCAGGTCCACGTCGGGCCGGCCGCCGACTTCACGCCCGACGTGTCCACCCTCGTCGCCACGATCACCGCCCCGCTCGGCGGCACCGTCACCGTCGCCATCGAGGGCTACGCCACGGTGTACGTCCGCCTGGTCGGCGCGAACACCGCCGCCATCACCGGCCCGCCCTCGGCCGCGACGGAAGGCACCCCGCGGCAGGCTGTCGAGCAGGACCTGGTCGACGGCATCGTCACCGAGACCAAGCTCGCCGCGAGCGCCGTGACCGCCGCGAAGATCGCCCTTGCCGCGGTGAACTCCGCGGCCCTGGCCGACGGCGCGGTCCTCGCCGACAAGCTCGCCAAGAACAGCGTCACCCAGGCCGCGCTCGCCCAAGGGGCGGTCACCCTCAACGCCCTCGGCGGCCCGCTGGGCGACTCCGCGACCCAGCGGTACGTCGACATTTTCCGCGACCCGGCGAGCTGGCAGCAGCTCGCCGCGTCCGGCGGCGGCACGTGGGTCATCGACCCCGCGGCCACCGGCACCCCGTCCGGCGGCGGGCTGCTCACCGCCACCGGGGACGTGCAGCTCGCCGGGAAGGCGCTCGCCGCGCAGGACACCGACACCCTGTACCGGGTCATGGCCCGGGTCCGGGCCACCGCGCAGGACCCCAGCGGCCCGGCCACCCTGTACGTCGGCGCGGTCGGCGTCGCCGACGACGGCATCACGCTGGTCAACCGCTCGGGCCTCGCGTCGAACTCGATGCACTACTACTGCGGCACCAACGGCGGCACCCTCACCGTCGCCGACGGCTGGAAGACGTACGTCGGCTACCTCCAGGGCCGCGCCGCGCAGGGCGCCACCGCTCCCGCCGGCCCGCAGACCGACCCGCGCCTTCCCGGCACCACGCACGCCAACGTGCGCTTCCTGCGGCCCGTGCTCTGGTTGAACTTCGGCAAGTCGACGGCGTCGGTCATGGAGGTCGACGTCTTCACGATCGAGGCCCTGCGCACCGGTGTCGTCAACTCGACCAACCTGGTCACCGGCTCGGTCACCGCCGGGGCCATCGCCACGGATGCCGTGATCGCGGGGAAGGTCGCAGCGGACACGATCGGCGCCCGGGAGCTCCAGGCCAACTCGGTCACCGCCGCGGAGATCGCCGCGGGCGCGGTGACCACCGACAAGCTGACCGTCACCGGCGGCTCCAACATCCTCCCCGACCCCTCGTTCGAGGGCGCCCTGACCGCGACCCTCGTCTCCGGCCTGTCCTACGCCACCCAGGACAAGACCCGCGGGAACGGCTCCGCATCCTCCGTGAAGATCGATGGCCGCTCGGCCACCCCCGTCTACCGGGACGTCCCGCTCACCCTGATCCCCGCCCTGGAAGGCGACCAGCTCTACCTGGCATGCGACTACTACCTCTCGGCCGACTGGGCGGGGAACTCGGCCAACCTCTACGCCCGCTGGGAGGACGCGGCCGGGAACATCCTCGGCTACGGCGTCGCCGGCACCGGCACCAGCCCGATCCGGGAGGCGTGGACCCGGTTCGCGGCCACCGTCACCGCCCCGGCCGGGACGACCCGGGCGAGCATCCGCCTGCAGAACGCCAACACCACCGCGGGCGACGCCTGGTTCGACAACGCCGCGCTGCGCCCGGTCGTCCCGGGGGTGCAGATCGCGGACGGCGCGATCACCGCCCCGAAGATCCTCGCCGGGGCCATCACCACCGACAAGCTCCTCGCCCTGGCCGTGACCGCGGAGAAGATCGCCTCTCTCGCGATCACCACGGACAAGCTCGCCGCCCTCTCGGTGACCGCGGACAAGCTGGCCGTCAACTCCGTCACCGCCTCCAAGATCGAAGCGGGGGCGATCGACGCCGTCCACATCAAGGCCGGGTCGATCAGCGCGGACAAGCTGTCACTCGGCAGCGACGGCAACCTCATCGCCGACCCGTCGTTCGAGGGCGCCGTCACCGACCAGCGCCTGGTCGGACAGACGCATTGGAGCCTGGCCACCGGCAACGGCACCCCCCGCGGGGTTCAGGTGAACGCCACGGCCGCGGCCGCCGTCACCCGCACCCACACCCTCGCCCTCGCACCCGCCACCCCCGGGCAGAAGATGTTCCTGGCCATGGACTACCTCGCGTCCACCGACTGGCTGGGGGTGCGGGTCAGCATCTACGCCCGCTGGGAGGACGCGGCGGGAAACACCCTCGGCTTCAGCACCGTGACCCCCGGAGCGGGGAACGTGGTCCTCGGCTCCTGGCAGCGCGTCGCCGGCGTCCCCACCGAGGCCGCCCCGCCGAACACCGTCCGCGTCCGCGTCGCCCTGTCCACCGTGGACTCCACCGCCGGCACCGTGGCGTACGACAACGTCGAAGCACGGCCCGTCCTCGCCTCCGGAATCGCCGGCGGCCGCGCGGAGCTGTCCCCGATGGGGCTGACGCTGTTCGACGGCGACGGCCAGGAGGCCGTGGCCCTGGTGACCGGCCGCCCCAACTACCTCACCATGTCCACCGACGGCCTCCCCGTGGCCACGATCGACCAGCACGGCAACGCGGGTTTCGGCGACCTGGCCGTCGCCGGCAGCTTCACCGTGGGCGGCGACCCCATCGACGGCCTCCTCGCCAACGGCGCCCGCGGGATCATCGCCCAGAGCCAGCAGTCCGGGACGGTCACCGCGGGCACGACCGACTTCGGATACGTCGAGCTCGCCTTCGAGGCCGACGCGAGCCGCATGTACCGCGTCGTCCTGGACGTCTACGCCGACCCGTCCGTGGCCGGCGGCGAGCTGGTGCTGGTGTTCAAGGACGGCGGTGCGTCCGCCCCCAGCATCGGCTCCCCGCAGATCCAGTCCGGCATCTACCCGATGACGACGGACGGTCTCCGCCGAGTCCGCATGGAGCTGATCAAGTCCGGCGCCCAGTTCGGTGCCGGGCTCCACCGCCTGCTGTCGACCTTCCGCTGCAGCGGCGGCCCCGCAGGGCAGAACGTGGCCCTCAAGGGCAGTACGGGGTGGCCCGGCCTGTTCTACATCGAGGACACCGGCCCGGCCGTCCCGGACACCGGCGTGTTCAACACCGGCGGCGGCTCGTCCACCCCGCCGAAGACGACGGTCACCAAGACCTACGCCGCGTCCTGGTCCGGCTCGTACGCCAACCGCGGGTCCTACAACAGCTACTACGGCAACCAGATGATGTGCGGCTACGTGTCGTCGACCAACGGCGTGCAGGCGTCCCTCGTCGGCTTCCACCCCCAGCTGGCGACCGACCTGTCCGGGGCCGTGATCAACAAGGCGGAGGTCTACCTCTACTTCGACCACTGGTACGCCAACGCCGGCGGCACGGCCGTCATCAAGGCCCACAAGCACGCATCCCGCCCGTCGACGTTCTCCTCCGACGCCGAGTCCATGTCCGTCGCCTGGAAACGCAATGAGGGCAAATGGGTCAATATCACCAGCGTGTTCGACTCCACGACGTGGCGCGGCATCGCCCTGGACCCCAACTCGACTTCCTCGACGTACTACGGCTCCGCCCGCGGCGTCGGGGAGACCTACCCCCCACTGCTCCGCGTCACCTACACCAAGTAACAGGAGGAACCCGGTGCCCCTCTCCACCCTGCTCGCCGAGCACGACCTTCTCTGCAACCCCAAGTTCGGCTCCCGCGTCCGCATGGCCCTCATCCGGGTCGCCCGCGACGTCCTGAACGAGGACCCCGCCACCCCCGGCAACCCGCTCCGCGTCGGCTTCGCCCGCACGGTGCTCACCCCCGGCGACTTCACCAGCCCCGGCAACGCCTCCGTCATCGCCGCCGACCCGACTATCTCCACCGCGGCCGCGGCCGGCGCGATCGAAGGCGACCCGGACAGCGCCCAGGCCGCGCTCACCGACGAGCAGATCGTCACCGCGGTGAGCGCGGCGTGGAACGTCCTCGCCGGATACAACGGCGCCCCGCCGTACTCGTCGGAGCCCTGATAGAGACGAGGCCGCGACGTTAGGCCGGCGGCCCTGCACCGTTCGGCCTGCGGGGAGCCGCGGGTGCCAGTCAGCGCCCGCGGCTCCCGCGCACCCTCACTGACCGATCCATCCACGAGGAGGCGCCATGGACTGGCTCACTTCCGCGGCGCCCATCGTTGCCCCCATTTTCGGCTCGCTCGGCGTCATCGTTGGCGCCTTCTTCAGCTACCGGCAGGTCAAGCGGAGGGGCGACGCCGACGAGAATGTGGCCGCCGTACAGGCCAAGGCCGCCGCCGAAGCCGCAGAGGGCCAGACGTACGTCGAGGCGATGAAGACGGTCACGGCGGGGTTCTCCTCGCTCCTCGACCAGCAGCGCGGGATGCTCGATCAGCAGCGCGTCCTCCTGGACCAGGAACGCACCATGCATGCCCAGACCGTCCAACGGGTGGCGATGCTGGAGGCCGGGCAGCTGGAGCTCACCCGCGAAGTCCGCGAGCTCCAGGAAGAGCAGCGCAAGGATCGCCGCTGGAAGGCTGCCGCGCTGGACTACATCCGCGACCTTCGCGGCCTGGTGGTGAAGGCCCTCGGCCGCTCCGCGCCGGAGCCGCCCGAGGAGATCGCGGCCGACATCGCCAGCCTCGACCGGTGACCCCGGCCGCCGTCGCCGCCCGGGACGCAAGCGGCGGCCGGGCAGCACAGTCCCGCCTACTCATCACCGACAGACGGGAGACGTCCTATGTCCTCGCTCACGCTCAACTCCGTCGCCGCAGGCTCCGCCGTCGGCACGCTCCTGCCGCTCCTCACCGCCATCGTGCAGCGGCCTCAGTGGTCCGTGCGGGCGAAGCAGATCGTCGCGGTCGCCATGGCGCTGGCCGCCGGCGTTGTCACGGTCGCCTCCGTGGGCGGGCTGGATCAGTTCCAGCACGGACTCCCGACCCTCGGAACCATCGCCACCGTCCTCGCCGCGTCCCAGAGCACCTATGACCTGATCTGGAAGCCCACCAGAATCGCCCCGGCCATCGAGTCCGCCACCAGTCCGAAAGCCGGCTCAGCGGCCGGATAGAGCTGCTGGATACAGGCCCTGCCGGGTCACGCGGGTATCATCCGCATAAGGTGGCCGCCGTGCCGCCGATCTCGCCGTCGCAGGAAGCGACCTTGCGGCTTTCGGGGCTGTCCTACTGGTTGGGCCCGGAGCGTTGACCGCAGGGAAGCGCCAAGCAAACTGCGCCCCTCCGGGGGCCCAGGGTCGGGTACTGGCCGCTATCCGGGATGATCCGGCTCGCGGGGAGATCGGGCGCAGGGCGGCCACCTTCCCCTATACCGCTGTCGGCTTCGGCCGACCATGATCGATCCCAGGAGGGCCAGCCGGGATGGCGGCACCGCAGCAAGACGCGCCTGACGGCCGGGGCTCCCGCCAGAGTCGATGGACAGAACCTGACCTGGTTGCAGTCACCGAGCAGATCAAGGCCCTCAGCGCTCTGACCAACCGAGAGTTCGCCGCGGAGCTTGCTGCCTTCATCGCAACGGACAACGACGACCGCGACCAGGTCGTGGCGTACGCGATCCGCTCGCCCGAGCTCGTCCGCAAGGCCCGGCGCCTGATTCCGGACATCGTGCGGGAGCCGGAGAAGTACCTGCCCGCCGTTCCCGGTGAGTCCAACAACGCACATCGCCGCCGCCTGGCTCAGGTCCGGGCCAGGGCGGAACACGAAGCGGAGATCCTGTTCCGGGTGCAGGCGGGAATGGTGGCGCGCCGGGGCCACCTGATGCCGGAGCCCAGTCCCCGTTCTCGAGCGCGTCGCCGTCTCGCCGACGAGTACCCCGAGCGGTTCCTGGAGCTGGTGCGCGCGGAGGAAGAGGCCGACCGGGCGCGGGCCGCGGAGCGAACGGCCGAACGCAAGAGGCAGCGCGACGCGGCTGGCCAGTAGGTCGAGTCGTTCGCTTCGAGGGCGTACCCCATGCGGGTGCGCCCTCGTTCCATGCGCGTACCCCGTACCCCCGTACCCCGTACCCCCGCGCCTCTGGGTACGGGGGTACGGCGTTCCTTCCCCGTCCCCCGGGGTCTCCGCCGGGGACGGGGTACGGCCGCCGGGCGCAGGGGTACGCAGGTACGCGGTACGGGTAAGCCGAGGTACGGGTACGGCGTTCGGGTACGGGTACGCCGCCACCTTCAGGTACGGGTACGGGTACGGAGAGCCTCCCACAAGGTACGGTCATATACGCAGGTCAGATGGGGTGCACCCGGCCCGTACCGTGGGTGGTCGGGGTGTGACGGGAGCCGCACCCTCGTTCTGCAGGGGTGGCGCTGTTCCCCGGGGGAACACCTTGCGCCGCATTCGCGCGCGGAGGGCTGAAGGGGGCGTACCCCTTCAGCCGTACCCGTACCTCCGCGCCGCCCGTACCCGTACCCGAGCCGTACCCGTACCCCCGAGAGGCGCCCGGCGTACCCCGTACCCCTCGCCGAGCCGTACCGCTCGCCGAGCCGTACCCCGTACCCCGCCCCAGGGCCGTACCCCGTACCCCGCCCGTTCGGATCGGTGCACCCGCCAGGCGCGGAGGCCGATGGAGAGGACGTGACGTGACGTGACGCAACGAGCGGGCCACCCTGGCTGATCTCCGGAGCACGTCGCAGTGCCCCGGAGATCGGCACGTCACGCCATCACTTCCCCTGAAGCACGCCAGTGATGAACTGGTTGATGTTCCTCGCCGGAACACGGTCGCCGAACTTCGCGTACTCGGCCGCCGCCTGCGCCATCCCCCGCTTGGTGAACGCCGCGAGAACCTGGGCTCGGTGGCCCCGGATGTGGTCCTGGAGGCGGCTGCCGCCCCTGATGTCCTCGACGCTGGTGGCTCCCGCTGGGAGAAGGTCGGCGACGAACTCCGTGGTGTTCATCCCGAGCATCTGCGCCTGCAACTCCAGCTCGGCGATCATGTTGGCCCGCGCGCGTTCCTCGGCGGTCATGCTTGCGCGGCGCGGGGCGGTTCGAGGAGCTGGCGGGGCGGGCGGCTCGACGGGCGGGCTCTGCTGCGGTGCGGGCTCGGGGGCCGGGGCGGGTGCACTACCGGCCGACTGTCGTTCGTTCCCGCTCATGAGCGCCATGGTGATCGCGCTGTTCGCGTCGACCGTTCCCCACTCCGTCTGTACGACGGTCTGCGCGAGCGGCGCGGCTCCGTACTCCTCGCGCATCGTGTGGAGACGCTGCTCAGCGTCGGGCGCTGACAGCGCCTCGGCGAGCCGCCGCTCGATCTCGTCCGCGTCCAGTGGCAGGGCAGCCGGGGCCGGGCCGGAGGGCTGGGGACGGCCAGCCTGCTCGCCCGGCGTGGCGGGCTCGATGTTGAGGAGCGCCGTGTCGATCGCCGCGTTGGCGTCCATCTCACCCCACGGCGTGCTCACCACCACCTGAGCCAGAACACTGGCGCCGTAGTGGGCACGCACCTTGACCAGCTCCCGCCGCTTGTCGCTGCGCGACTCGAACGCCGCCCGGATGGCGCGCGAGACCGCCTCCGGGTCCGGAAGCTGTCCTTGAGCCGCGTTCTGCCGTGCTTCGCGTGAGCGGTTGTTCCGATCCGCCAGTCGGGCCAGTTCCGAGTCGTGCTCCTCCACGTACGCCTCCGGTTGGGGCGCGACGTACGTACGCGGCGCGGCCTCCAACTCGTGCAGCCCGAGGTCGCGCATCAGCTTGTCGAGAGAGAATCCCGGGTAGGGCACCGTCTTGTCCGGGGTGATGTTCAGAGTGAGGCTGCGCATCCCTGTGAGGAATGCCCGTCGGTACCCGCGAAGCTGGAGCGTCCCGGTGACCTCGAAGGGCAGCTTCTTCTCCGCCTGGATCTTCCATGTGCGGTCCTTGGTCGGCTGGCCAGCGGCATCGAACAGCGTGACCTCGTCCATACGGGCGCAGAGGATGACGGGGCCGTCGTGGTGGCGCAGGGCGTCGATAACCAGTCCCCAGCGCTTCTTGGCCACGTTCCACTGGTCGGTGGTGATGGTGTAGTCGGTGGGATCGGTCGGGGCCGGCTGCTTCTGCCGGGCGGCGCGTTCCGCAGCCCGCCGGCGGGAGATCACAGCTTGCTCGTCACCGAGGAGTTCCCACAGGACGCTCACCGAGTCGAGCACGATGGCGTTCGGCTTGCCGTCCTCGCCCCGCGGCTGCCAGACAGCCCATCGGACGGCGTCGAGAATGTCGCGGAGGCTGCCGTCGTGGGGCACGAGTTCGTAGCGGGCCCCGGGCACGGCACCGTAGTGGTGTCCCTCGCCTTCGCCAATCTCGATCCAGAACGTCCGGCCGATCAGGTCGCTCCCCGAGAACGCGGCGGCCTCATAGGACTTGCCGGACTTCTCCGTCCCCGCAAGCAGAAGCATGGGCCATGACGGGAGGCCGTTCGGCTTGAGACTGGTTCGTTGGCGCTCGGGTGCGACGCGTCCGGCCACGGCGGTGCCTTTCTGGTTGATGCGGAGCGTTGATGCCCACGGCTTGCTCGTACCGGGGCATGATGCGCTGCGGAGGGGCCTAAGATCCCCTCTTGGACATGGTGGTCAGTTTACCACCCAGGTCAGCCGTTTGGGGGCGTGAAAAGCCCTGATACCGGGGCGTCTTCGGCCGGGTCGATCAGCTCCTCGGCGTGCGTCCGGTACCAGGCATCCAGGGCGCGCGCGGCCTCGACGCTCTGCTCGGCGGCCGCCGCGTCGTCGGCCAACCGATCGGCCCACTGCAACGTGCCCGCCTCGTACTCGGCCCTCAGCGACTCCTCGTCGCGACCGAGGGCCGCCGCCAGCTCCGGCCACGGGGTGCCGCGCAGGATCTCCGCCCGAACAGTCCACTGGAGCACTTGCAGGCTCAACAGCCTCAGCCGGCGCCCGGCACGGATGCGCTCCGCCGCGGTGTCCGCACCGGATGTGGAACCGACGATCGCCCGGGCGAAGTCAGAGGCCTCACGCGCATGCGCGGCCGCAATCAGCCGCGCCTCGGCTGCCTGCTGGGAGCGGTCCATGAGAAAGGTCCATTCGATGAGCCGGAACGACGACGGCGGGCGCCCCGAGGATATGAGGCGCCCGCCGTCACGGAATGCATGTGGGGTCAGCCCACGCCGACGAGCTCCCGCTCTTCGGCCTTCTTCTCAAGGTGCTCCGCGTACCACCGCTCGAACTTGGGCTTGACCTTCGCGCGGCCCGACGCGTCCGAACGGCCCAGCCGAACCCCGAGCCGGCTGCCGCAGAACTCCCCGCCCGGCTGGGCCAGCGGGTCCTGCTCCCACTCCGGGTACGTGCTCGCGTCACGGGCAGCGCGGTACAGCTCGAACAGCGCCGCCTCCGCCTCGGCTTGCGTCATGCCGGCGAACTCGTTCTCCATGACGACGGGCTGCACCACACGGGGCGGCCGCGTGTGGGCCTTCGCGCTCACCGGCTGCCGGGCGGGAGCGGGAGCCGCGGCCGCTGCGGAGGTCTGCGCCGCGAGCTCCTGTTCCCGGCGCTGGCGCTCCGCGCGGTCCTGGCGCTCCCGCTCGATGCGCTCCTTGCGCTCGCGCTCCTCCTGGTGGCGGCGCTCGGCCGCTGCCCGCTCGGCACGCTGGCGCTCGATGCGCTCTTCTCGCTCAGCGCGCTCCTTCTCCTGCTGCGCTTCGCGCTCCGCCCGCTCCCGCTCGACGGTCAGGGCGTGCTCGCGCTCGGCGCGCAGGCGGGCGTCCTCGCGCTCCTGGCGCTCACGCTCGATCTGCTCCGCGTGCTCGCGCTCTTCCCGAGCAGCCTGTTCCCGCGCCGCGCGCTCGCGCTCCCGCTCCTCACGCAGGCGCTGCTCCTTCGCCTCGCGCTCGGTCTGCCTCCGCGCTTCGGCGGCGGCTTCCTCGGCGGCGATGCGGTCCAAAGCGGAGCTGATCGCGCGCCGGTAGGCAAGGCCCGCCTCCGCGGTGACGATCAGCAAGAGCGGCGCGACGGAGTGCACGGCCACACCGACCCAGTCGCCGTGCAGGGCGCTGTGGCCGACGTTGAGAGCGAGCGTCATCATGCCGGTCATCCACCGCAGCAGCGCCGGCCAGGCGCCGCCGGTGCTACCGAGCCTGGAGACCACCGAGTCGAGCTTCACGACGATGATCACCGCGGCGTCCACGACGAGCGGCAGGATGGGCGCGGTCCATTCCCAGCCAGCCGGGCTGACCGATCGGACGAGCGGGGTGACGGTGAGCACGCTGAAGAGCAAGGCCCCGGCAGTGATTGCCCAGGTCCCGTTCTTCAGGGTGCGTTCAGCGGATCGAATCTCCGCCTCGGACATGGTGGCAAGGCGCGCGGTCGAGAGGGATCGGGCCACGTTGCTGTCCTCCTGGAGCGTTGCCCTGGTGCGCTCTTGCTCGTGAGCGCCCGGTCCCGGACAGCCTAGATCACCCTCAGCCTCTCGACCGTGTCACTTTGTCGTTATGCCGTCAAAGCCTCGCCACTGCTACCACCTTTGCGGCTTTCGCCGGTCATCTCCCATCATCTTCAGCACCGTCGCACGGTTGCCGACGCGGGACGCCAGCCGCTCGCCGAGGACTTCGGCGACCTGGTCGAAGTTGAGGTTGGTCGTGAACAGCGTCGCGCGGCCGGAGTTGATCCGGGACGTGATCAGGTCCGAGGTGTTGGTGCGTACGTGGTTCGTGGCGTACTGGTCCATCTCGTTGCACAGGTCGTCCACGATCAGCAGATCGCACCGCTCGTAGCGCTCCCGCACCTGAACCTTGGTCAGCCCCGCCGGGGCGTTGTCCGGCTGGAGCCACGACAGGTACATGGAGTGGGACACGAAGCGCGCCATCAGGCCGCACTCGACGGCGAACGCGCCGGCCGCCGCCGCGGCGACTGTCTTGCCCGCGCCGACACCACCGGCCGCGATGAGGTTGAGGATGTTCGGCCGCAGTATCCGCCGGTCCTCGGGGTCGAGCTTGGCCTGCTCGCGGTTGTGGCGGCGTGCGGCCGAAAGCTGACCGACGTACTCCCGCAGATGCTGGGGGAACTGTGCCTCGTCCAGCGAGTCGAGCGTGTAGCGCGCGTACTCCGCGTGGCCGGAGAGGGCGAGGGAGTTCACCCACGCCTGCCGGTACACCTGCCGCTGGTAGTCCTCGGTGCTGTCCGGCCGGTCTTCCGTGAGCGCTGCCTTGCTGGGGTCGAGCCCACGGCGCAGCAGGATCTCCCTGACGGCGGCCACCGGGCTGGCGGCGGGCACCGGCTCGCGGCTCTCGGGAGGGGCGGGGGCAGGCAGAGCGATCGACATGTCGTCGGTCCTCCTCTCGTCGGTCGGCTGGTCAGACACCATCGGACTGGACACCGAACACCGCCAGGTCCGGGGCGGCAGGCACCGCGGGCGTAGCGTCCTGCTCGGGCTGGTTCTGCTGCCACTGGTCGTTGGTGAAGATGGGGGCCCGGCCGTGGCTGTTCGCACGCGACGGGCGGACACCGGACAGGCGCCGCAGGGCCCGGTCCAGCTCCCGCTTCGCGGGCGACCACTCACCGATGTCGTGCAGGGCCTGCCAGATGACGCGCGAGTCGTAGCCCGCTGCCAGGGCCTCCCGGATGCGGGTGCGCACGTTCAGGTAGTAGCCGCTCTTCTGCTTCGGGGTCCCCATGAGGGGACCCATCTTCTTCTTCGTGACCAGCTCGCCCGCCTGCTCCCACCACCTGTCGGCGCCGTTCCGGGCCTGCTCATCGAGAGCGAGCTCCTCGGGCGTCTTCTCCTTCGCCGCAGGCTTCGGGGCGGCTGCCTTCTTCGCCGCAGGCTTCGGCGCCTCGGCAACCTGATCCGCCTTGGCCGGCGTCTTCTTGCGGGGGCGGCCCGGCTTCGGGGCAGGCCCGGCTGCGGCGAGGCCTTCGCGGCGCCGCTTGTACCAGGCGGACAACGTGTGAACGCCGTCGAAGTCGTCCGGCGGAGTCTCGTGGACGGTGTACCGCTTCCCCTTGGCGCCGTTGGGCCGGGAGAAGTCCTCGGTGTCGATCGCGCCGATGGCTTCGAGCTGCTTGATGTACTTGTCCACCGACTGCGGGCGGGTGTAGCCGAGCATCTCCGCCATGGCCAGCCGTGTCGGCCACACCAGACTGTCGGAACGGGAGATGTTCACGTGCGCGGCCAGCACGCAGTACAGCGCGATGGCCTGCGGTTCGACGTCGGGGTGCAGCGTCACCCAGTCGGGAATCCGCGAGTATGGAGCCTTGCGGCCCAGCGTGGCCTCTACCTGCTCTTCCAGGTCAGCGGGGTCGTGAGCGGTCACTGCGTCACCCCTTCCGGCGTGGTGTGGGACAGGCGGTAGACGGTGTAGCGGGCGTCCTGGCGGCCGATGCGGTGCGGGACGACGTCGCGCTCCATCAGCCCGGTGCGGACGAGCTGCCCGAGCGCGGTGCGCGCCTGGTGGTGGGTGAGGCCGGCGGCCGTGGCGAAGTCGTCGCAGCGGTGCCAGTCGCACACGTCGAGATCGCGGCGCCGCAGGTTCCGCACGAAGGCGGTGAGCGTTGCCGGGCTGAGCCCGGGGTCGCCGAGGAGATCGGTGGCCCGGTCGATCAGCGCCAGGCGGGTATCGCTGGAGATCACGAGGGTTCCTTGCGAGAGGTGCCTGAGCCCCCGCGCGCAAGGCGGGGGCGGGCAGAGCGTGCGGGCGATCAAGCTGCGGCGGCGACCTTCATGCGCCTCGACTTGGGCGGTATGGGCCCGTAGTTGATGGGCACGGCCCGGCCGAGTTTCCTGGTCCTGATCAGCTTCTTGCGCTCGTCCTCGGTGAGGCCGCCGAAGACTCCGGAGTCGCAGCGGGTGGCCGGATCGAGCGACCGCTCCAGGCACTGGGCCGTGAAGGGGCACCGTCCGCACGTGGACTTGGCGAGCTTGATCCCCTTGGCGTCCCGCGGATTCGGGAACATGATCTCGGGGTCGATGCGCGAGCACGGTGCTTCGAGCATGAAGGTGGGAGTGCTCACTGGCCTGCCTCCAGCACCGGGAGGGAGAAGTCGGCCGCCGTCAGTTCGGGCAGCTTCTCCAGTGCCGCGTCCACGAAGCCGAGCAGGGCGTCCAGGGCCTCGACCCCTGCGTCGCTCCACTTCGGGCCGACGGTGTCCGTCAGGCCGCCCGGGATGTAGCTGATGCCCTCGACAATCTCGCCGGTCACCGAGTCGATGACCTCGCTGGTCTTCGGGTCGAGGACTACGCGGGCGAGCAGCGCCTTCTCGAAGGAGGGGCGGATCACGTACTCGGTTTCGCCCTGCTCGTCGGCGTACTCGAGCACCTTCTTCGGGTCCGTGACGGAGAACTTCGCCTTCGCCATGGAGCGGGTGAAGGTGCCGAGCGGCATGACGCCGCCGTCGGGAAGCGGCAGTTCCGTCGCCACGCTGCGCATGCCCTTGGTGGCGTTGATCTGGTCGGCGTTGGCGTTGATCACCGGGTCGCAGATGGCTGCGACCCTCTTCTTCACGCGGTAGGCCACCGCTGCCCTCAGCGCCAGGTCGCTCTGATCGACAGCGACGGTCGGGGCGTCGTCCTTCTCGGGCATCCGTGCGTACCTCTCTGGTTTGCCGGCTGTGACCGGCTTTGGAGCGTTGAAGGTCTGCTGCTGGTGGCCTTCCGCCGCTATGGACGGAGTGAGGGCCGAATTCGTTACACCAGACCGGGTGCAGCTGCTCGCTCGTGCAGCCACGGTTCGGAACTGTACACCACGTCCACCCCGGTGGCGAGATGGACAAGAGGACGCAAACGACTGCTCGATGACTGTCTTGTGCCTGGTCCAGCAGGGGGCCGGCGGAACGCGCACCCGCCGAACTCCCCAGCCGGACCCCGGCACAGCCCCGTCCGGACACGTGGGGCGACGCCGGCCGAGGAGCGGCCGAACGGTCCGGCCATGACGGCATGTCCCGGTAGCGAGCCGGGGCGCCGCGGTACGAGTCCGCGGGCTCGCTGACCAACGGCCGCTCCTCACTCCGGCCCAGCTGCGCGACAGGAGCAGCCGTGTCCGGACTCGCCGCCCCCCGCTACATCAGCTACATCCCGCTCACCGACCTCCCACCGGACCCGGCCAACCCGAAGAAGCACGAGATCGAGCGGATCATCCAGTCCATCAAGGACCACGGATTCATCGACACCCCCGTCGTGGACGAGCGCACCAACCTGGTCATCGCCGGACACGGCCGCCGCGCGTCCCTGATCGAGATGCAGGTCCGCGGCGAACCCGTTCCGGACGGGCTGCTCCTGGACGACGACGGCGGATGGCTGGTCCCCGTGACCCGCGGCTGGTCCTCGACCAGCGACCGCCAGGCCCATGCCGTGCTGATCCTCCTCAACCGGCTCAGCGCCGCCGGCGGATGGGACCCGGGCGCTCTCGCCGAGATCCTTGAAGACCTGGCCACGTCCGACGCCGACCTGTTCGACTCGCTGTGCATCTCCGACGACGAGATGGAGGAGCTGCTGCGCCAGGTCGATCCCGAGGGCCTTCCGCAGGGCCCCGACGGCAGCGACGCCCCCGAGAAGGAGCCGCAGCTCGGCGACGACTTCCCGGACGACGGGTACGCCGACAGCGGCGACAACGAACGCACAGGCGCGGTGTGCTGCCCGGCCTGTGGTCATCTGTTCAGCCCGGGACGGTAGTCCGGAAGCCGATCTACGGTCCCCGCCATGGCCCGCCGCAAACACCGTCGCTCCGCCGCCCCGGCGCGCGCCCGGCTGCTCACGCCGGACGTGGAGGCACGCCTCATCGAGGCGAGCCGCGCCGGCCTGGCCGTGGACCTGGCGGCCGTCACCGCGGGCATCAGCCGCGCCACGTTCCTGCGCTGGATGGCCTATGGCCGCACCGAGCAGGTAGACCGGGCTGCCGGGAAAGACCCGGACCCCGAACTCGACGTGTTCGTGGAGTTCTTCGAGAAGGTCGAGCGGGCCCGTGCCGCTGCCGCCCTGGCAGCCGCCCTCGACATCCGCCGCGCCAGCCGCGGCGGCATCGTCACCACCCACCGCAAGTTCGACCCGCACTCCGGCAAGGTGCTGGAGGAGACCATCACGACGCCCCCGGACTGGCGTGCAGCCGCCTGGTACCTGGAGCGGCAGCACCGCAAGCAGTACGGCAAGGAGGACCACCTGGAGGTGGAGCTCACGGGCGCGGCCGGCGGGCCCGTCAGCATCGAGAACACCGGCCCCGCCGCCGACCTCGCCACCCGCCTCGCCGAGACGCTCCACGCCCTTCAGTACCCCGAAGCCAACGACGACCAGGACGATGACGACTCGGCCGCCGAGTGAGCCCGGGACGCAAGCCCCCGCGAACCCGCACGGTGCTCCCTCCCTGCTCGCCAGCTCCGGAGGAAGCACCGTGACCGTTCGCTACTACCCGGGCGCCAGCCGCGCCTACGACTTCTCCGACCGCTTCAAGGGGGCCGACATGGACCCCGACAAGGTCGGCCTCCACACGACTGAGGGCACCAGCCTGGTCGACTACGCCAAGGGCGCCAACGCGCCGAACATCACCGCCAAGCCGAACTTCGGCAAGTCGCAGCTCGACTGGTACCAGCACTACCCGTTCGACCAGTCCGCGCGGGCCCTGGTCAACAAGCCGGGCGGGGTCGAGACCAACACTGACGACATCGTCCAGGTCGAGCTGATCGGCACGTGCGACCCCAAGCACCGCAAGACCTGGGGCAAGCTGCAGGCCGGAGTGCACTACATCTACTGGCCGGAGGCGCCGGACTGGGCGCTGGACGACCTCGCCGAGTTCCTGGCCTGGCAGCACGTCCGCAACGGTGTGCCGCTGTCCGGCCCGACCGAGTGGCCGGCCTACCCGTCCTCGTACGGCGCGACGTCCGCGCGCATGACGCACGACGAGTGGCGGGCCTTCAAGGGCATCTGCGGTCACCTGCACGCGCCGGAGAACTCGCACGGCGACCCCGGCAACATCCCGTTCGCGAGGATCGTGGCGAAGGCGAAAGCGAAGGCGAAGGGAATGACCGGCGGCGGGAAGCCGAAGCCGCCAGCGTCGGGCGGCGGGAAGCCGAGGCCGAAGCCGGTCCCGCCCTTCCCGGGCAGGGACAAGTTCGGCCCGGGGAAGTCCAATGGGAGCATCACGCTCCTCGGGCACCAGCTCGTCCGTAAGGGCTTCGGCAAGCACTACACGAGCGGCCCGGGCCCGCGCTGGTCAGATGCCGACCGCAAGAACGTCGAGGCCTTCCAGCGCTCGCGCAACGAGCTGCGAGGCGACGCCGACGGTCTGCCGGGTCCGCTCACCTGGAAGCTGCTGTTCTCCTGACCCCCCGGCCGGCCTGCACACCTGCGGGCCGGCCGCCGTACGCATCATGAAAGGTCACCTCTGTGGCAGGCGAAACCGTCATCACCGTCGTCGGCAACCTGGTTGACGATCCCGAGCTCCGCTTCACCCCATCCGGCGCCGCGGTCGCGAAGTTCCGCGTCGCGTCCACTCCGCGGACCTTCGACCGGCAGACCAACGAGTGGAAGGACGGGGACAGTCTGTTCCTGACCTGCTCGGTGTGGCGGCAGGCGGCTGAGAACGCCGCCGAATCACTCCAGCGCGGAGTGCGCGTGATCGTGCAGGGGCGGCTCAAGCAGCGCTCGTACGAGGACCGCGAGGGGGTGAAGCGCACGGTCTACGAGCTGGATGTGGACGAGGTCGGCCCGTCGCTGACGCGGGCGACGGCGACGGTGACCAAGGTGTCAGCTCAGCGGCCCGGTCCTACCCCTCATGCCGCGAACACTGCGGCCGCCGATCCGTGGGCGAACGGCGGCACCCCACAAGAGCCGCCCTTCTAGGCTGCCGCCCACACCGGGGGCAGCGCGTCCAGGGAAAGCCCGTCGTCATCCGGCTCCTCCGTCTGCGGAGGGGCCGGAGACGTTTCTGCATCAGGGGCGCGGTCGGGCGTCTCCGCCTGCTCGGGCTCGGGCTCGACTGCCTCCGGCGCCTCGCGCTCGGGCTCGACTACCTCCGGCTCGGGCTCGGGCTCGACTGCCTCCGGCGCCTCGCGCTCCGGCTCGGGCTCCGGCTGCGGCCTGGGCGCGACCGCCTCCTGCTGCTCGGGCGCCGGCGCAGGGGCAGGGGCGGGAGTGGGCGCGGGGGGCCGCTGGGTGGCGGGCACCACCGGCCTCGGGCCTACCGGCGGAACGGCAGGCGGCTGGATGACGAGAGGCCCCTTCGACTTGCCGTATGCGAGAACGTCGGGGTCTGCGTCCGGCGGCTCGGTGGCCGCGTCCAGGACGATGGCGACGGCGTCGTTGGGGCCCGCCGGCACGACGCCGAAGTGGCTGGTCTCGGCACTGCCGAGGACGAGCCTGACGGCCTGGACGAGCTGCACGGACCGCGTGTCATCGCTCGTCACGGCCTGCTCAAGCGCTTCTTCCGTCACGCCGAGGGTGCCGAATGCGAGAACTGCAAGGCGATCCGGTAGGGGCGTGTACGCCGATATCTGGGTGCCCTGTGCGAGCGCGCCCGCCGGCGTCACGGGGTTGTGCTGCGGGTACGCGCGGCTCTGCGGCTCCGGGTTGATCCGCGAGGCCGCTGCCCCGTACGACGCGAAGGGCTGGGCCTCGGACCTGGCCGTGGAGCTCGACCGGCCGGGCTGGTACTCGGACACGGCCGCGGATGAGGTCATGCCCCCCGATGCCACCCGGTGCTGATTGTCCCGGTCGCCGTTGCTGAGCGCGCGTTCCCAATCGGTGATGCGCGTCAGGTCGGTGCCCCACAGCACGACACGGCCGTGCTGCCGAATGTTGCGGAAGCTGGACCTGTTGGCGGCCTCAGCGGTCCAGGTCGTGGCAGATGCCATGTCCGGGAAGAGCCGGAAGCCGATCTTGTGGAGGTCGTAGGAGAAGGTAAAGGCGGTGCTGGTGCCGACGGACGCCTCGCTGTACATGACCTTGCCGTCCACGTCCACGCACTTGGCCTCGAAGGCCCCGATGGGGTCGCACGTCATCCGGCCGCCCTGGGCGATCTTCAGGAACGAGGGGTTCTTGTACGTGTCGGCTGCGACGTTGTCGCCCTGGCTGACGGAAGAGGCGGCGGAGGCACCGTCCTTGGAGACGCCGGGGTTGAGCCACTGGGCGAGGAAGGCGCCGCCGACCAGCGCAGGCGCGGCCACCGAAGCGATCCTGGCCCAGCGCGGCGGCCGCGGCCGCCGGTGAGCGCCGGTCGGCTTCATCGGCACGGGCGGGACGACGCCGGCGTCGGGAGCTGCCTCGAACCGGGGAACGACCTGGTCGGCACCCAGCCGCTCGTTCATCTCCACGATGTGCGGGCAGTGGGTGCGCACGAGGTCCTGCACGCGCGGCAGGCTCATCTCTGGGCAGACGCGCAGGATGCTCTTGACGGCGGAGTCGAAGGACTGGCCCGGGCGCACGAACAGGTACGTCACGCCCTCGTCGTAGTTCTCGAAGGTGATCGCATCTGCGCCCATGTCCTCCTCGAGGACGCGCAGTTCCTGAGTGGCTCGGCTCACTGATTGCGGTCCGGGGCGCTCTGGCCGAGACGGGCCGCGAGACGCGCGGCGATGTCCTCCAGGCGCTCGTCATCGATTGATTCGATGTCGGCGACACTGAGGCGCATGCCGGGACCGGCTTGGGCGACGCGGGCGTGGACGCCTGGGTCGGTGAGGTCTTCGGTGTGCGCGGCGTCGGCGTGCGCGCCGCGGGCCTGCCGGTCGGCCTCGCGCATCATCGCGTCGAACGCGCGCTGGCGGGCGCTCTCGCTGATGGGGCGACGCGGGCGCAGTGCTGCTGCGGCCATCACCATGCCGGATATCTCGGGGCCTGCGGGCTCGGCGTCGCCGGACAGGCAGCGGTCAAGCTGCGCTGCGACGGCGCTATCCCTGCGACCCAACATCGTTCTTCTCCCTCAGCTTCACCGGAGCTGCGTCCTCGTCCTGCTCCGTGTTCGAAGCAGACAGCAGATACGTTGCCAGGTTGCTGTCACATTCCGGCATCAATCCGCGGAGTTTGGCTAGTGCTCGGCACTGCAATACGCGAATGGTACCCACTGGCTTGCCCATGATCTCCGCAGTCTCGGCGGTGGAGTACCCGCAGGTGATGCGGAGGGCAAGCACCATGTGCTGAGCTTCGGGCAGTTTGTCCAGCTTGCCCCTGATGGCCAGGCGGAGGTCGCTCCATTCGGCGGTCTCCTCCGGGCCCATCTCGGCGCTCGGGGCGTCGAGATGCCAGAAGTCGCCGGTGGGCTGTTCGATGCCGCGGTTCTTCATCGGGCGGAAGTAGTCGTTGTAGACGTTGCGGGCGATCCGCCACACCCACGCGAAGACGCCGCCGCCGGTGTAGCCGCCGATGTTCTGGACGATCTTGACGAAGACCTCTTGCGCCAAGTCCTCTGCGGTGACGGGGTCTTGGATGCGCGCGTGCATGAATCGAACGACCGGCTCGTACATGCCGTTGAACAGCTCGGCAAGGGCGGCCTTGTTCGTCGGGTCCTCGGCCGCCATGGCGGCGGCGGCTTCCAGGGGGTGCGCGAACTCGCCCTGGCCCGACGTGGTCTCGCCGCTGGGCGTCTTCGGCATGCCGCCTCGCTCCCCGGTCTTGATCGGCCTCTGAAACGCCATCTTCCGACAGCCGTGAACACGTGCGCCACCATCAATTCGCACGACAGATCGAAAACTTCTGCTGCACGGCAAAAGCGTTCATTGCATGAGGACGAGATGGTTGATCCCTGTTCGCACCGGAGCAATAGGGGACGTTGCACCCACCTTCCGGGCCTGACGAGCACTCAACCACTCCACGGCTGTTACGGAACCGTTACAGAGCGTTCGCGTGTCGCGGAGTCCTTCTCTCCGGATTCAGGGCAGCCATGCCACCGAGCCGCCGCCACTGCTGAATCTGGACGTGGCGTGCACTATGGTGTGTGGTCATCGCCCTGGGACGAGCAACCAGAGCCAACCAGTAGGGGGGAGGCGACCATGCAAGGTGCCCGCCTGGCTGACCAGATCAACCGACTGCCGTTCGAGACCTGGCTGCGCGCCGACGAGAGCGCCCAGCGCATCGGGCTGCCGGCCGCCGAGGCGGAGAAGGTGCTCCGCGCCGGCCGCCGCCGCGGCAGCATCACCGTGCGGCGCGAAGAGAGTTCCGGGCACGTGTTGTTCAAGCGCGTCCGCCGGCACCCGCTCCCGCAGATGCGTCCCGACGGGGCCCGCGCGTGACCCGCCCGAGCGGCGAGACGGACGTCGACCTGATGGCCCTGTACCTCTCAGGCTGGTACAAGGGCCCGCTGGACGTGGTCTTCCACGAGGACGTCGAGGACCGCATCTTCCAGACCCGGGAGGTCAACGCCCGCCGCCACATGAGCGTGGACGACGCGCTGCGCGAGAGCTTCGACGTGGTGGCCGCCGAGTTCGGGATCGACCGTGAGCGGCTGGAGGCCGCGCGCGGCGCGCTCTCCCGCTACCGCTTCGACCTCCTCCCCAGCGACCCGGACCACCCTGATGCCCTCCACGACATCGACCAGTTCGGCATCCCCCTGACCAACCGCGACATCGCGGAGATTTACGCTGGCGAGGTGCCCGATGGGTCGGACTGAACGATTGATAACCGGCCCCAGGCCTGCTGTTCTCAGGTGCCCGCGCGTGCGCGCGGCCCGGCCCTCGCGCATCGAAAAGGCGCAGTTGGGAGACGGGGGGCCTGGGGCCGGTTATCGTGAAAACTGGTGCCTCGGAACGCCTTCCAGGGTAGGCGCGTCGAGACCTACGAGCAGGCCCAACAACCTGGCGACTCGGGAATGGACGGATGAACGCGGACCTCGGCGGCTTCAGCACCTGGCGCACACGCATGGTGCGCCGCCTGAGAGCCGCTCAGATGGACGGCCTGGACGGCGAGGCGGCGCAGCTCGCGGCCGAGCTCATGGGTGCGCACATCCTCCTCGGCGAGCGCCGGCTCGGCACGGCCGAGGAGCAGCGCGCCTACCTGCTGGCGCGCAGCACCGGAACGCCGCTGCCGGAGCTCGCGGCCGTGGGCCTCGACACCAACACCTGGCCCGCTCCGCCGCACTCCTCGCCCGCCCTTGCCGAGCCCGAGTCGGCCTCTCCTGCCACGGAGGAGCGGATCATGAGCCTGTTCCGCTCGGCAGGCCCGCTGGGCGACCGGCGGTTGCCGGGGCCGCGGTACGAGGTCCGGCACCGGCCGGAGGACGGCCAGCGGTACAAGGGAAGGCCGCTCCCGTGGGCGATCTGGGACACCCGGGAGGATCTGCCGGTGAGCTACCACTGTGACCAGGAGCTCGCCGAGTACCAGGCCGAGCAGGCATCCGAACGGTTCGCGCGCCGGAGTCGACCAGGGTGACTACACGTCAGCGACACGGCGCGCCAGTCAAGATGGCCCAGCTGGGGGACGCAAAGGTCTAGTCTGTCCCCACGAATACCGTCGTCAGTATCCTGCCCCCAGCGTGCGGGTCGGTGGTGGCGCCGAGTACCAGACCCATACAACCGAAAAGCCCCGCCGCTCGGCTGCAAATGAGGCGTCCAACCTTCGCAGCGGAGCACCCGGCGGGGCTCATTCGGGAGACCTACATAGAGGATCGGTCTCGATGACCACCAATGTACCCGCCTCCAGGCGGGATCACGCAACAAGCAGGCCCACCGGGTGGCGCGTCGTGCGCCGGCTTCCGGTGGGCCCAAGTGCGTTTGGTGAGTGCGGTCCGTCTCCTCTGCCTATCGCTCCCCCTGTGGAGGTCGTCGTGACCTAACTCGCTGCGGAGGGTCTGTGAGTGGGCCGTTCCCGTGTGGCGCGGGTTCGCCCTGACCAGTCCTCCAGGCTGTTCGCTCGATGTGGCGTCGAGCTCTCGGCCGTTTCGTTACTCGGGCCTTTGACCAGGCCCGTTGGCTCCCCGCGCGTTATGCGCGGTTTCACCGGGTTCCTCCCGAACCCCCATCGCTGAGGGTCCTTTTGCGCTCTCAGAACCCCAAGAGCACGGAGTCATGATGCCTCATGCCCGCGCGCGCTGCCAGCCCATCCCGGCGACGCGCCGACAAATGAATGACGCGGATGCCCCCGCCGAGACTGCTGTCCTCGGCTTCTCGCTCGTGCGCTCCGAAGCCGAGCAGTGGGTCAGCCGTACACGCTCGCGCCGCATCCGCCGCCGCGGGGAATGGCTGCGCGCGGTGACCTGCATGGTGGCGGGGGGCTTCCGCAAGGGCGCCAACGCGACCACGATCCTGGTCGCCGAGGACATCGCCGACCGGATGCCGCGCAGCAAGGACGGCACCGTGGCCTACTGCCTTGCGGGCATGGTGCAGCGGCTCCGTCTGTCGAAGCGGTGCATCGCCATGCACGTTCAGATCCTGCGGGAGCTGGGTTTGCTGGCCTGGGCGGAACAGGGGAGCTCGCAGCGCAACGCGCTACGCACTCGCCTCGGTGACGCGTTCGGTCCAGGCGTCGGGTTCAAGCGCACGGCGACCATCTACGCCCCGGTCGCGCCGCCGGCGTGGGACGAGGCGATGGGGCACCGGATCGAGGGCGAGGGGTACGGCGCGCGCCTCCAGGGCGTCACGGACGCGGGCAGGGAACGGGCCATCGGCGATGCCCGCGACCGGCACGAGGACCGGGCTCGCGGGAGCTCCCAGAGTCCTGTGGATAACGCGGGTTCGTGCACCCCTTCTGTTGTGGTACCTCAGCCACGTACTTCCCGTTCTGTTGATGGGGGGTTTAAAGACAGGCCGCGCCGGCGCGCGGCACGTTCGCAGACATCACTCACGCACCGAGCCAAGGGTTCGACGGGCTGGACCCCGAGGCAGGCCGCGTACGCGATGGCTCAGAGCGAGTTCGTCGCGCTGCACACCTGGTGGGCTCAGAGCTCCTGCCGGCGGCAGCTCGCGTTCGCCCTGCGGCCGTTCTTCGCCGCTGGCTGGTCGGGTGAGGAAGTGGCTCGCGAGCTCGCCCGCTGGAGCGTTCCACTTCGGCCCCGGCACGTGGCGTCCTACGTCCGGTCGGAGATCCGCCGCCGGGTGAACTCCGGGGCACTGTTCCTGCCGGACGGCTCGGTGGCCCCGTACCGCCAGGCCGCGAGCGACGATGGCCGGTACCAGGGATGGCTGGCGCGGCGCCGGAGCGAGGCCGAGGAACGCTGGTCGCAGACGGCATCGTTGCGGGAGACCGCGCGCGCGGCGGTGCCGCAGGGGGTGCGGAGGGCGCGGCGGGTTCCGCGGGGCTTGGCCGATGCCCGGCCGGACAGGGTCCTGTGCACGTCCGACGAGCTCAGGGCTGCGATGGAGAAGGCGCCGAGGTTCCGCTCGGGCGAGGAACTGTGGGCGGAGATCGAGGAGCTCTCGGAGGTGCGGCGTGCTCACGCGGGTGCGACGTGGGAGTTCCACCCGCCAGCCGCGGCGGAGCCGCGGTGAGGGGCGCCGGGGAACGGTGTTCCCGCGGGGAACACCCGTGGCTCAGGGTCGGCGCAGAGCGACCCAGGTCTGATGGGTGCCTTCGGAGACGTGGGTGCCGTAGTCGTCGGCGAGAGCTCTGACGACATGCAGGTACATGGTCGAGTCATCGTCCTGCGGGAGGGGCTGGTCGTGCTCGACGGAAAGGAAGGCGTGCTCGGCGTCCGTCCATACGGAGCACAGCAAGTGGTCGTCGCTGGTGTGGGTGTAGGCGACGGCGACCAGCTCGGACAGGCACGTTTCGATTCGCCGGGTGAGGGTCTCCGCGAGCTCGCCGATGCCGAGCATGAGCATCAGTACGGGCCGGATGACCGTGCGCGCCTGGATGGCGGCGGTGCCGTTGGCAGGAACGGGGAAGCGGGTGCGCCGGGTGACGGCGAGGCCGTTGGGCAGGGCGGGCCTCTTGAGGAGGAACGAGGGGCCTTTGGGCAGTGTCAGCCACGGCTCGAAGCGCCTGCCGTCGGGCGGAGTCCAATGCTCCGGCGTGGTGGTCACTGTGCGTTCCGTCCCCTGCGGTATTGCTGGTCAGTGCTGTGGTGCGCGAGCGGGGGCCCGGTGAGTCCCCCGATCACTCGTCAGTAAACAATAGTTCGCCTGGCCCTGCCGATGCTCCCCTTTGCCTGTGGCATAGTCAACTATTGTTTAGCACGCCCGAGGAGAGCAGCCCATCGATGCCGTACCGGAAAGCTCAGGATGCCGAAAAGACGCGGGACCTAGTCCCTGCGCCCGGACCTGGCTCGACGTTCGCCGAGCGACTCAACTACCTGTTTGATGTCCTGCGTCCCCGGGACGGCGACCCGGCCAAGACGAACCCGCGCACCGGCGAGTTCCTTCATACCTACGTAGCCGAGACGATCTCGTCCTACGGCCAGGGCACTCTGACTGCGGCCTACATCGGCAAGCTGCGTGGACCTGCGGGTGAGAACCCCACCATCCGCGTGGTGCGCCTGCTGGCCCGGTTCTTCGAGGTCCCGGCCGGCTACTTCGTCGAGGACGCTGTGACCGAGCGCATCGTGGCCCAGTTCTCCCTCGTCCAGCAGCTGCACGACCAGGGCGTGAAGAACATCGCCATGCGTGCCGCCGGCCTGTCCCCGGCCAGTCAGGAAGCACTCCTGAAGATGGTCGAGGCGGCCCGAGCCATGGAGGGCCTGCCTTCAACGCCGGAAACCCCGGCCTGATACTGATGCGGAACGCCCACTTCCTGCTCGCGAAAGGAGTCGCCATGTGGAAGCGCCGCCGCACGGCGACTCGTGCAGCCGAATCGGAGGCCGAAGAGCGCCGCCGCGCGCAGGAGCAGGACCAGCAGCGCGTCCGCGACTTCCTCGCCGAGCTCCAGCTCCCCCCGGTCAGCAGCATCCACGACCTGCTGCCCTTCGTGGAGCAGCGGACCGGCCGCGCCATCAAACTCATGCCCGCCGACCCGAAGGCTTTCCCCGAGGCCCTGGATGCCTCGGCCCCGTGCGGCCTCTGGCTCGCGACCGACACGGCCGACCACATCTTCTACGACGCCACGACCAGCCGTGCCCACTCCGACGGCATCATCGGCCACGAGCTCGGCCACATCCTGCTGCGCCACCGCACCGTGGATGACGAGCTCCTCGCCGGCGTCGGCACCCTCGGCGGGGTGCTGCCCGACATGACCCCAGCTCTGATCCGGATGCTCGTCGGCCGTACCCGCTACACCGAACCCGACGAAGCGGATGCCGAGACCATCGGCTCTCTCCTCCTGGAGCACGTCCACTCAAGCCACTCGGGCCTCCAGGACCGAGACGACCCCATATCCCGCACGCTCCTGCGAAGGTTCCGTTGAAAGACATCCTCCACCCCCTGTGCCTGGTCATCGCGGGCACAGGGTTCCTCGTCCTGCTCCGCGATCTCAGGCGTGACCGGCGCGACCGCGCCCTGGTCGCCCTCGCCGCCGCGTTCCTTGCCTCCGCCCTCAGCTACGCCGTATCCATCACGTGGGTATGGGTGCGCGTCGACGGCTTCTTCGGAGTCCCCAACATCGTCGTACCGATCGCGCAGTCCTTCGTGATCGCCGTCCTGGCACTCCAGTGCAGCGTCATCGCGTACTGGTCGAAGCCGCCGGAGGAGGCCCGCTACCGCTCCCGGAAGCTGCTCATCACGGGCGGCGTGGTCATCGTCGGCATGGCCGTCCTGTTCACGCTGCTCACCCCGGCCACCCAGCGGCCCGTGGACTTCGCGACGTACTACGCGCACGACCCCTTCTACCAGGCGTACGTCCTGCTGTACTTCGGCACGTACACGGCCGCGGAAATCTACCTGGCCCGCGCCTGCTGGAAGTACGCCCGCAACGCCTCCACCCGGTCCATCGCCGTCGGCCTGCGCCTCGTCACGGTCGGCGCCATCATCACCCTCGGCTACAGCGGCATCCGCATCGCGGCCATCGTCGGGGCAGAAGTCGGCTTCACTGTCCAGCACCTCAACGAGTTCGCGTGGGCCTGCGGCGACATCGGCGCCACCCTGACTCAGATCGGGTACTTCCTTCCGGTCCTCGCCATCCGCGCCAGGGCGCTGTACACCTTCGCCTACGAGCACTACAGCTACGCCCGTCTCGACAGGCTGTGGGCGGCGCTGGTGCACGCAGACCCGAGCATCGTCCTCATCGAGCCGACGCCCCAGCGGGACTACCTGCGCAAGCGGGAGAGCATCCACTTTCCCCTGATCCGTCGCCGCACCGAGATCCGCGACGGACAGGTCGCTTTGCGGCCGTACCTGTCCTCCGCGGTCCGTACCGAGGCCGAGGCCTGCCGCCGTCAGGAAGGCCTCACCGGGGAGAAGCTCGCCGCGGCCGTCACCGCCGACCAGCTGCGGCACGCGATCGTGCTCCTCGGACGGGGCAAGCCGGTCGCCGAACCGGCGGATTTCGCCGACGCTGCTCTCACCCTCGACACGGTCGAGGCTGAGCAGGCGCACCTCCTGCGTGTCGCTTCGTTCTTTGCTGCACCCGGGCCGGAGACTCCTTCCGATTCGCTCGCCCCCAGCGCCAACCATGGAGCCAGTACGTGATGTCCCGTCGCAGCCTCCTCGCCGCCTCCGCGGCCGCTGCAAGCGTCATCGGTCTGCCGCGCACCGCCGCCGCAGCCGAGACGAAGCCCGCCGCCGCCGGCGGCGGCACCGGCCAGATGCACCTCGCCCCCGCACGCACGCAGGTCAGTGCCCTGCGCAACCGTCAGATATCCAGCCGCGCGCTGCTCGACCAGCTGCTGGAGCACCACGCAAGGGTCAACCCGGGCCTCAACGCGGTCGTCACCCTCGACATCGAGGGCGCGCGCGCCGCCGCCGACAAAGCCGATAAGTACCTCGCAGCGACCGGCCGGACGCTGGGCCCGCTACACGGCCTGCCCCTGACCGTGAAGGACGCGTTGGAGACCAAGGGGATGCGCACCACGTGCGGGTCCACCGACCTCACCGACCACGTCCCGGACACGGACGCCGACGCCGTCGCGCTCCTGCGCGCCGCCGGCGCCATCATCATCGGCAAGACCAACGTCCCGACGCTGTGCCAGGACATCCAGACCAGCAACCCCATCTTCGGCAAGACCAAGAACCCCTTCGCCGAGGACCGCACTGCGGGCGGCTCCTCCGGCGGGCCGGCCGCCGCCGTCGCCGCGGGACTGACCCCCCTTGAAGTCGGCTCCGACCTCGCGGGCTCCCTGCGCCTCCCGGCCGCGTACTGCGGCGTGTACGCGCTGCGGACTTCCCGCGGCGCCTCGCCGATCGTGCCGACCCGCGGCCACATCCCTCGCCCACCGGACTGGCTGACCAGTTCCGACATGGTCACCCTCGGCCCCATCGCCCGCACCGCGGCGGACCTCGCCCTCCTCCTGGACGTGCTCGCCGCACCGTCCCCGGCCGACAGCGCCGCGTGGAAGATCCGCCTGCCCGCGCCCACCAAGACGCGCCTCAGCCAGTACCGCGTCGGCATCTGGGCCGACGACGCCTACTGCGGTGTCGACTCCGCCACCCGCAACCTGCTGAACCAGGTCGCCACGGCCCTGCGCACGGCCGGCGCCATCATCGACAACTCCACCCGGCCCGTGGACATGGCCACGAGCGACATCCTGTTCCAGCGACTCCTGTACGCGACCGCCTCGGCGACCGCAACGGACGCCGGGTTCGCCGACGAGATCAAGGCCGCCGACGCCATGGCCGACGACGACCCCGCCGCCCTGTTCCTCAAGTCCCGCACCATGCGGCACCGGGACTGGGCGCGCGCCGATGAGGACCGGCAGAAGCTCCGCGGCATCTGGGCCGACTACTTCACTGAGCACGACATCCTCATCACCCCGGCAGCGCCGACTGCCGCCGTCCTCGATCAGACGTCCGTGCCCGTCCCGCAGCGGTACATCACCGTCGACGGGGAGAAGCGGTCGTACTTCGCCCAGACGAGCTGGATCAACCTGGCCAGCCCGGTGGGTCTGCCCTCGCTCGTGTTGCCCGTGGGTAAGACAGCCGAGGGCCTGCCCATGTCGATCCAGCTCATCGGCCCGTACTTGTCGGACCGAACCCTGGTCTCCGTGGCAAAGCTCCTCGCGCCCGTGCTGCCCGCGGCACCGAAGGCCCCGGCGCTTACCGCCTGATCCGCCGTCTCGCCTGACACGGGGGTGCAGGCGGAACGGAAGCAAGAGGGGCCCCAGATTCTGGGGCCCCTCTACTGCTGTCTCGGGCAAGACAGCACCGGCGCATGCAACCGTACGGCACACGACTCAGGCGGCGGCACGCGCCTGCTGCGACGTCTCCCGGCGCCACTCCCGGCACCCGGTTCCCCGGCACGCCGGCCGGGGGTCTCGCCCGCGGGCATACCCGCGGTACCCCGACGGTGTGCTGCAACCGGGCGAGTCCGGGCCCAGCACGCACAAGGACCATGCCGCCTCGTCCAATTCCTCGGCGAACGAGGGGTCCCAGTTCGCGCGCCCGTAGACCTGGCCGAGAGTCACCCCGACTGCTGCTGCGGCCTCGGCCACGGGCATCTGATCGGCGACCAGGCCGAGAAGCCGCTTCTGCTTCTCTTCGGGGAAAGCCTCGTCGGAGAGCCGGTGGCGACGCTCCCGGCTCTCTACCGTGTGGGCGTCCACACATGTCTGGCACCGGCAGCCGACCCGGTACAGCGTCGTCGGCGAGAACAGCTCATGGTCGAACGCGACCCGGATGGGCCGGTTCGCAAGCCGCAGCAGCTGCTTCCCCGTCCACGTGTACCGCCGCCCGCCACGGGCGTGGGGCCGCACTCGGCTACCGGGAAGCCACCCGTGGCGAGCCATGGCCTGCACGCTGCTCGGCGCCAGTTCCATCAGCCCGGCGACCTGCCGCAGGGTGTAGACCGCCTCTACGTCGATCTTCTCCGCGTACGCGGCCAACGGGTGCGGCCGCGAAGGGGTACGAGACACCGCCAATCCCTTCGATCCACCCCCACACATGCGGGGGAACAACGGACAGTGCAGCCTCATCGGGAGGCCAAGAGGGAGGAAACCCCGCTTGTGCGGGGAGCAAGTTGCCTCGTCCGTCACGGTGTAACGGATATGGGGCCAACCCCGCTTGCGCGGGGAGCAGGGACCGGCCGGGCAGATGTCGGCCTGGACCACCCCCGCAGCGGCGGGGAGAGTGAAGCCACCATAGCCTCTCAGGCGCGGGCCGGGTGGTGCTCTGCGTGAAGTTCTGCGGCTTCCTTCCACCAGGCGTCGCGCACGGCGGCGTCCTCGCGGGCCTGCTTGCACAGTCCGCGGTGCTCGCCCATTCCGCCGGCGAGCGGGGTGAGCAGGTGCGGGATCGCCGGGCGCAGCAGCGCGGCGTACTCCTGACCGCCGAGGAAGATGACGTCGGCGTCGTCGGTGCCGAGTTCGGCTGCGTGGCGGGCGACTCTCTCGGCGGTAACGGCGCGCTCGTCGCCGATCGTCACGTCGTACGGGAGGAGGGGGCGCTTGAGGTCCACCAGCCCGTGCAGCGCGGACGCTATCCGGATCAGGGATGGGGCAGTCAGCGCGTCCGCGGCCAGGCGCAGGGACCGGTGGTACTGGCCGGTGTAGAGCTCTCCGGCCGGGTAGCCCGCGTTCAGGTTGCCGTACTCGTTGCGGCCCGGGTGCGGCAGCTTCTCCGAGCCGCACGCGATGATCACGACCCGGCGGCGGTGCACGTCGATGCTGCCGCGCAGCCGGGCGTACTCGCGGCCGGCCGGGGTGAGATACAGGGACCGGCCCGTGTACGGCGCGTTCTCCTCGCCCGGGCGGCGCCAGAAGTCCGCGTATCCGGCGGCGTGGACGGCGCGCAGCGTGGGCCCACGGAACCACGTCTCCCCGGCGGCGAACACGTCGCCGTCGTCCCGGCCCGGGACAAGCTGGTCGGGTCGGCCGGCGGCCGTCAGGATCGCATCGTGCTGGGCCTTGGGCAGCCTGCGCGGGATGGTGACGGGCGCGGCCGGGGCCCGGCCGTTCTTCTGGCGCCACGTGTCCAGGGCCGTCCAACCGTCCTCGGTCATCCAGTGCGTCCCGCCGTCGCGGTCGTGCCGGACCACCAGGCCGTCGGCTTCGAGCCGGGCCATCGCCGCGGCGTGGCCAGAGACGACGCCGTCGTTGTTGCTGTCGAGGATGCGCGCGCCGGTGGGGCTGAGCGTGATCATGGGGCTTCTTCCTTCCGGCCCGGCCGGACGATCCGGCCGGGCCACTGTCTGAGAGAGGGGCGGTGCGGTGAAGGTGGTCAGTCGGCGGCGGCCCGCGCGCTGGTGCGGCCCATGCCGTAGGCGCTCTGCTGGACGAACCGGACCGGCCATGGCAGCCGGACCGGCAGGTGGCGGCGGCCGTCCTCGGGTCGGTGGACCAGGTAGCGGGTGGCGGGCCGCCACTCGTGTGACTCCGGCAGCAGCTCGACGCCTCGGCCGTCGTGCGCCGGTGTCGTCTCGACCGCATACACGTCGCCCTGGCGCCGCACCCGGAGCCCCTTCTCCAGGGCCTTCTTCACATCGGCCGGGGTGAGCCACTCCAGGGCATCGGCGACGGTGGTCACGGTGCCGGGAACGCGGACGGCCCAAGGGCCGGACCCAGCGTCGTCCGGGCCCCACAGGTAGCTGAGCTGGGCCCGCCGCGCCGGCTGCTTGCCGTAGCGCCGCCAGCCTTCAGCGTGCATCAGCACCATGCGGTTCTTCCGGTCGGTGATCTCCAGGTCGGCGGTGCCGTAGTTGCTTTCGATCTCGGTCTCACCGCCGCGGCGGCGGATCTCGCGGATCGCGGACGTCCACAGCCGGTCGTGGGCACGCTCGGGCAGCGGGCGAGTCGTGGGCAGCGGCGCGTTCAGGCGCCGACGTTCGAGGCGTAGGCGGGCGATGGCGGTCTTCGAGCGCTGGCCGGGCATGTGGTGCGCGGCCAGATGCGCGGCCAGCGCGGCAGGGTTTCCGACGATGACGGAGGGCAGGGACGGGCGCATGGGGGGCCTTTCGCGGTGGTGGGGTAGGGGGGAACCGGGGTTCCGCACACCCCCGCCCGTGCCGGGGCGCGGGCGGGCAGTGCGGCGCTCCGGGTCACTGCTGGGTGAGCACGGCCCAGACATAGGTGGCGATGGCGCCAGCGATGTGCGCGCTGTCCTCGGCGAGGGTGGAGCCCGCCGGCGCGGCGTCGAGCGTGGTCACGTAGGCGCCGTCCGCGTCGTAGAGCGAGGCGCCCCACAGCTCGTCATGGGCGGAGGCCGGACGGTCCGCGTGCCCGCCGGAGGAGATGCGGAAGTGCGGCCCGCCGTACGGCTCGTCCTCCGGGTCGACCTGGACCACGAGCCACGTGACGCCGCCTTCGCTGTCCTTGCGCGCGGTCATGCCGTAGACGTCGAGTGCGGCCCTCAGCGCGTCGCCCTCGGTGGGCGGGGCCGCGAGGTCGTCGGGGACGAGCTCAAGCAGGATCGACGGGGCAGCGATGAACAGCTGGCCGTCCGCGTCGCGCAGGATGTACGTCTGCGGCTCCCTGGCCCATGCGGAGAGCATGGAGCGCACCCGGGAGCGGCGTACGGTGCGAGAATCGACCGTCCCCCAAGAGCCGCCAGCGGCGCCCTGGTCCAGGGACAGCCGGGTCACGGTGTAGCTCGAGGCGTGCACCAACTGGGTCATCACGTCCAGGGGCAGGTGCCGCAGCACACGGGCGAAGCGCTGCGCCTCCTCGTTGCCGCGCGGCGAGCGGCGGGTCAGCTTCGCGAGCTCCAGCCGAGCGGACTCGTACACGACGTTGGCGGCGGCCTTGTGCGCCTTGGCGTGCGTGTCCGTCCTCGTCAGCTCCGTGATCTGCGCTTCGACGTGCGTCCGCTGGTCCTGCCTGTCCTGGGAGTACGGGTAGATCAGGCTGTGCCCGGCCAGCTTCTCGGCGTGGGCCGTCACTTGGTCGAGCTTGGTGCTCGTCATGCGGCGGGTCTCGCGGGCGGCGTCGAGCTCCGCGCGGGCGCTCTCCAGCGCGTCGGCGAGTTGCATCCGCCGCACCACGCGCAGCGCGTCGTGGCGGGCGCCGGTGGACAGTCGGGCGAAAGCGTCAGGGGTCATGGGGATGCTCCGGGTTCGGGCAGGGCGCGGCGGTGCGCGGGCACGCCGGCCACGCCGGTAGGGAAGGGGGATAGAGGTGTGCGGTGCCGGGGAGGTGGCGATCCCTCCCCGGCCGGGAGCGTCAGAGAGCGGCGGCCGCGCGGACCTGGCTGTCGATCGAGCCGGTCACGGTGACGTTGGTCGAGTGGCAGGCGGCGACGAACTCGACCTTGACCAGCCCGTCGATGCCCAGGGCGATGGTCTGGCGGCCCCACTGCGCGAATCGCACGGTGTCCAGGGGGCGCAGTCCGGGCGCTGCGGCCTTCATCCGCTGGGCGAACAGGCCGTGTACCGGGGCGTGCTGCCGCACGTCGTCGCTGGTGGTGTCGATCGCGCGGAGCACCGTTTCGACCTGGTCGGGGTTGAGGTCCGTGAACCTCACCCACGACTCGGCGCCGGGCCCTTGGGGCGGGTCACCCAGGTGCGCGGGGCGCGGCTCGGTGTGGTGCAGGGCGCGGCCGCCGTCGCGGAGCGCCCAGCTGGTCGTCGCGCGGCCGAAGCTCCAGTGCGTCGTGACGTCGCGGCCGATGGCGGCCCGGATCTTGCCGACGTTCGCCCGGGTCTCGCTGAGCGCGTTGTGGGCGGGCGCGAGGGTCCGGGCGATGAGCTGGGCCAGGGCGACGCCGTAGGCGGCTGCGGTCGGCGCGGTGGGTGCGGCGTTGGCCTCGAAGCGGGTGCCGTCCGGCAGCATGGCGGCGGCGTAGACGAAGCCGCAGTTGGCGCCGAGGAGTTCGATGCGGTGGCCGTGGTCGGACCGCACGGTGCCCTGGATCTGGCCGTTGTGGGCGGGGAACGTCTGCCAGCCGGTACCGAGGACCGTGCGCGTGGCTTCCAGCACGGCCGAGGCGGTGAAGTCGGTGCTCGTGAGTGTGGGCACAGCGGTGCCTTCCTGGTTGATGCGGAGCGTTGGCGTTGGTCCGGCTCGCTCGTGCCGTCCAACAAGCAAAACTGTACACCGTGTCCGACGATGGGGGTAGGGGCCCGCGCACGTCCCGGGCCCCCGCCCAAGGTGTTCCCCCGGGGAACAGGCGCGCTCGGCTACCCGGCCGGCGGGAACGCCGTCCACGCGCCAGCCCAACCACGGTCGCCCTCAACCCTCCAGCCGGCCCCGCGCAGCACCTCCGGCACCCGTTCCTGCTGCTCGTGTGCCGACTGGCCGATGGCGTCAACGTGGATACCGGGCACGGACAGGTTGGTCGGGTCGGCGGCGCTCACCATGAACCCGTTCTGCTCGCACATCCATGCGCCGTCACCGACGGACTCGCCGTACACGACCGGCTGCAACCCGCCTTCGATCAGCAGCGTGATCGCCGCGTTCTCCGCCGGGCCCCGCTGCCATGCCGGGCTGGGGAAGTACCCGACGGCCGGGGCGGCGCTCTTCGGCACCCACTGCACGTCGTAGGTCAGCGGCGGATGCGCCCGGGTCAGCATCGGCACCGGTTCCGCCCAAGCCACCATGCGGCCCACCTCCGTGACCGCCCGACCGGCCCGCAGCGCGTTCGCCACCTGCACCAGGGCGTCTATCCGCTCGCGCCGTACGATCGCCCCGTACCGGGTGACGGCATGCACCTCGCGCCGCAGCCACGTCAGCCCGTCGCCCAGCAGCTCGTCCGCGCGCACCAGGTGGTCGTGCAACTCCGGCGCGGTGACCATGCGGGCGTCGGTGAGGGCGTGGCGCCGCTCGGCGCGCATCGCTGCCGCCTTCGCCTCCTCCTCCGTCGCCGCGGTGGTCACCTCCGCACGCGTCCACTGGTCTACGACCACCCACGGGTCACCGAACGGCAGATCGGAAGGTATGGGCGCGTACCGGGGCCCGGAGGTGTTCACCGGCCGGTCCGCCACGTACACGTCCCAGCAGCCGGGCGGCAGCGTCACGGCGTACCCCTCACGGGCGAGCGTGTCGGCGATCTGGGCGCGGTACTGCTCGACACCGTCCTTCCGTCCATCGTCGTACCAGCGGACGAACATCCGGCGCGGCTCCTGGTAGTCGTGCGACGTGACGCGGAAACCGTCCTGCCCACCGGGGCCGCACTCCGGCAGCGTGCGGGCGAGCAGCGTCGTCACACGGGCGGTGAGCTCTACGGACCGGAACACGGTGCGCGGCAGATTGCTGGTCATGCTGATCACTCCTGATCTTTACGGAAGGGGACGTGAAGAAGAGGGCCAAGAGCGGCGATCCGGGCCTGCCACGGGCGTCGGGCGACAGCACGGGCAGCAGCGGCCACGGCGCCCACGTCGATGCCCTCTACGGGCATCTCGACGGTCAGGGGCGGGCGGGCACGGTCGTGGCGGCGGATGGTGACGCGCACCAGGCCGGCCCGGACGGCGATGACGGTCACGACGGCCCGGATGCGCCGAGTCTCGACCGTTCCGTCGGCTTCGACGGTGCCGCGAAGCCGACGGGCAAGGTCGTACCGGAGGGCGTCCGCGTGCAGCACCAACTGCGCGCGGGCCCAGGATCGTTCACTCATCGGTCAGGCTCGGCAGCCCGGCCGGGTACTGCGCGAGGTAGGCCAGTTGCTCCCGACCGAACTGGGTGATCTCCTCGTCGGTGAAGCGGTGACCGATCATGGCTGCGCACTCCCGCGCGAGCAGGAACCGGCCATGCAACCAGCGGAGACGGCTGTCCGGGGGCCACACAGCCCAGGCCCAGACGGCTTCCCAGTCGTGCCCTGCCTCGGTGAGGGCGGTGATGTACTCGCACAGCTCCCGCATGAGGATGTCCCCGAGCCGGCCGCGCTCCTTCGCGTTTGCCACGGCTACGCCTCCGCCGGGGTCGCGGTGAGCACGAACACGTGCAGGCACTCCACGATCGCCGGACGGCCGTACAGGTCCACGGGCAGGTCGTACCGGACGTACACCCGCCCCGCGGCTTCGTCGTACGTGGCGCGCGGCCGTCGCTGCTGGCTGACGACTTCCATCACGACGTCCCGCATCCTGTCGCCGGGGATGACGCCGGGAACGTCGTACGCCGCGTCCTCGTCATGCTGCGCCACCAGGTCCCGCAGCGGCACGAGCAGCCCCGACCCCTGGTGCTCGGTCACGTACTGCGCGGAGTCGCGCATGGGCGGAAGCGCGAGCAGCGTCCGCCCCGGCAGGGCGGGGCCCGGGGCGGCGGGCACGAACCGCTGCCGCACGTCCCAGTTCGCAATGGCCCGGCCCAGAGCAGCGCTCACCTGGGCGTCGGACCACCAGCCGGTGCCGTCGTCCTGGCCGTCGTTCAGCCCGTCGTACCGGGACGGCACCCACGACCCGTTGGTGCGGGTCCACACGTCCCCGGTGTGCGTCCACACGTAGCGGTCGCCATCGGCGAAGAGTAGCGGGACGGACGGCGGGGGGAACATGGCCGGCTGCACGGCCGGGACGGTCGAGGTCATGGTGGACACGAGGTCATCTCCAAGGGGGTTCGGTCGGTACGGCGGGGGCACGGTGCGCCCTGCTCACGGCCGCGACGGGCACGGCCGAGGGGAGGGAACAGCGGGCGGGGCCGGGGCGGGCGACGGGCGCGCCCCGGCCGGGCAGGGCTACGGCGCGGCGGGCCGCAGGATGCGGACGTTGCGCCACCACTCGTGCCGGGACGGGCCGAGGACGTATCCGGCGTCCTGAAGCGTGTGGTCGAAGTCCCGGGGGCCGTGGACGGCGTGACCGTCGAACCGGAAGAACAGCGCGCCACGGTGCGCGTCCGGGGCCGCGTCCTCCGGCAGGCGCTCGGGCAGCGCGGGCTTCATGTGGACGTTCCACCCGACGTGCGTGTGCTTGCTCTGGAGGAGACGGCGCACCGTGTGCGCCAGCGCCCACTCCTCCCGCCGCTCGACCGGGGGCCGCACGACCAGGTGGTGAAGCGTGCCCCACTCCCGCCGCTCGGCCCCTTCGCCCTCATGGACGGTCGAGACGTCGAACCCGGCAGCGTGCAGCGCGGGCAGCGCCACGTCACTGATGGACAGCTCCCGGCAGTTCCAGCCGCCCGCGACGTCAATACTGACGGCGCCCATGTACGGGGACACGTCGAACCGGGCGTAGCCGGGCTGCCCGTCGCGCTCCAGGACGTGGATGGTCTCCTTCACCATCGGCGCCAGCGGGCCCGCCGGGGCGCGGAAGACATTGCCGTCCCACGTGTCGCCGGTGCGCTCCCACCCTTCGGCGGTCACCGCGTCCAGCGCGGCACGGTTCATGGCGCGCCACTCGCTCATGGAGCCGCCACGGAACACGGGATTGGCGGGGGCGCCGGGCCGGCCGTCGAGTACCGGGCAGACCGTGACCGTCCCGTCGGAGTTCTCCCGCAGCTGGTAGCCGCGGGAGTCCTCCAGCGGCTCCCCGTCGATCACGGGCAGGGATGCGGCGGACAGGATCTGACGGGCGAGGGCAACGGGCGACGTCTGTACGGACACGGGGAGCCTCCGGGAAGGTGCGGGCGGAACGCGGATGGTGGGGGCCGTCCGGCCGGGACGACGGGCGCCCGGCCGGACGGGCGGTCAGATGCGGTACAGCGCCTCTCCCACGGCGTTGCGGCGCTTCTCGCTCGCGTACGGGGACAGCGCAAGGGCGTGCCGCTCCACGGCATTGCTGGGGCCGATGCGTACGGCCACGACCAGGCCGAGCGGGGCGCCGTCGCCGTTGTACGGCCGGGTGACGGTGAACCGGTACAGCGCTGAGCCGATACGGCGCGTCCACGCGTGCTCGTCATCGGCCACGGCCTGACGGCCGCCGATGGGGAACAGGCCGAAGTCGGCGGCCGCGAGCGCCACGGCGTCACGGGCCTCGCTCAGCGCCCGGTACGCGATGGCGCGCCGCGCGGCGGTGAGGAACGCGGTCATCCGCCGGTCGAACTCGCCGGTGCCCACCTCTTCGCGACGGACCACGCGCATCACGATCGACAGGGCCTCCACGCCGTGCCAGTACGCGCGGTCCCACGCCTTGGCGAACACGGATGCGCTCTCGTCGGTGTGGGCGATGCACGTGGAGACCAGCTCCAGCAGAGCGACGAACGCCGGGTCGTCCTGCACGGCCCCCGTGGGCCCGTCGTGGATGAGCTGAGACACGGCCGTCTCCACGCGGCGCACAGCCTCGAACTCGTCGCTGTCCATGGCGTGCGTGGCGAGCCGGTCGGCGCGGTCGACGGCCCTGAACGCGACGTCGCCCAGCTCGTTGCCCGGGACGTTGCGCAGGGCCGCGCTCAGCTTCCCGAGCGTCTCCGTGCTGGCGCGCTCCTCCACGGCTCTCAGCGCATCGTGAATGGCGGCGACGTACGGGCGCATCTGGGGCGTAACGGCGGTGCTCATGGGTCGAGTCCTCCAAGGGCTCACAGGGACGGGAGAAGGTGGAGCAGCAGGCCGGCGGGGGCGCACGGGCGGTACGCCCCCGCCGGGGCCCGAGTCAGATCCGGTCGGGCTCGATCGCCACGGCCCCGGCCGGGAACGCGGCGCGCAGCACGGCCACGGTCATCAGCGCCTCGATCTGCTCGGCGCCGGGCTCGTCGGCCGGGATGTACGCGTACGTGCCGGTGCCGCTCGGGAGACGGAGCCACACAACGCCCGTCGGCGTCAGCGTCATCTGCCAGCACCGCATGCGGGCGAGCGGCTTGTGGCTGACGCGCGTCCGCTGCCCGAAGCCCCACGGGCCCGGCACGTCATCGCGGAGCGGCTGGAACGGCATGTGCGACGGACCGGCGGTACCGGCCATGAGGTACGGGCGGCTGAGCTCGAACGGGTCCTCCCCGCTCTCCACGACACGGCCGGGCAGCGGGTCACCGGGCGCAAGGTCAGCCGGGGCGATCATCAGCGGCCCGACCTGGGCAAGGGTGCGCGGGTCGGCGAAGAAGCGCCGCATCTCGTCGTCGGTGAAGGAGGACGGGCACAGCGGCGTGTCGCACGCCCAGTGGCCGCGCTCGTCGCGGGTGTGGGTCTCCTGGGCGAGCGTGATGCGGTCCCCCGGTGTGAACACGGCAGGGACGTACGGCAGAACGGACACAGCTACTCCAGATGGTTCGGGATGGGGACCGGGCGCGAAGGATGACCGGCAGGACTCGCTTACGGCGCGCCCTGCACACGGCCGCGACGGACAAGCGGCGCGGTCGGGGGCCGGGGCCGGGGCGGGCGACGGGCGCACGCCCCGGCCCCGACTGACGGATCAGCCCGTGAAGTCCAGCGCCAGGAGGCAGGCCAGCGCGAGGGAAGTGCAGATGAAGCCACCGGCCGTGCTGAGCGCGAGGAAGCGGAACTCCTTGCGGGTGACGGGACGCTCGTCGTCAGGAGACTTGCCGAACATGTACAGACCTCCAAGGGCCATAGGTGGGTGGGGCGCTCGTGCATCCCCGCACCGGGTCGCGACCAGGGCGCCGCGGCTCGATGCGGGCACGACGAAGGGCAATGCTGTGACCAGCGGAAAGGGACGCTCGTGGAACTCGTGAGACCGTCCTATGCGCGCGCGGGGCGGGGGTCTCATCGGGCAGGCCGGGGCGCGCCGGGGGGTGCGGCGCGCCCCGCCGGGGCTAGCGGGTGCGGGCGGTGATGCGGCGCCGGTAGCGGTCGAGCCGCTGGCCCATGCGGCGGGTGAAGTGGGCCCAGTTGGTGATGCGCCACAGGCCGTAGCGGACGGGGATGCGGTGCAGCGGGGCGAGTGCGGCGGGCTCGATCTCTCCGGCGTCGGCGAGGTGCACGAGGATCGCGGCGGCGACGCGGCGGGGGGTGGCGTCGGCCGGGGCGATCGGGGCGCGGTACTCGTATGCGCCTTCGGCGGTGGTGCAGTCTTCGGTTGCGAAGCGCCAGCCGCCGTCACCGTTGTAGGCGTAGTGCTCGGCGCTGCCCGCGAGGGTGAGGCCGAAGGAGTGGCAGGCGACGCTGCCCACGTGCGCGTCCAGGTATCCGGCGCGGATGAGGTGCGCTTCCACGGTGCGCAGGAACGCGCGCTCTTCGGTGTGGTCGAAGTGGAAGGCGAAGGCGTTGCGCTCGCCTTCGGCCCAGTCGTGGCCGTTGGTCTGGCGGTACTCGGGGCTCATGGCGAGGTCGAGCACCTTGGTGGCCATCGCGCGGTCGTCGTCGTCTGCGTCGGGGGTGAGGCCGGTCCACACGGTGGCGCGCGGCTCGTCGTACCAGAGCTCTTCGCTGTCGGGGGCGGGGCCGCTGATCTCGACGCTGGAGATACGCCCGTCGGGGAGCTGGGCGATGGTGATGTGCAGGTGGGCCGGCCCGGTGACGGTGGGGGTGTCGGTGGCCTTGCCGAGGGTGACGGGCATGGGTGTCCCCTTTGGTTGGTTGGGAGCGTTGGTGTTGGGCCGGCTCGCTCGTGCCGTCCAACGAGAAGAACTGTACACCCTGTCCGGCAGTGCGCAACAGCCTTAACGGGAATCCCCTGATCTATCGCGCCTCTTATGCGTGGCGCGCATTCAATCTTGGACGTGGTGTGCACTTTTTGATTCTGGTCATGTAGAGTGGTGCTCGCACCGAACGGCAGCGACGGAACGAGCACCCGTCAGCCGCCGAACGCTCCGGAACCAAAGGGGAACCCCTGTGTCTGCTGCCGCCGCACGCCGCGCCCGCCGCCGCAACGCCGCCGCCGAACTCCGCAACCGCCGCCGCATGAACCGGCCGCACACCGTGAAGCCGTTCCTGCGCTCCCTCGGGTACGAGACAGCGTTCGTGGAGCGCTACGCCTCCCCGTTCGGCCGCCACGCCGCCAAGGCGTACCGGGCCGCCCACGACGGCCGTGACCCTCAGACCACCCGCCGCCGCGTCAACGGCAAGCTCCGCACCGTCTTCCAGTACCAGCCGGGTGACCCGGCCCTGACGATCGCGCTCTCCACCTACAAGCGCACCGCCGAGTACGCCCCCGCCGCGTAGCACCCGCTACGCCCCCCAGCTGGCCGGGCGCCCGGCACTCCCCCCTCACCGGCCGCCCGGCCACCCTTCCCCGCTCACCCCGCTACGCCTCGACAGGAGATCAGCCGTGCCCGCGATCGACCGCGCCCCCGAACTGCCCGACCCCGTGACCGTCATCGTCTGCGCCAACTGCTGCAAGAACCACTTCGCCGCCGGGCCGGACGGCCGCTTCCACTGCCCGTGCGGAAGCGTCATCACCCCGCGCGACCTGGTGTTGGACCCGGATGAGCGCTGGTGCATCACCCCGGCCGGTCTGCTGGCCTACGTCACGGCGCCCGTCGTGGCGCTGAACCGGTACCGCGAGGCGCGGGCCGTGATGGAGGACCCGACCTTGTGGGGGTGGCAGAAGGCGGCTCACGCCGAGTACCGCCGGGCGCTCGCCGAGCTGGACGCCGCGCGCGCCATGGGCCTGCCGCTTCCCCACGACATCCCCGTGGAGATCGGGCGCGTCTACTTCGCCGCCGTGGTCAACCCGGACGGCACGTACGGCGGGGGCAACCCTCACGCGCTGGGGTGGGACTGCACGATCTGCGCGCCCCGCGCCACCGACCCGAGTCGGCAGGAGTCGCACCCGTGCCGGAACCCGCGCGGTCACGCCTTCAGCACGGTCAACGGCTGGACGCGGCACGCCGACCGCCGCCACACCCACACCTTCGAGGTGCTGTCCCCCGTCGCGCCGAACCTGCCCACGGCGCGCGACCGCGCCGCCGAGATCCTGACCCGCCGCCAGGCCGCCGCCGTCCTCGCATAGCCCTGCTGCTCCCCGGGGCGCGGCACCCCGCCGCGCCCCGCCCTTCCCGCGATCGGAGAACCCGTCATGACCCGCTCCCGCCAGACCTTCGAGCAGATCCGCGCCGCCGTCATCCTCGGCGCTCTGGGCGCCCTGCTGGTGCTCGCCGCCGCTGCCGTCGTCGGGGCCGTGCGCTCCGCTCCGTCCGGTCCCACCCGGCCGCCTGCCACGGTCACGGTCGTTGCCGAAGACGACCAGGAGGACACCGTGGCCGCGTACAACGCCGGTGACGACAACCGCGACGGCGTCATCGAAGAGGACGAGTCCGGCCGGGACTGCGCCACGATGGGCAACCGCCAGTGCGGCCCCGTCCCGAACGCGCCGCTCGCCGCGCCCCTGGAGTGCGAGCACAACGACGCCCCGCAGGACGTCTTCCGGCTGTGCCTGAAGGTCGCCGCGCAGCCGCCGTACGCGTGGACCAACCCGGACGGCTCCGGTGGCGAGGCGCCCGACGGGCGGGCCCGCATCGCCGACCTGGACGTAGGGCCCGGCACGCCCGCGTGGGCGGACGCGCTGCGCGCCCTGGACGCCGAGTACCGCGAGCACACCACGCGCCACTGAGGAAACGGCCGGCCCTGCGCACCGTGCGCCGGGCCGCGCCGCAAACCCGCCGCCCCTGAAACCCTCCCCGCACCCTTGGAAAGGACCCCCGCGCGATGAGCAGCAACCCGAACCCCACCCTCCCGGACGGCACGCCCCTGAGCGTCCAGCTCTTCACCGTGGAGGGCAGCGCGTACGGCCCGTACGTCGCTCTGCCGCTGAGCGACATGTGGACGCCGTACAGCGCGCACCTGTTCACCCGGGCGACGGCCGAGGAGATCGTGAAGGACCTCCACAAGGACGACTGCGGCATGACGGCCGCGTTCGCCGACGACGGGACGCTCACGTTCACGTGGACCCGCGACTACGACGGCGACGGCGGCACCAAGAGCATCGCTCCGGACGGCCACGGCCGGTACGCCATCGGCGGCATGTGGTCGTGGGACGAGTGGGGTGACCACGTGCCGCACACCGCCGGGCAGGCCGTGTTCGCGCTCGGCGCCGCCGAGTACCGGTGGACGGCCGACAGGTGCACGGCCCAACCCGAAGGGCTGGACGGCCTGTACGCCCGGGGCCGCGAGGAAGCGCACGCCGTGACGCTGCGCCGCGAAGAGCCCTGACCAGCCAGTGGGCCCGGGGCGCGCCGCGTGCTGCGCCCCGGGCCCTGCAACCGCCCATTCCCGTCCGAGAGGAACCGATCATGACCACCGTCGCCGCCCCGTCCGCCCACGCCATCGCCCGGCCGCTGGACGCCACCGCGACCGCCTACGCCCTGAGCAACGCCGACCGCGACAGTTCACCGGCCCCGGTGTCCGGTGCGCTGCTGCGCTCCCTGCTGGCGTCCGCGCTCCACTCCCGGGGCGCGGCCGCCGTCGAACCCGACACGGGCACGGTGCTGCTGACGTTCGGGCAGATCGCGTGCATGGCGCCCGCCGAGCTCGGGCCGGTGTTCCGTGCCGTGCCGTGCGAGCGGCCGCCGCTCACTCCGTGCTGCGCCCGGTGCGGGCACTGGAAGGGGGAGCACGACAACCCGGCGGCGCCGACGGCGTGCACCCGGTACCGGCTGAGCATCGGGCCGGCCCGGTACTCGATGCCCGACCACGACGGGGTCACGTACGCGTGGGTGCGCCGCATGGGCCGCTCCCGGGTCGTGTTCCAGGTCATGGAGCCGTCCGTGTACTTCCCCGGCGGGACGCTGGTCGTGCACCGGTACCCGGAGATCGGTGACGGGCCGGTGTCGTTCTCCGCGCACTTCCGGGTGATCGACCCTGCGATACGGGCCGCGTTCATCGCCCGGGCCCGGGCGCGTGTGCGCCGCTGACTACCAACGATCCCCGGAGGAGCGGGGATTCCCTGTCAACCTGGTCGGACATGGTGTACAGTTTCCCTTGTTGGACCGCACGAGCGAGCGGGACCAACGCCAACGCTCCGAACCGACCGAAGGGGACACCATGTCCGCCGACCCGCAGTGGACCTCCTACCTGACCAGCTCCACGGTGTGGAACTGCACGGAGTCGAACCTCCAGCTCTGGCACGCGTTCGACGCCGACGGCCACGCCCTGTGCAACCGCCGCATCCGCGCCCACGGGCACCGCGACTGGACGTGGTTCCGCACGCTGGCCGACGCCGAGGCGTTCCCCCTCTCCAACATCCACGACCGGTGCCGCGCCAAGGCTGAGGCCAAGGTCGCCAGCCACCCCGAGGCGCAGAAGCGCGCCGCCGAGGACGCCGCGTGGGAAGCGGAGCTCGCCGAGGAAAAGCGCCAGGACCAGCGCGCGACGGCCGCGTTCATCTTCGGTGAGACCTGCTACACCGCCTCCTACGTGGTCACCGCCTTCCAGGCGAACGCCGACGACACCGTTGCCGAAGGCGGCCCGCAGTTCACCCCGGCCGAGATCTGGGCCCAGATCGGTGACGTGCTCGGCGACTACGGCCCCGACGCCATGGCCCACTACACCGAGGAGCGCACGCCCGTTGCGGCCCTGATCGCCACGTGGAACCACGTGGACGACCTCGCCGTCGCCGGGACCCTCTCCGGCGACCGGGAGAACGAGCTGATCGCCGAGGCGCGCGCCGTGCTCGCCGCCGCCACGGCGGCCGCCACCGCCGAAGACGACGACCAGGACGACGAGCAGCCGGAGACGTCTACCGGCGTCACCCTCGCCAAGAACCCCCGCTCCTGGCAGGTGCTGCTCCACACCGACTCGCCACTCACCGGCGCCCGCTGGGCCGACCTGCCCCTGCATTCCGTCGTCCCCGCCGAGCAGCTCTGCGCCGGACAGGACTGGCACGCCGTCGACCAGCAGCTCACCGCGCGCGGCCTGACCCGCTACGGCTTCCCCCACGCGATGAGCGCCGGGCACGCCCTGGACCTCGCCCGCAAGCGCTGGGAGGCCAAGGGCCCGCGTGCCGCCTGGTTCGCCTTCCTGCGCGAAGAGGCGCCCGCCATCGAGGCGATGCGCGCCGAGTACGCGCCCACCCCGGAGCACGAGCGGGCCGCGTTCGAGTTCGCCACGGCCGCAGTTGCCCACCCCGCCCCGCTCACGCTCGCCGAGCTGCGCGCCATCGCCAACGGCACCGCCTGACGGCCGCACCCCCCGGCGGGAGCGCGCGACCCAAGCCGCTCCCGCCCCCCATCCTCCTACCCCAGCACCGAGCCCGGCCCGCTGCCGTGCCCTGCACTGAACGGAACAACCGATGTCGCTCACTGCTCTGTCCCCCGCTCACGACCAGTCCGTGCGCGAGCTCGCCGACCACCCCGTCATCGAGGAGATGGCCCGGGACCTCCTGCGCGCGACCCCGGACATGCTCGCCGTCCTCACCACCGACGGGCACAGCCCGACGACTCAACTCATGGCCCTGGCCAACGACCGATACGCGGAGCGCACCGGCGGGCACGGCCGCCACCTGGGCAGCGTCGCCCGCGCCGTCCTCGCCCGACTGGGGACGCTGCGCGCCGAAGTGCTCTCCGACCAGCTCGCCGCCCTGCCGGACACGGTCACCGAGGCCCGGGCCGCCGAACTGGAGGCGCGCCAGGCCATCCGTGACATGTGGGCGTACGGCTTCCCCCGCTGTCCGCTCACGAAGTACGCCGAGGTTTCCGGGGAGCTCGCCGACCGCCTCGCCGAGGGCCCGGAGGCGACCCGATGAACCGCAAGGCCGCAGAGGCAGCGCTGGCCGCGTACGTCGGCAACTGCGGGCCCGGTGAGGCCAAGGAGCCCGAGCACTGGCAGGCCAGTGACCTGGTCACGGATCTGCTGATGCTGTTCGACGCCGACACGGCCAGGAAGATCCTCCGGCGCGTCGAGGGCGACCTCACCGCCGAGCAGCCGGACGTGACTCCGGTCCTTCCCGCCGCCATCTGACCCGCTACGCCCCCGGGGCTCGGGCCGACGACCGGCTCGAGCCCCGCCCAGAAAGGAGTGCCCCGTGCCCACGTTCGAGTTCACCGCCACGCTGACCGCGAAGCTCACCGTCACCGCCGACAGCGAGGACGCCGCCCGCGACGCCATCGACGCCATCAGCGAGACCAAGTTCGAGGAGTCGTTCACACAGGGCGGAGTCGAGATCGAGGACATCGCCATCGAGCCGCACACCGCAGACCTTGACGCGGTCGACGGCATCGAGCTGCACAGCTGCGTGGGGGACGGCTGCACCGTCTGCCCCACGCCTGCCGCCGCTTAGACCCGCCCTCCCGCGCCCGGGCCCGATGCCGGCCCGGGCGCGGCCCTCGCAGAAAGCCTCTGATCATGAGCGACACCATCGACTACGTCGGCTACGTCCACGGCCTGGTGCGCCGGTACCGCGACATGGACGCGTGCCACACGGAGAGCCTCGCCCCGTACCTGGGCGCCGACGGCGACGCGGACCCCCGCCGCTACGCGGACTACGACGAGACCCGCGCCACCAACGCGCTGCAGGCGGCCGAGTTCCTCGCCGAGCTGGTCGGCGAGCTGGTCGCCCTGTGCGGTGAGCCGGTGCCCGGGGAGGCGTTCACGCTGACGTTCGCCGGACTGGAGCGCCACGACGGAGAGAAGCCGTACGGCTTCGTCGTCTGCGCCCGCGACCTGGACGACGCGCGCCGTACCCTCACCGGCCTGCCCTCTTTTCGGGAGTGGTTCGAGGGGCAGCGCCCTTTGGGCGCCCCGGACGGCCAGGCGCCGGACGTGCTGTTCGTCGCCGACGAGTCCCACCCCGGCATACCCGCGTGGGGCGCGTACAGCGACCTGCGCCGCGAGCAGGCCGCCGCTGCTTCGGCGTCTGCCGTAAACGCTGCTGCGCCGCTCTCCCTCTCCGCCTGACCACCCCTGCCGCGCCCGCCCGGCCGGTACGCCGGGCGGGCCCCTCGAAAGGACCCCGACATCTCATGTCCACTCTGCTGCTCGGCCGCTGGGACCACGGCGGGAACCTCGTGATCACCGAGTCCCACCAGGTGGAGGACGGCGACCAGGCGACCATCGACGCCCTTGTCGAGGACCAGGACGACGCCGACTCGATGGCGTGGTCGTGCGCGTTCGACGTGGACCGGCACGCCGACGCCGTGCAGCGCGCGTTTGAGGAGTACGTCCGGGACGGCTTCGACGCCGAGGGCCTGATTGATGAGGTCGAAGGCTTCGAGCCCGTCACCGCCTGACCACCTCTCCGGCCGCCCGGCACGTACGCCGGGCGGCCCAACCCCCAACCTCACTCCCTGGAGGAGCCCATGACCGCTACGCCTGCCCTGTGCGGAGCGCCCGGCCGCGACGAAGAAGAGGGCATCGACGTCACGTGCGATCTGGCCCCACACGGGCCCGACGAGCGGCATCACGCCGTGCTCATCGGCCCGTACACGCGTGAGCCCATCGGCGAGATGTGGTGGCCGAACCCTGAGCCGGCCCCGCCGCACGAGGTGATCCTCCGCCTGATCGCGGAGCACGTCACCGAGTCGAACAACGTCGGCGGCCTGGACGTCAACGACCTGGTGACGGACCTGGAACGCGCCGGATTCACCCTGCCCGAGATCCGCGAGGACGGAGAGCCCGCATGAACCTGTACGGCACTGGCGACACCATCGACGTCGGCACGACGCGCGGGCCGGTCGGCTACGCCCCCGGCGGCATTGTCTCCGCGCACCTGGACCCGGGGTTCCTGACCGACAGGGAGCGCGTGCTGCCGCTGCTCACGTCGTGGACCCGGGAGCAGCTGTACGCCCTGGCCGACATCGTGATCGGGGAAGCGGACAGCCGCACCGAGGGCGAGTTGCTGCGGCTGCTGCGCGACATCGGCGCGGGTGAGCCCGGCAGTCCGCGCGTGACGCACATCGAGTTCGTCACCACCTCGAACTACGAGGACGGCGTGTACTGGGACGACAGCACCGTCTACGTCCACATCGACGGGCATGACGAGCCCGTCCCGGTCGACTTCGAGAACCCCGACGACGACCCGGTGCAGACGGCCCGGGACGGAAAGTTCCGGACCCTGCTGGCCGACTACTCCCGCGCTGCGCCCCCGGCCGACGGCGCGCACCTGGTCGTGAACCTGGCCACCGGCGAGTTCGACGTCTCCGGCAAGTGGGCCCTGGTCTGACCCGCGCCGCTGCGCCCCGCCGCGCCCGGCGGCGGGGTGTAACGCATTCGCCCCCTCACTCCGTCTACGTGGCGACTCCACCGCACCGAGAGGACCCCATGAACCACCACCCGCACCCCGGCTTCATCTGCGTGCCCATAGGCAGCGACATGTCCGGCACGAAGGTGAACGCCGCCCTGGCGGACGAGGTGAAGCAGCTGCGCGCCGAAGTGGCGCGGCTCCGCGCCGGTGAGGAACCCATCGAGCCGTACGAGGAGATGACCAGCGGCGGGCATCTGCTGTGGGCACTCGGGCACGCCCCGGCCGAAATCCGCCTGAGCGTAGCCAACGGCCTGGTGCACAGCATGAACACCGCGCACCGGTGCGGCATGGAGAACCATCAGGCGACGATCGCCCTGAACCGGCGCCGTATCGAACGGCTCGAAGCCATGCGGGACCGCCTGCACCACGAGGCGAAGCGGCAGTCCCAGAAGGGCGGACCGGAGGCGCGCGCCGTGGGCCTGGCGCTGAGCTTCGTCCTGGCCTACGACACGGACCCGGTGACGGTGCTGTGAGCCGCACGCGCGTCTTCCGCTACGCCCACACCCCTGTGCGGGTCCGCGTGCGCGGCGGTGAGCCCGTCTGGTTCACCCGGGACCTGGCCGCCGCGCTCGGCGTCCCGTTCCCGCCCGGCCCGCTGCTCCCCGCATCGCCGAACGGCCTGCTGGGGATCGCGACGGCAGCGCAGGTACGGACGGTCATCGAGCGGGCCGGCTCGGGTACGCCCAACGGACTCCGGGCCTGGATGACGGACGTGTCCGCGCAGCTCACCGCGCCCGCGCCCCGACAGCCAGCCCTGGCCCCGGTCCGCCGCTCCCGTCCCGCCCGCGACTACGGACACCACTGACCGGCCCGGCGCTCATCGGCTCCACCTACTGACGGCTACGCGGTCAGCCGTACCGGCCCTGGAAGCGAGTCGGCTCCACTGTGCTGCCGTGCGCCGCCTTGAGCCCTTCCTGCGGCCACCAGTACGAACGGGAGGTGATCGACGTCGAGCCGTGCACGTCGACTTCCACCTGATACGAGACCCGGCCGTCCGGGTAGTCGTGCCGGGCCTGCACGACGGCATACCGCCATCGCCCGTTCACCAGCACGAACAGACCCGGGCGGTTCCCGGCAGGCCAGAGCCACACCGTCGGCGCGGGTCCGTCTTCCGGCCGCCACGGCGGTGCCTGCTCCGGTTCCGTGCTGGTGTCCATGGTTCGAGAGTAGGCGGCAGGACGCGACGCAAGGCGTGACGGTAGGCGACCCTCCCGCGGATTCGTCTCCGACAGGAAGGTTCCCCATGTCCGACTCCCGGACCTCGCTGCGCAGCGCCGCCGAGCTTCTCGGTCTCGCCCTGGTCGTCCTCGGCATCGTCGTCGCCCTCATCGCTGTGTTCGGTGGCAGCCCGAGTGCGCCCGGCCCCGGGCCGGCCCCGTCGCCCACCGCCACTACGCCGGTCCCGTCGCCCACCAGCCCGACGCCGACCGGCGGCACGGACGCGGGCACGACGACCGGCGGCGGCCCCGGCCCGGCCCCGACGTCCGGCACGGACGGCGGCACGACCACCGGTACGACGTCCGGCGGGACGTCCGGCACAGACGGCGGCACGACCACCGGTACGACGTCCGGCACGGACGCCGGCGCCGTCACCGGCGGCGCCTCCTCCTGAACCTCGTCCCGCCCCGCGAGGCACCCCGCCGCCAGGCGCGCGGCGGGGTGCCCCCGCATGTCAGAGCCTCGAACTAACATCCCCGAACATGCCGAGCACCTCCCCCGAGCAGAACCCGACGAACAACGCCTCCACCGCCGACGAGCAGCCGTTCGACCCCCTGTACTTCCCGCCCGACCTGGTCCAGAAGCAGCAGGCGCTTGCCGCCGCCTACGCCGAACTGCACGCCTTCAGCGCGAACCCTGACCTGCCGTGGTCGGTCGAGCCCGGCGGGGGATGGGACGACACCGGCAGCGGACGGTGGCGGGAGACCGCGCGGCCGGAAACCGGCGGCTGGACCGACGAGCAGAACGCCGAGTATGACCGGCTGTGGGCGCAGGCCCGCGAGCGCGCGATCGACGTCAGCTGTCACCCGCACTGGAACGCCGTCCGGCAGCACTGCTCCCCGGAAGATGTCGTCAAGGCGCGGCAGGCCCTGAAGACCTACAAGGGCGCCACGCTCGCGCAGGAAGACATAGCGGCAGCGGCCTGAGCGAATCCTGCGCGGTCATGCTGTCCTACCCCGCACGACCGCGCCGAAGGGGTGAGGCGCCCAACCTGGCGTCGCAACCCCGCACCGAAAGGCCATCCAATGGGCCAGAACAACGCCGCCGCGCGTCCGCGCACGTACGTCGTGATCAACGGCCAGCCGCTCTTCGGCGACCGCGAGATCACCTTCGTTAGCGCAGCGCCGCTCGGTTCCACCATCCGTATCCGCGTCGGTGGCCGGGCCGCCACCGTCACCCTCACCGGGGAGTCGATCGCGTTCGGCCGGCTCGGCGCCACCGCGGTGATCCGCTACCTGTAGGCCCGGCCGGATGATCCGCGCGCCCCGGACGACTGCCCGTCGCCCGGGGCGTCGGGTCGTGTCAGTCCCGGGTGGCACTGTGGCCACATGGTCACCGGTTCCGCCCCCACGGCCTCCGCGACCGGTACGGCAGCCAGCCCGGACGCTCTGCGCCTCGCCGTGCGGATCACGCTCGCAGCCCGGGCCGACATGCTGCGCCGCAGCCTCCCGCCGCGTCCGCACGATGTGCGCGGTCGGTATGAGTGGTGGCGCTCCCTCAGCGCCGAGCAGGCCCGGCAGGCGACGCTCTTGGACCACCTGGACGCAATGTGTGGGCACCTGGACGGAGAGCCCGCACTGGGGCACTCGGCCGACGACCCGCTCCCGGAGGCCGCTCTGGAGGCCGCTGACGGGTTCACCGACGAGGAGACGGCCGCCATGATCGCCGCGTTCCGCGAGGCACGCTGACGCACGGGACGGTAGTACGCGGCCGCGTCTACGTTCCCGCCCATGACTGACAGCTCCGCACCCGATGCCCGGCCCTCCGGCGGTGTCGTTTCCTCCCGGCTGGTGATCGGCGAGACCGTGCCCCCGCGGATCGTCTACGCCCACCCGCCCGGCCGGGATGCCCTGGACCGAATGCTCGCCTCCAGCCTGAAGCGCCTGCGCCGTGTCCGTCGTGGCCTGCGGAAATAGCCCAAGTGCGCTCCAGCGCATCAGGGTTTCCTAGTGCGCTGCAGCGCATCAGGTGAAATCCACGTGCGCTGTGGCGTACCTGGCCACGTGCGCTACACCGCACCTGGCCTGATGCGCTGCAGCGCACGTAAACAAGAAGAACCCAACACAACCGAAGGAAGAAGACGAACAAGGGCCGTAGCGGACCCCGGTGAGCCGCTGCGGCCGCGCCGTGGTCACCGGCATCCTCGGCCGACAAGCGGCCTCACCCGGGACGCAAACCCCTTCAGCCGGCTTCATCAGCTCCGACCGCTCCAGGCCAGGCAGCCGACCCCATCGGCACGCCCGGCACGAACGACCGGAAAGAGCACCATGAAGCCCACCGTGATGAACGCCCTCGAAGCGTGGAAAGAAGCGTCCGACAGCCTCCAGGAGAGCGCCGTCAACGCGCTGCGCCTGGCGCTGCCCGGCCTCGACCACACCAAGACCCCGACCTACTGCTGCCCCGTCATGCTCCACATCGACCGGCCGAACGACCTCGGCGCAGGCCGGGTGTGCGTCGATGACGACACCCGCGCCACCGTCGAGCTCGACGACGTACCGAACGCGGTGATCGCCGAAGCCGTGGACGAAGTCTTCGGGATCGCCTGGTTCGACCACGCCGACGGTCCCCTGGAAGACGAAGGACCCGGCACGTACAACTACGACGACGAACAGACCGGCGCGGAGTACGAAGTCGTCCTCGGCGGCAACGACGCCAACACCGGCCGCGTCTTCGTTGCCTACGTGCCCGTCCCGTACGCCGTCGAGCTCCTCGACGCCATGAGCACCGCGCGCGAGCGACAGCAACGCGAGGCCGCCGCGACCTCCTGAGCAGCCGGGGCGGGCCCGCGCTGCCGGTCCCGCCCCGCCACGCTGTCGCACCCGGCTGGCACACTGCACCCCATGGCCCGGCACGACCCCAGACGCGAATACCTGCTGCTCATGACCACGATGGTTACCTGCGCAGCCGCTATCGGCGCTGCCCTCGGCGCCATCCTGGAAGGCCCGGCGCTCGGCCTCATCGCCGCAGTGTCCCTCGGCGGCGGCACGGCCATCGGCACCCAGCTTGTTCGCCGGCGCACCCTGGCCAACCTCACCAAGGCCCGCGGTGAAGCCGCCGCGCGCGGCTACGCCGAAGGCATCGCCCACATGACCCTGGTCAAGATCGCCATGTACGAGGCGTCCGTCTTCCCCCTCTCCGGCGACGACGCAGTCTCCGCCGAAGAGCGCCGCGCCCGCCGTGCCACCGCTTACCAGGTCGCGGCCACCGAGGAACTGCCCCACTCCGTACGCGAAGCCGCAGCGGCCGCGCTCGCTGTTCTCGACGCGGGCAGCCGTGACCGGGCCCGGGAAGCGATGCAGACCCTGATGACCGCGGTCAACAAGCTGCGCCACTGATCGCCGGCAGCCCGCGACGGTAGCCGTCCCGGGCGTGCATGTTCCGTCCCGCCTCGCCGCTCCCCGCGGCCGCCGTCGCGGCCCAGCGTGCGGGGCGGGACGGAGAACCCCTGCCGTGGCCTCTCGACGCCGCACAGGCCCCACGGACACGGTCCGCCAACTCGTCCACCTGCGCGACGGCGGGCGCTGCGTGCGCTGCAACACCGTCCGGGACTTGACCATCCACCACCGCGTCAACCGGGGCATGGGCGGCGCCCGGGAGGAGTGGATCAACGAGCCGCATAACCTGCTCCTCACCTGCACTACCTGTAATGGCTGGTTCGAGGACCACCCCCGCGAGTCCTACAGCCACGGCTGGAAGGTCCGCAGGCCGATGCTCCCCGGGGAGATGCCCGTCCGCTACCCGAGCGGAGCCGAGTACGTCCTCCACCCCGACGGCACCCGCTCCCGCATCGCGCCGCCCATCCGCTACGCCCACGCCGGCGGTGCACGATGAAGGCCCGCACCATCCAGCTCACCCTGTGCTGGCACCTGCTGCTGTGGCGCGGCGGCTCCCGCTTCGCCATCGGCCCCATGCGCGCCTACGACCCCGACAGGGCCCGCATGCGCACCGTCGGCGTCACCCTGAGCATGTGGCGCCTGACGATCAGCCTGGCCCGCCTCGGGCCGACCGTCGGCCTCGCCATCCACGACTCCTGGTGGCGCGACTTCGGCGGACGCCTCATCGGACGGTGGACCGTCGGCGGGTGGCGCACCGGCACCTCCGTCCCCATCAGCACCGGATGGATGCGCGGCGGCCCCCGGCCCTACGGCATCAGCGTCACGCTCGCCTCCCGCACCGTCTACGTCATGTACCTGTGCTCGGCCGCCGAGTACCGCCCGTACTGGGAGGCCAAGCGCGCCCGGAAGGGGAAGCGATGACCGCCACCGCCACACCCCCGCGGACCATCCCGCCACGCGTCCGCCTGGAAGCGGGCCGGCCGCCCGTGATGGACACCCTGCTGCTCCTCGCGCTCCTGGACCTCAGCCGCACAACCCTCCCCAGTCGAGACGTGGTGTACAGTTTCGGGCCAAGGATGAACGGCTAGGGGAGGCCCCTGCCACCAGCGCCCCCAGGGCGCGCGCCCGGAAACGGGACACCGCCATGAGCAGCACCGACTACGCCAAGCTCCGCGCCGCGGCGAAAGCCGAGGTCAACGCCGAACTCGCCGAGGTGAAGGACCCCTTCGAGCGGCGCACCGTCGCCGAGGAAATCCGCGACCAGGCGCACATGGAGCTCGCCTCGCGGAGGAGCGAGTGGCAGCAGCTCATCGCCGCCGCGGCCCTGTACGAGTACGCTCCCCAGCTGCACGAGCGGTTCGGGATCACCCGCACCCACCTCAAGCGGCTGGCCATGAGCGAGCTCCTCGGAGGCCTCGAAGACCCGGTCAGCCCGCCGAGCTGGCCCGCGGACCGGGCGAAGGCCGCTGCCGACGCCGGTATCCCGCACCCGAAGAACGTCGTGGACCAGGCCGCCGCCGTCGCCGAACGGTACGAGTACGCCGAAGCCCGCCGCGGCGCCGCCCTCGCGCACCTGGAGGCCGCGCACGAAGCCGTCCGCACCGCCGGCGGCCGCGTGGCAGTCGAAGCCCTGGAGCGCCCCGACTTCGACGCCATCCGCGAGCAGGCCCGCAAGGAGATCGTGGAGGAGTTCGCCAAGCTCGCCGTCTCCCCGGAGGAGCGGCTGCGCCGCGCCGCCGAGGCCGTCGACCAGGCGGAGGAGGAGGCCGCGACCCTGCTGCCCGAGCGGGACGCCGCGGTGTGCAGTCTCGCCTTCTACACCACCGCCCGCGGCGTGTACTACTCCGCGGGCATCAACCGGAACTCGCTCAAGCGCGTCCTGACCCGCGCCCTCGGGCTCCCCCGCGACAGCGAGCCGCCCAAGAGGGCCGACCAGCCCGCCGCGGCCCGCGCCGCCGGCGTGCCGTTCCTCGAGGACGCCGCCTCGACCCTCCCCGATATCGCCAAGGAGTACGAGGCCGCGCAGGCTCGACGGTCCGCGGCCATCGAGATCCGCGACGCGGCGATTCGCGTGATGCACGCCGCCCCGTACAGCTGGAGCCGCACGCAGATCGCCGAGGCCATCGACCGGGACCCGAAGGTCGTCGCCAGGGTCGTGGCCCCCGCGGAGAACACCTGAAAGTCCCTCCGCGGAACCTGTAACGCTTTCGCGGGTCACTCCGTCTATGGCCGTGAAGGGCCCACCCCCTTCACGAGGTAGGTCAGCAACCCGCTCACGGGGCGGCCCGGCCCCAACCGGGCCGCCCCCACCAGCCGCCGGCCCCCGTCCCCGATCGCGCACCGCTCCCACCCAACTCCCCTGGTGGCCGCAGCGGAGGCACGAGACCGGACGGGGGCCGCACCGTGCGGCTGATCAACGGGCACCCGCCGGCAACGGATGAGCGGCCCGCTCCCACACCTTCGGATCGGATGCAATTTCGGACGGCAACCTCGTGTACGCATTGAGCACCGCTGCTGCCACCTGCCCTGCAGAGACGCGACAGTTTCTGAGATTCGCGCCGCGGAGGTCCGCGCCGCGGAGGTCCGCGCCAGTGAGGTCCGCGCTGCTCAGATCCGCGCCAGTGAGGTCCGCGGCGCGGAGGTCCGCGCCGCGGAGGCCCGCGTCGCGGAGGCCCGCGCCGCGCAGGTCCGCGTCGCGGAGGTCCGCGCTGCTCAGTTCCGCGCCAGTGAGGTCCGCGGCGCGGAGGCCCGCGCCAGTGAGGTCCGTGCCGCGGAGGTCCGCGCTGCTCAGGTCCGCATCGTCCAGGTCCGCGCCGCGCAGGTTCGCCATTAACAGGTCCGCTCCGCTCAGGTCCGTGCTCCCCAGGGTCGCGCCGCGCAGGTCCGCGCCGCGCAGGTCCGCGCTGCTCAGGTCCGCGCTGCTCAGGTCCGCGCCGCGCAGGTCCGCTCTGTGCAGATCGATCCAGGTGCGGCCAGCGTCATGGATGGGGTTGCGCCGGCCCAGGACGGACAGCGCGGCTTGGACATCGGCATCCGGCTCAGTCGGTTTCGACTGCTCCTTCTTCTGGTCTTCAGCTTCTGCCGAGCGCCGTGGCGCCTCGGGCAGGGGGGCGTGGCTGCGGATGTAGGCGGTCAGGACGTTCACGATGGTGGGGTGGTCGCGGACCGAGTCCTGCATGATGCGCTGCAGGGCGTAGATGCCGCCGAGCCGTACATCGATCGCATCGTCGCCGAGGTTCTCCACGGCCGCGGTGTAGCGGTCGGTGATCTGACCTTCGTACTCCGTTGCCCGCTGCTCCCGAGCCTGCACGTTCGAGTACCACAACCCAGCCACCGCTACGACCGCCGCGACAACGACCGTGACCAGTTCTATTCGACGCGCCCAGTCCAAACCACCGCCCTGCTCGTGGCCACCAGCGGCACCCGCCCGGCGCCGAGGCGACGGGGCGACCGGAACCAGGACTCGCGCAGTGCGCACCACGCGGTTGACCGCACGAGGTCGTGGCCGGGATAGGGCACGGCTGGTAGCCGCGCTGCGAGCGGCGTGTAACTGGGCGATTCTGCGATAGGACATGCCGCCTATTTCACCGTGTCGAGACGGCCGCAGGTAGACATTCGTGGTAGCAAGCGCCGGAACGTCGCCGTACGCCCGCTCACCGCCCGCTCACCGCCCTCTCGCGACTTCGATGGGCTCGATACGACTACTGCCCCCGACGTTGGCGGTGGCCCCCGACGTTGGCGGTGGCCCGGGACGGTAGCCGGGCAGGCCATGCACGGTGCGCGCCATGGCCACCCCGCACACCCCGACCCCCGCCGTGGTGGCCGCCCACGCCTCCAAGGAGAAGCGACAAGGCGTCCGCTCCTCCGACGCCGCCAGCATCGCCGACATGCTGCTCCGCGCCCCGGTACCTGTGCGCCGCGCGGCCATCAAGACCCTCGACAACGTGGACCTGGCGCACGTCCTCACCGAGGTCGAGCGCGAGACCGGCTCCATGTACGGGCTCTGGCACGACACCCCGTCCGGGTTCATCGAGGACGTGCTGGGGGAGTCGATCTGGTCGAAACAGCGGGAGATCGTCGACGCCATCCCCTTCCACAAAAGGGTGGCCTGCCCCGCGGGCTTCGGAGTCGGCAAGACATGGATCGCCGGGCGCCTGGTCGCGTGGGCCGGGGCCGTGAACCCGCCCGGCACCATGGTCATCGTCACCACCGCGACCCGGTTCCGGCAGGTCCGCAACCAGCTGTGGCCCCACATCCGCAAGACCGTCGCCCGCGCAGGCCTGCCCGGATGGTGCGACACCACCCAGTGGAAGATCCCCGACGCCTACGGCAACGACGTCGTCGTCGCGTACGGCTTCACCGCCCCGGAGAACGACGAGGCGGCCATGCAGGGCATCCACGGCACGCCGAAACTGCTGATCATCGTGGACGAGGCCGGCGGTATCGCCCGCACCATCGGCAACGGAACGAACAACCTCCTCACCGGTGACGCGCGGATGCTCGCCATCGGCAACCCGCCGGCCGACGACCCCCGCTCCTGGTTCGAAGGCCTCTGCGAGGAAGGCGACGACCCCGAAGAACCCGGCACCGTCACCGTCCCGATCGCCACCTTCGACAGCCCGGCCATCACCAACGAACGCGTCCCGTTCTGCAACGACTGCCCCCCGGGCGTACCGAAGCACTCCCTCGCGATCCACCTGCCCGATCAGGACTGGATCGACCGCACCATCCGCGAGTACGGAGAAGACCACCCGTACGTCCAGGCCAAGGTGTACGCCCGCTTCCCCAAGGGCGGCGGCGGCAAGGTCATCCCCGTCACGTGGGTCGAGGACGCCCAGCAGAACGAGGACCCCACCGGGCCCGGCTGGGTCCGCCTGTGCGACCTCGGCCTGAAGGGCGAGACCGCCACGCACACCGTCAAGCGCGGCTCCTGGGTACGCCTCGGTATCGACGTCGCCGCGGACGGCGGCGACGAGTTCACCATCTACCGGGTGGTCGGCGACGCCGTCGAGCACCGCCACCACTCCAGCGGCGCCGCGAACGACAACCAGGTCACCGTCGCCAAGAAGATCCTCGAAGAGGTCCACGCCGCGGAGCGCCTGGCGCAGGCCCTCGGCTCCACCGCGAAGGTCCACGTCAAGATCGACAAGAACGGTCTCGGCCACGGCGCGGTCAGCATGCTCACCGTGTGGGGAGACAACGGCAAGCACGACTCCGAGATCATCGGCGTGATGGTCTCTGAATCTCCCGAGCGGGACGACCCGGGCGCCGTGATGCGCCCGTACCGGAAGCGGGACGAGATGTGGCTCGCCGGCCGCGCCCTGCTCCAGCCCGACCCCGCAACGGGCTCCGGCCGACTGCGCCTGCGCGTCGACCGCCAGGCCGGCATCCAGCTCACGACCCCCAACCTCGGCAACAACAGCGGCGGCTACGCCGTCGTGGAGTCGAAGAAGCAGATGAAGGCCCGCGGCATGAAGAGCCCCGACCGCGCCGAAGGCATCCTGCTCGCCGTGTACGAGCCGCACGTCCGCCGCCGCGGCCTGATCGCCTGA